CCCCCCCCCCCGCCAGTATTTTATTACTAGCGGTTTATGTTTACGTTACGCTATATATTGTGTTCTATGTATTTTTAAACCACAATATATTGATTATAATTTCCAATGAATCTATTATTTATTATTCCATTTTACAATAATCACTACTAATCTTAACTATTTTATTCGTTGGATAAATAGAATAAATTTTATTAAGAGCGTTGCCATATTCTGTGATATTAAATTCTTTCATTTTCTGTTCCATCAACAAACCAAAAAACTTCTTTGTAAAATTAGGAGACAATCCAATTAACCTCATAGATTTAATCTCACCTGTTACTACATCAACGAATATTAATGTAAGTCCTAGTCCTTGACTCTCATTGGGAAAAGTAAATCTAGTTAAATTTTTACTTAAATGTGGTGAATAAGGAGCATCCATCCAATTAAGACTGCCTATTCTAAATGTCATCATTATAATTCCATAAATTTCTGTAAATCTTATTTCAAATCTATGTCCACTTTTAAACTGCTCTGTCTCTTCCTTTGTTGGATTTCTAAAAAATACAATCAAACTTGCTCCTTCATCCGAAACATCAAAAAGTACTCCCTCCTGATGACTTACAAATTTATCAACTACCTGTCCCACTTCATACTTTATCATTTTACGCCTACCTCCTCAATATTGTTCATTTTTTCATTTCAGAATTATCTAAGTTAATTATGATTTATCATCTTTTTTCTTTATATTTATTATCTTTACTGCACTAAAAATACCATCGTTCTGTACAACTTCAAATTCAATTTCAGCTTCTTCTGTACTAACAAAACTACTTCTTAGTACATCTGCACTTTTAAACGAATCGTCCAATAGCTCTGGCAATAAATCAGGCAATGTATAAACTTCTCCTATTTTTATATCTTCTGTTTCACACCATCCAGTTATAAGATCTTCACATCTGTAGCCTGCAATTCCATTATTTTGCGCTTGTAATTTTTCGTCAATATCAAAGTCGTTTTGACAATCCTCAAAGCCCTTCCCAAGATATTGTTTAATTGCTTCAAGCCCTAATATTTCAAACCCTCTTTCTCTTTCATCATATAATATAATCATAATAAGACCACCTTCCCTTTCACTTTAGATTTTAGATTTCAATAAAAATTCTTATGGAATAGTTCTTCCCACCATACGCAAAAATATTTTTGTACTTTCCCTGCTCTAATTTCACAAAATTGTCAATCTTCCACATCTACCCAAATTTGTTCAATATCCAATCTGCCATTTTTTATACGTTTTCTTATCCATATCTTATCATTTTTCAATTACAACAAAATCCACACAGGATTTATAGACATCACAATCAACATTTCTAAAATTACATTTTACTCCGTTCTCTACATCAAATGTAACCCACTTACAATCGTTTTATCTTCCCACGCCTCAAAATCAACAAATTTTCTAATAAAATCATATGCTTTTACAGCGTAGTCCTTTTCATCTGGTAATACAGATGGAACTCTGTTAAATTCTTCTTGTGTTATATGCCAACGTGTATTATAAAAACCCAAGCCCTCTGAACAACTTTGTCCAAAACTATTTCTATAATAACTTATTGCTTTGCATTTCTCTTTTCTCATAACTTACCACTCCTTTTATTTTACTCTATTATACCAATTTTCAATCATAAAAGCCACCGAAAAAATATTCAGTGGCTTCTGTTCACTTCTCAATCTTTTTGTCATATTTTCCGTTGTTGATTTGCCGAAATGTATAATCTTTTCCATACTTCCTTGTATCTTCCGACATCTGCAACCAATCTGTTTCATAACCATCTGGTGTTGTGCGGCTACAAGCAAGCCATTCAGGTAATTTTTCAAGCACATACATAACAATTAGAGAAATGATAATTACAATTAACATAATATCACAATCCTTTCCTTTTTATATTTCAATCACCCTACCATAATTAAAGGCAAGCCGTCCATCAAATTGTTCTTCCTCAGCGTCAAAACGATATGCTGTAATTGCCAAAAACACACCGTCCCAGAAATTCGTTTCTTTATTCGTTCCAACGTATTTTTTTTGAAAGACATCTGTAGCCCTTCTTATAAGAGCTTCTTGTTTTGGTCTTCCACCAACCACTCTTATAACTTCTTGCTCTTTTATTTTGTTTAAGTTATAATGCATCCACATTCCAAGCACAAAATACCATTCTTCTGGATTATTCACTCTAAAATATTTATTTACTGTTTCTTCTTTCATTCTTTTTAATATGTTATCTGCCATGTTTTTCATAAATACACCTCCTGCTATATTCACTTACATTATATCACATTATTACAAAAGTGACAACATTTTCTGACACCCAACACCTAAAGGAGTGGGATTTCTGCACTATTTAATATGTAAAAATTATAATTCAGCCCATAATGATTACCTCCATTATTGTTTACGTTCCTATTACTGTTATTTTAATTTTATCATACAATCTTAAATTTTGCACTATATATCCAAGTATTAAAATGATCCATATTTAAAAACTTCAACTTATCCTCAAATCCCTTTATTACATCTGTTACAAGCATAAAACCTTTTGCATATCCTTCATAATTATTATTTGGCTCAATCGTGATATAACTGCCGTTTTTATGTACTTCGTGACCTCTCTTAGACATTTCTCTTTTAAATTCTTTGTAATTAAACATAATAATCACCATTCCTTTCCATAAAAATAAGAGATTGAATATTCAATCTCTTACATCTCCAAGTAAATTTCCGATTCATTGGATTATTTCCCTTTGTATTTCAATGGATATTTACTAAAATCCAAATATTTTGGTTCATAGATACATGGTACATATTCTCTAAAATCATCATAATACCATGCTTTCCATAAGGCTGTACCTTTCTTAGCTAATTCTCTTGTCGCTTCCTGAAATGAATCAGCTAAATCCATATGATACACTTCCATATTTTCTCTTGTACGTTCCAAAATCTTTTTTGGTACTCGTTTTATAAAATCATTTTCATCAAATACTGTTTGACTCATAATCATTACCTCACTTTCACAGTAAATCATCGTTTCATTAACTTTTTCCGATATTCCAAATATGCATCCGTTTATCTTCACTTACATATTCATCGCCCTCTTTCGAGGATTTAGTCCATATAGACACTTTTTCTACTTCTTTCTTTCCATATTCAAGTTCGACATCTGCAAGAAGTTCTGGCAATGTATCTGTAAAACCATACCCACCATTTCCTGTATCTACTTCAATTCTATATTCATCATTCATAATATTTTTCTCCAATCCTCATAGTAAACCTCATTTCATTGTTTATGCAACACATAAGGTAGCTGCAATTTCAAATTCCTGCCTTGATAGTTTAAATGGAATTTGTTCATCTTTTTCCTGTAACACAACATAATCTTCAGTTTCTTTGAGCAATTCACAAGTTTCTCCGTCCATACAAGGAGTACCATTATCGGTTTTCAAATCAAACCACTCCTTATCTCCATCTGTTTCCTTTTGAATATATCCACCGTATTCCAGTGATACATATTCCTCTTCATTGTTAAAACCTGTTAATGTATTAAATAACATTGCTGTACTTACTGTATACTCTTTCATAATTTTTCCTCCATTCTACTTATAACAACCTATTTTTTTTCATAAACACCAATGCAAAGTTCCTTGTCAGAATATCCAATATCTTGAAATTCCAAATATCCATCAATCATCTCCCACGGATAAGGATAACTTCTACCTATAAGCTCTTTTTCAGGAATTTCTTTCATAATTCTGATGTCAAGTTTATAATCGTCATCTAAGTCGTTTAAAATTTTTCGTAATTCTCCAACAGTTTTAATCATTTTTACCTCCATTCTTCCAAAGAAACTCTTGTTTACTTTGCATTTATACTACAATTTTAATATGTCCACTCTTAATCAATAATACAAAATCCATTGTATAATAATCACGACTACTCGCAATACTTTCATCAGGCTCAACTGGTACAAGAACAATTTTATAGTTCTGTTTAATTTCTCTATTCCATCTTTCTTCTACCCTACATAATGTGTTTTTAAATTCATTTCCATTTAAGAAAAATCCAAAACCACATGTTGTATTCAATGGAACAATAAATCTTACATTTTCAATTCCATCAGTCATAATTGCCTGACATAAATCATCTGAAGTAATCCATTCTCCATTTTCGATTTTCTCTTTCAACTCTTTCATAGAAAACTTAATCCAATCATTGAGATAAATTTTATTACGATTCCACGTAAAGAATTTTCCATTTTCATCTTCTCTGATTGTACGGTCATATGATTTCCGTGTTTTTGTATCTTCAACCGATACTTTATTATGAAAATCATCATTCCATACAAACACTCTGATGATTTCATTTCCACATTTATATTTATAAGTCATATCTGTTATCCTCCAATCTTCGCTTGAAATTGCTATTTCTTTACATTGTCATTTTATGAATCTTATCCCAATCAATCTGCTTAAACAGTTTGCTTCTAAAATTTTCCAATTCATCTGCCTTTTCACATTGCTCACAATAATCATCCACATCATCGAAATAATCATCTTCCGTCTCCATCCACCAATCTTCCCATTCGGATTCTTCTTCATTCCAGATCTGAATACCGCCTGTATTGCAATAATCAGGTTTAATCCTATTCTGTAACTGAAATGCGTCATAAGCAGCTAACAGATCCATGATCTTTTTCCCTTCCTCTACTGTATCAACTGGAATGTAAAATGATTCTCCATCTGCTCCTACCTGCGGAATCCACCATACTCTTAATTTACTCATATCTTTCAACCTCTCTTTCTATGCTATCTGCCTTGCTATGTCTTCAATGTTTCCATCCATTACAATCACAGCATCTTTATTATCAGGATGTTCATTCATAAAATCTCTCAATCCTTCAAACTGCTTATTGTCTGCATTTTCAATCATCTGTCTTACATCTTTATTGTGCAGCTTAATCAGATAAACCTTTTCATAATACTGTTTGAATAACAGATTTTTCTTTTCACAATACTGCTTAATCAAATCAATCTGTCTCTGTTCTTCTTCTCTAATTGCTTCAACCCTTGCTTTTTCATTGGCTTCTGCTTGTTCTTTTCGCTTTCTGTTTCCAATCAGATAATTAAATAATGAGTTTGTTTCATACAAATCCTTAATAACTGCATTGTCAATGTCATATGCATCAGGATTATCTTTGTCAATCCACCATAAGAAATTATCAATCGTCCTGTTGAAATTCTCTTCAAAGATACATCTATTACCAAGATTTCTGTTGTAGATTTCCTCTCCGTTTCGCTCAATCCGTAATGATGTATATACATTTTCATCTGGTTTATTGTTGTAGATAGTCCATTCATATCTATCCTGTCTGCCATATACGGTTAATCCGTATGCACTATATAACTGTTTCTCTTCATTCTTTAAATATAAAAGTCCCATTTCACTTACCTCCTACAATTCAAATCTGAATTTGTATATTTTGCCCACTTCCCTGTGTAAACACCGTTCATTCTTTCTTCAAAAGTTCTCTTTCTCATTCCATACATTTCTGTTGCAACTTTATACATGTCATAAACAAGATCCTTTTCTGTATCAATAATCATAAAATCTTTAGAATTTTTCAAATTATCCAATACATACTGCATGAAATCTCTGAATGTAATTAGTCTGTTTGTTGTACACCATACAAGAATTTTGTTTTTGTCTTTGGTGTCTCTTGTTACAAATTTCATCAACTGCATCTCACATTCTCCTTTTCCAATAAATAAGACAGACACATTTGTTTGCGTCTGCCTTTATCTATTCTCTGTTTGTTGCACTAAAAAAGCAGATACCGTTTTGATAACTGCCTTAGTGATTTGTTTATAATACTGTTACATTTCCATCCTCGTCAATGTCAACGAGAATATGTGCATCGTCTCCATTTATATCAAGAGACGTTGATACGTATTTATCTGTTGTCTCCTGATTTTCCATGAGGCTTAGTATCTCCTTCAATTCATTAATATCTAAACTCCTATCTGATTTGAATGTTGTAAATGTTACTGCCATAATGAGACCTCCATTCTGTTTTTTGTTTAAGTATAACATATTTTTATGATACTTGAAAGTACTCTTTCATTTGATTATTCTTCATCCTCAAAATCAATATCATCAATCTCAAAATTATCCGAGTATGGAATATATTCTGCTTAGTAGCAACAGGAATTTCATCAATGTGTTCCTGTGCATATTTACAAGCAATTTCCAACTGCTCTTCCTCTGTTTTACCTTCTAATAATTCCATAGGAATATCAATTCCTGTGTCTCCTACATACGTGTAAGCCATACCAATATGTAATCTTTTTGTTTTCTTTGTATCTGCCATAATTATCACCTTTTACCTTTCTAAAATTTCACTGTAAATTACAATTTCCTAGCTTGCGTTCTCCATTCTTTCATACACCTAAAAACAAAATAGAAGTGTTCTCCATAGTCCTCTATTGCATCTTCTGTACGTTTTAAGGAATTACCTTTTGCAACTTTTATAACTTGATTGATAACTGACTTTCTAACTTCATAATTTTCAAGTGATACTGGAATATCATATTTTGTTAAAATGATAACCTGATATATACCACTCCAAAATCCATCGAGGTCAAATTTAACCTCTGTTATTCCGTCAATCTGTAACAATTCCTTCTCTAACTTTTCGCATTTATCCATAATTCCAAAATGTAAAGCTGTATTTTTATCTCTATCTTTCATAGTGTTATACCTCCGATTTTTTTATTCTCCATTAGCAAAGGCAATCTGTTATAGATTGCACTGGTCGCTAATATATGCTATTTCTAATTATTTTTATTGTTCTGCAACGTGTCAGATCAACGTGATTTTCAATCGTTTTAACTTTTTGTTTATTATTTCTAAAAGGATCAAAATTCCCTGCTGCCCCGCTACTACAACTCTTTTGGAATGTAGCTTACTTCCCAACATGGCAAGTTTGTATCTTCATCTATACCTTTTTTCAACTCTATTCCTTCATATTTTTGTTTTCTTAAGAAATGCGAATTTATTTTGCCTCTGTAATTTCTAAAATTTCACAATTCCAAGGAAACACGCATTTCTACAATGCTAAAACCAACGATACAAGCCGCATATACCATTTACTATTGCGTTTTGCCTGTCTTTTCTTCCTTCTTTCATACCTTCTTTCAAGGCTTTTCATTTGCTCCATTCTTTCCTGTGCTTCTTCTGTCATGTCTACTATTTCTACGTTGTTATAGGCTACAACATATTCGCCAATTTGCATTTTACGCTCTCCCTTCTTCAAACAAGTAAATATCAATAATTTCATAACGTCTACCAAAACGTAACTTCATTTCATTTTCAGCATCTTCTTTGTTTGCCTTACTTCTTGCCCTACAGTTACTCCAAAAATTAAACTCACCAGTACATCCATTTCCAGCATCATATAAGCATTTATATAATCTCATTTCTTTACACCTCTTTATTCCCTTTTCTGATTATTTTTGGGTATAAAAATAGCACCTAAACTACTAGATGCTATTGGTTATAATGCTATAACTTCAATATATTTTGTATGACTAGGAAAAAATATTTTCAAAATGTCTCCCTTTTGCATTTCAAAAATACATTCCTCCTCAGTATCTCCTAATGCATATTCATTTTCTGTAAAAAATTTTCTGATTTCGTTTTTTCCTAGTATATTTCTTTTTACTACTGTTTTTTCGGTATTTCCACATTTTAATTTCCACATATTACTTTATTTCTCCTTTCTTTACTTATTCTCTTCTAAATCTGTTAGATGTGGCAATTCTGCCTTCGAAATAATATCCTTATAACTTTCTCCGTTTGGATCATCGTTTTGCTTTGTGACATCTTTTAACTCAAAACAAATATAATCATATTTATCTATATAGTATCCTGTAATGTCCGACAAAGGGATACAGTCCTCCAAAGCTATATAATTGTCAGAAACAACCTCTTTTGTAACTGTTTTGCTTTGTGTTGTGCCTAATAAATAAGAGCTTGTCAACGCAAGCCCTAATAAAATGATTTTTGCAATTTTCTTTTTCATAATCAAAAACCTCCGTTCTAATTATTAATATAGTCATTAATTTTTTTGATTGCTTCTTTTTCTGACATTCCATATGACTTCATACGTTCTACAATGTCATTGTATTTTGTACCATCTTTCATAATGATGTAGATATATTTATTATTATTTGCTCTGTACTTTGCCAAATTTAAAAGCCCTGTAATTTCTTTTTCAACCTGTTTATTAGTTGAAATTTCTTTTTTTCGTGACTTAATAGTTGTTATCATTTCCTTTACAGTCTTATAACCCATTTCTATAACTGTTGTGTAATATTCTGAAAATGGAAATCCAAGTTCTTTGTCTACAGAATAGATTTTTACTTTTTCACTTTCTGTATCAATCTGTATCAATTCATCCCATTTTTCTTTTTCCTGAATAAAAATTCTTATCATGTCTACCACTCCATTTCTTTTCTTACCAGCCATCACTCACCCATTTGATTAAATACAGAACAAGTCACGTACATAATCAAATATCAGTTTTTGCAATTGGCTTTTATGTTTAGTTACTCTTATTTACTTCTTATAAATGCAACTGAAAAGATAAAAGCTTTTTCGCTGCCTACTTCAGTCGATTACCTTTTTTGTTTTGCTAAGACAGGGAAACATATCTCTTTATTCTCTATCTACTACTTGCTGCTAACGAGTCTTACGCTTTTGCCCGATTTTGAAATAAAGACTTTTGAATGTACTTAGCGGTACAATTCAGTTACATTTATAAAAAGTAAAGGCAAGTAGTTGTTACTTACTTGCCTGTTTATCTATTTTCTTCTTAATCAAGTTAATCAAGTTGTTCCGTCTTGTCTCTTCCAACAAGCTTTTATACTCATTTGTTAATTGAGTGGATACGTTTTGTTATCGGTGACGGTCTCACCGCATATAGATTAATTTTGGTATCTGTAACAATTAAGACGTTTTCTTAATCGGTGTCGATATTTAGTTGTTAGTTTTTGTTTACCAGTTACATTTTGCTTGTATAGTTCACTCATTTCCTTATAAAAGGTATACGCAACTTATTACCATTTAGGTAGCTCTCACTTTTAATAAGGTAGACCTCAAAGCAAATACCTAATACTTTTACTTATTCTCTCTTTTCAGGAAGAATAAACTGTGATATAATTATATTAGGAGTTTTAAAGGGACTTACATAGCTTGCAGCTAATGCCCTTTAAGTTAGTTGTTTCGCATATACTCAATTGCTTCTTGCTCTGTTGGAAAAGCTATTTTGCAATTCGGTATATACCAGTTACCATATTTCATATATGGCATTACTAACACCTCCTATATGTAATTATTTTTAAGATTTAGGTAAGTAATGAAAATAACTTTGGTCGGTTGCTTTATTGCTTACCTTTATCTTGATTATATTATAACTCTTTTTTAGTTACTTGTCAACCTTTTTTATTACTTTTTTGAATTTTTGTAACTTTCTTTCGGTTACTTGTAATAGTTAAAAGGTATCTTGTAACTATATTTATATTACCATATAAGCATACAAAAGTCAACTATTTTTGGTTACTTTTTTAATATTTTTTATTATTTGTAAATTACTTTATATTACCGCCAGATTGACAAAAATATGATAATATGGTATAGTTAACTACTAAAGAGAATAAAGGTCTTGTATGGACTTATTACAATGTTATAGGACTATTACAGAATAGGAGAATGAAAAATGATATATAAAGATAATGAACAATTAGTCAATGAATTGAAAAAAGTTATGATTGATACTAATACAAAGCAAGTAGATATTGCTAATATGATGGAAGTACCAAAGCAAGCTATAACTAAAATATTCAATAAAAAGAATCTGACTTGCGATGATATGCAAAAATTGTTGTCGTTTATGGGTTATGAATTGCACGTTGACTTTGTGCCAGTAGAGCAGGACGGGAAATAGACGTATTAAATGCGTTAGAAGAAAAGGATATACAAGTTACAGTTTAGATAAGATATGCAGCCTATTAAATATGCAACCGGGCAATATTTTAGAATATAAAGATATAAATAAAACTGGAAATGGATCAACATACAAGTAAAGAATGAGTTCAGAAAGAAAGCTATTGACTGTAATATAATCATTATAATAGTACAATTATTATGTATTATTACTATTGTTTTTGTATACCAGTTTCGAAAATGGTATGTAGTCCCCACTTTGGTATCATTTTTGGGTGGTATTTTGGGATGGAGTCCCACTTTTAAGGTGATTTTAGGGGTAAAATTGGGATTGGGTTTTTGGATAGCAAAAATTAAAATCAAGCTATTTTCGAACCCTTGAACGAATAGTCAATTTGTAACAACAAAATTACATTAATCAAATTGTCGGCATCAAATTACCAGTTAAGCAAAAATACTGCAATAATTGTACCAGTTATACCTATTTCAAAAATGCGTAAAAATAACAAAAGTACGCATTTTTTATGGAGTGGGGGGTAGAAAACATTTAAAAATAAAAATCGGCTGCTCAAAACTGGTCTATCTGTTCTACCCACACGATAATCCAATTTTTCCTTATATATCAAGCAAAAATACAACTTTTACCCACATCAATCACTCTTTTAATCTAGTTCGACACCGAGTTCGATAAACCCCTTATAAATCAACAAAAATCCAATCATTTAAACTAACCAAAAATCAAAAAAATTCTTACAAAATCACCACAACTCCTTATAAATAAACCTCTTCACGAACTCATCTAAAATCAAACTAAATCACCAACACATTAAGCATTAAAAAATCCTAATTCAAATTCCAAAAAATTCCTTATAAATAAACACTTTTCCCAAACATTAAACCCTGTCAAAATCATCTTCTACCGAACACCATCTTTTATCCACACTTTTCATTGAACATTTTTCAAAGCATCTTTCCTCCTCAAAGAGAGAATAATATATACGAAAAAAATAATTATTCAACTCAAGGAGGAATTTGCAATGAACAATCAAACAGCATTACAAATAACAGATTTTAATTTCTATGGAGATAACCTGATTGCACTCAAAGATAATGCAACTGGTGAAATCTATACTGCAATCTCACATGTTCTTAGAGGAATAGGATTTAATCCAAAACAAGTAGAACATCAACAAAATAAAATTTTAAAAGATGAGTTACTTAAAAGTCACACCCTAAAATTTTCGGGAGTGGATTTGAATATGCCAAGTGTAAATGAGATATGGTGTATTTCACAAAGAAAATTACCTATTGCATTAGCAAAAATTAATATCACACCTAAAATGAAAAAAGAGCAACCCGAATTATCAGAAAAGCTTCTTACATATCAAGACAAATGTGCAGATGTATTAGCCTCAGTATTTATAGACCACAAAACTGTTTCAGATATAAATATACAGCCTATAACAGAAGCTTTGACCTCAATAACTAATACACTTACTGCTCTCGCACAGACAATGACATCAATGCAGCAAGAAATAAATGCTATTAAAGACTCTCAAGAGAATAAACCTAAACTTCCTAAAAAGAAATGGTCATATTGGTCAACAAAGATGTATCCAAAATATCAGCTCTTAACAGATTATTTCCATATTACACACAAAGAACTATATAAGAATCTATACAGAGAATTACAGAATACATATCCTGACATAGACTTGAATCAAGAAATAGACGATTATTGTTATGAAAACAACCTTGAATTAGCCTATACATTAGATGTAATAGAACACAATCTAACTCTACGAAAATTATTTGAATCAATAGTAGATAATCTTCTGGAAAAATATAATCTAGCAGACACCTATAATACCAACACAAGAATACCAACAGTATTTGACGAGGCATCCTGAAATGGATGTCTTTTTAATACCACTAATTCTCTCCTACTGCCATCCATCAAATTCTTTATACCCAATCCTTTAATTAAATCAAACGAAATGACATCTAAAATCAATCAAAACTACTTCAATGGACAATTTGTTGTCTAAGAATAAAATCGTCTTATTTTTCTCTCAGAGCAAATAAACCTCTAATACATACGCTAGTATGATTTTATAAAACATATAACCTTATTTATTCTCTCATGTATTCAAATAATTCACATACAAAACAGATTATAAGCAGAGAATAAACATATATGTTATTTCATTGGACTAAATCAACGCTGAGAGAATTTTAAGCAAATTTACTCTCATACCCTTATAAGTTATCACCTAATGCATAAAAATTAAAAATTACTATCAAAATCGTTAATTTGCTCTAATGATTACTATATGAAAATTATAATCATACCTCAAACAAAAAGACAATGTGTGCGCAAGCACAAGATGTAGTCCCTTGATAGGGACGGTCTTTTCGCAGCGTTAGCAAGAAAAGAACATCTTTAGGGTAGATAGAAACAAACAACAGCAATATAAAATAAGCGAATAATATATTGAACTATCTTCTACCATTACCAACTACAAAGAAGGGAATCATTATGAATGAATACGAAAATGAAATACCAAAACATAAAAACAGAAAAGAAACAACGTTTCACAAAGTAGGTATAAATCAAAACATAAACATCACTACGAAGAATGTCTGATCCAATATAAATCTACATTTTCAGAAAAGCGTCGTCTTAATACAGGATTATATACTTACTGTACCATTTGTGGAAAGATAAGTGACAGATTCAAAGAAGATAAATCTATTGTAAAGGATTACATAAGAATAATAGATACATCTATTGGTAAATGTTACTCTCTCATTTCAGATGAAGAATTATATGAAAAATACCATGACAAACTGTCAGTATTCTTTGTAGAGGATATTTACAAAGAGAAGTATGTTGATTTGGAACAAAATAATAATTTAAAGAGAGAATAAAATTAAAATTATAGGTATATCACATATGTACCCAAACAAAAATCATCAGCCAAACCAAAAAACTAGATGCAATAGCATCCTAAACAAGCAAATTTATTTGTGCAGTTAATATTCTTCTCTTGATAATATGAGTCTATATAGATATTGACCTACACAAATCCACACCTGACATGTACCCAAATGAAGTGTATTTTCACTTTTGGGTACGTCATATATGTACCCAAATGAATTTTTACAATTTCATAAATACAAAAGTTTACGACTTTTAAAAGTCAAGATAGAGAATAACTAATTGAACCACTTACCATACTCTCATCTCACAAATTGTAACTGTAAACAAAAAACTATTTTTATTAAAGAAAGGAAGTTTAAAATGCAACAGATTAACATTAACGAATTAAAACCACATCCAAGAAATAATGAATTCTTTGATGATATGACAGGTGATGCTTGGAACGCATTTAAGGAGTCGATTTCTACATCTGGAATCGTAGAGCCAATTGTTGTGACTCAAGATATGATTATTGTATCAGGTCATCAGCGTGTAAGAGCTGCAAAGGAACTTGGATTATCTACTATTATGGTGGATATTAGGAAGTATGAAAATGATGATAAGGTATTAAAGGATCTTATTGAAACTAATATTCGTCAGCGTGGAATTGGTAATCCTAATCCTGTAAAGCTTGGTAGATGCATCAAAGAACTTGAAAGGATTTATGGTATTGAACATGGTGGAGATAGAAAAACTTCAAGTCCGAAAGTTTCGGATTTGAATCAGTCAGATATTGCAGAAATGATTGGAATTTCAGTAGATACTCTTAATAACTATAAAAAACTCACAGAACTTATTCCTGAATTAGAGGATTTGGTTGATACAGGAATTCTTGCACCTACTACTGCTCTTGCATTGGTAAAATATATGTCACCATCTGAGCAGGAAGAATTTATTAGGTCAATGGATATAACAAAGAAAATTACTAAAGGACAAGTTCAGCAATATATTGACAAAATTAAACAGCTAGAAAATGATAATCCAAAGGTAAAAGAGTTAGAAACACAAATTTCTGAACTCAAAACAGAGAAAAATATATTGGAACGAAAAGTCAAACTTAATCAGGAAGAATCTGATAAATATAACAAGTTAAAATCTGATATTGAATTTCTTACAAAACAGAAAACCGATTTAGGTCGTCAAATCGACTCTGCTACTGAATTGGCAGGTCTGACTGTAAGATTACAGAAATTATTAGAGATAGAGCTTGCTCCAATTAAATTCAAACGTTGTATGGAAGAACTTGATTCTAGTGATGTATGTGTCGGAAATTTAACAGATATTATTAGCAAGATTGATGATTGGTCTGATGAAATGAAGAAACTTTTAAATAACAATATTGATTATGTCGTAGACGTACAGTAAGAAAGAGAGGAAATTACATATGGAAAATTTTAGAACAAAAGCTATCGCAGAAATGACAAAAAATGAAAGAGACTATCTTAGAAATGAATTGAATGAAGTTGACAAGAAAGACATTAGAGAACAGTTAGAACTAATTAAAGAACAAAGCGAAAAGCAAAAAGCGAGAATTGACATTATAGAAAAAGAGCATGAAAAGACACAAACAGAGCTAGAAAGCTTAAAGAAAAATACAAATGTTATTTGTTCGCCATTTCATTCAAAAAGAAAGAGGAATTTTAATAAATTATGTAAATCAAGAGTTTGGAGTTTATTTAATAATGATATAGATAGCTGTGAATATGTATTATTTAGTTCATTTTTATTTAAAAAGATTTATGGAGATATTGCTACTAAATTTGATTTAGATACATGGCATGATTTAAGTATGGAAAACTATGAGCAAGAAAATAGTATGTATTCTCAAGCAAAGGAATTTGCGAGCTATTGGACACCTTCTGGATGGTATATTAGACATTGTATTGATGGTTTGATTGAAAAAAGAGATAATGGTGTACTTAGTTCTGAAAAATGTCGTGCCTTAACACAGTATTTAAAATTTACCAATAACGGTGAAATAAATCCATTTGCAGCATAGTGAGGTGATACGTTTTGCCAAACTATGTAAAAATACCACGAGAAATCATCTATGACAAGGATCTCTCATCTAAGCGTGTAATAATCTTCTCATATCTTTGTGCAAGGCGTTCACTTGATGACACAGTGGCATTTTCTACAACAGAACTTTGCCACTGGTCTAAACTGAAACCTAATTACAGAGATGGAAAGATAAATCAAAAATATTATGAAGTCCTATTACTTCTCTCTCATTATGGATATTTTGAATCATGTCCTGATTTTGAGAAGTGTCTAAAAGAAAACACCAATTCGGTGAAATATCAGCAAGTACAACTGAATATTGAAAAATTTGATGTGCCTGATAATTTTGGAATTATCTATTTTGATGAATTGGACAAGATATTGAATTTTAAGGAAGAATTGGAAGGTAAAGGAATAGATCTTGTGAGAATGTCATCTGCTTACATCCTACTTCTACTCTCTTATATTCGTGTTAATTTGAATCGTATAAACGGCAAACCATTCTGTTGCTATCGGTATTTCAAAACGATTTCAGAGGATATTGGACTTTCTGAGAGATATATAGGGCGTATAGTTGACATTTTGGAAGAACTTAAAATAGCGAAATGTCAGCCTATGAAAAGAGAATCTTATATTAAAGATGGTGATAAACGATTTCTTACCACTCCAAAGGTGTTTGCTGATTATAGACATTTTATCCATGATGAGCATGGTCAAAGGATTGATGATAAATACGATCCATATGATGAAATCAAAAAACAGATAGAGATTTTGGAGAATAATAAAGTATAAGAAACTAATTAACGCAGCACTCAGAAGGAGTTGATTGCAATGAATAAATTTTTAAACAGAAAAGGAGAAACCAATTATGAACATTCAGCAAATAATCAAACCAAAAACACGCAACTCACTAAATAATACATATGTTGGAATTTATCAATCAGATTTTGATACGCAAAATGATACTACTCATAATATTGCATCTCGAATAGTATCTGACTGGAAATTTGATAACCTATGTAAAAGAAATAACATCAATAGAGTGAAAGGAGTCAAATACTATGCTTAGATATACAATTTTATCAGATAATACATTGCAATTTCCCATTTCAGGTGATTATAGAATTATAGCAATGGCAAACTATAAGAAGAATGAAAAAAATTTTTACACTACTTTATTCTTAAGAAGAAGTGATATTTCCACTTGGAATAAGATTAGAATTACCTGCATATGACATTGAGCATCCACGTCATATTAAAGCAGAATTGGCGAGAATTGTAACTGAAATGTATTATGATAGAAAATTTCAGAAGTATATAGAACAGTTTGAGTATGAACAAAAGTGTTTTGATAAAGGCAATGATTTTTACGAAAATGAAAGATTGAAATATCAAACGGAGGATGTGAATTGTTATGAGTTGTGAATATTGTTTTAAAATTGGTGGAAAACACGATTATCGATGCCCTAATTATATTCCACCAAAAGCAAATAGATACTGTTCGTATTGTGGCGAAGGAATATTAGATGGTGATGAATATATTGAGAATGACAATGGTGAATGTATGCATTTTGAATGTATTCCTAGTCTAAGAGGGTTAGTTGAATTTTACGGACAAGATGTCAAAACTATGTACGATCTGGAATAAATTGTGGGAAATAGAAATTTCATTTGGAGAATATATAAGTGGAGGTAAATTTATATGAGCGAATACAACAAAGAAGAATTAGAGTCAATGGCTGACTTAATTACAGATTACATTTCTAAAAGAGAATGTAAGGAGGGTCTAATTGGTAACGATTATGACTGTGTTAATTGTGGAAATATTGAAGAATGTTACATGGAAGCAAATTCACGTTGCAATAGTGAATGGGCAGAAAGTATTAATTATGGCGGTTGTGATACTGAAGATGAATTTTGGGAACAATTATTTGATTAAGGTGGTGATGTTATAATAAATGAGTGAATATGGAATTAAAATAAAGAACATAGAAGCTGCAACATTATATGAATATAATAAAGGATTGCGTGATCATTATGAATATAAGGATGCTTTGTTTGTAAATAGTCTATTTAAAGATTTTATGTGTGAAAATAAATTAAAAGTCTGGAATAATGAATCTACAAGAGATTTAATATGTCTTGAATTTAATTTTGGTACACGTTCATATGAAGATGAAATAAAACATATTCGTAAAATTGCAAAGTCTGCACGTATTGATTATAAAAAGGCAATAAGCTCTAAAAGTAAAAAACTTATACAGGTTCAAAAGAATAAAAAGAAAAAAATTATGAGCTTATATAATTTTGCAGTATCTCATAAAACTGAATATTTTTCTTTATCTGCTGATGATATAAGAAAAGAGTTTTATAACAATGGCGTTAATGTAGAATACATAACAAGAAAGAAAAATGGAGAAATCCTTAAAACTGAAATTATCCATTATAAAATGTTATATAGAAGCCCTGGAAAAGCAAAAAAAGGAACATGTATGTTTATAAGGAATAAGTTGTATAATAAAGCAATAAATTACCTTAGAATGGGAATAAAACTTCCAAAGCGTAATGCTGACATTGTAGGAATTAGTGCCTACTCTTCTCTGATATGTAGTGGAATTGTTGGAAAAGTTAAAATCAACCCAAAAAACATTCTTGTTTTGAAAGATGTTGATAGATATTTAAATACAAATGTTATATCAGTTGAAACTGATAATGAAAAACATTGTATTGCAAAACTTATTAAAAATTATAAATTAAAGAACACTATGTTTGATGGACAAGCCCTGATTGATTCATCTATTTTCCCAAGTTGGGGGCATGGATATATTCTTCTAAGACATCACTTCTGCAAAATGGCTGCGTTCTGTAGCAATATTCAATTATTTTTCCGTGATTATTTTGGTGACGACTACTATTCTGCTACTGTGGAGGATATGTGGGGTAATAAGCATTATGTAAAAGACATAGAATTAATCACAACAGACAATGCTATGAAATGGATAAAATACAAGGTGTCATATGATTATTGGTGCAATAAAGTTTATGAAAATGACTGTATGTTTGGCATTGTAAAAACAGCACATCCAAGTAAACTTGGTAATGTCCAAAGAATGAGTTATCAAATGGTAAATTCTCTCAATATTGATATTATGGACGAGGTATGTGAAGAAAGTATTAATTATATAAATAAATTAAAAATAGATAATGATTTTTTCTTAGAGTATTTAAAGAAAAATATTAACTTTTCGAATGATTATGAAGTATTAATCGCTCTGTGTGAACAAAATCGTGAGTTTATGAGAAGTTCATATTTTAGAGAGCGAAAGAAATCCATTATAATGTCATATGTTTTAAACTTTAAAAGCGGAAAGATTATTCAAAATGCTGACAATCTTGTAATTGTTGGTTCGCCATATGCAATGCTTTTATATGGTGCTACTGGTAATCCTGATATGGTTGATTTAGATGATACATTCACAACAGAAGGATCTGCTATTCAATGTTACACAAGCAGATTTAATGATAATGAATATCTCGCAGAATTTAGAAGTCCTTTCAATGGCAAATATAATCTTGGTTATTTGCATAACGTATATGATGAAAGGTTTAAAAAATATTTTAACTTTTGTGACCAAATTATTGCAGTCAATATGAATGGTACAGATTTTCAAGACCGCAACAATGGGAGTGACATGGACAGTGATAGTATTTATACTACAAATCAACCCCAAATAGTAAATCATGCTAAGTGTTGCTATATCAACTATCCTACTATCGTAAATAACATTCCTAAAGATTCAAATATATATGACAACACAATGGACGATTTTGCAACTTTGGATAATAAATTAGCTGCATCACAATCTGATATTGGTGAGTCAAGTAATCTGGCTCAACTTGCCCAAACATATGATTGCACATTTAATGAACAAATATATAAAGATTACATTTGTGTACTAAGCGTATTGGCGCAAATTGCCATAGATTCAGCGAAACGATTATTTGATGTTAATGTAGCATCTGAAATACGAAGAATAAAAAAGGATATGAATGTTGATAAAAACAAGTATCCTGCATTTTGGAAAATCATCCGAAGAGATTTTAAAGAGAATAATATTAATTACGATCTCGTGTGTCCAATGAATTATCTATATAATCTTAAACTTGACCAGTTCAGGTCAAATCAATCAACTATTCCAATTGAATACTTTTTTAAGAAATTTGAACTCGAAAAAAACAGAAAGACTTGTAAAAAGGTAGAGGAAATTATAGAAATGTATATAAACAAATTTTCTTCTATGTATATGTCAGATAACGATGATTCATATTTTCTTTTAAAAATGGATTTTGACAATATGATAAACGATATTACAAAAGTTTATGTATCAAAAAATTATATTGGATTATTCAGTTGGTTAATTGATAGAGCCTTTTGCATTTCTCTTGCACAAAAACAAAATCAATATAAATTAAAGTCAAAAATTAAAAAAAGACGTTCAATTTTGATAAAAGCTTTATATGATATCAATAGTGCAAATCTACTAAATTGTTTCTCGAATAATTGTTAATTTTTACTCAAAAACGGCAATTTTTAGGGACACCTAAACAAATTTTATCGCTTAAAACCCTTGTCTTTAGGGCATTTTTCACAATTCCGTTAAGTTGCATAATGAGGAGAAAGGGTTTATTTATCCAAGTACCTCTCCGCTTTAGATGCAAATGCGGAATAAAAATATGCAACGATCGTTTATATTAAAAAATAAAGCCCTCTTGATTGAGGGCTGTGCCGAAAGGCTAAAAACAAACATAACAATAAACATTTCACTATGGTTACAATCAACTCAGTGCAGATTAGTTAATCACTATGCTGAGAATACGTGGATACTGCCAGAAGCAATCATTGGGATACTTATGATTGGTTTGGTCTTATATGCTGTGAAGCTTATGAGATAAAAGGGAAACCCTAAAATGTAAGCGTATGTACTGAAAATATATGTAGTAAAAGGCTATGTCTTGTCGCTGACACAATAGAGAGTTGCACTGCAACGCATAATCCTGATGCCTATAACTTGGTAACTTATAGGAATTAAGTAAGGAAATACCACAATAAGTCAGTTTGCTGTGAGTATTCAGAAATGAGTACAATAAGACAAGTTCAATGAGTGAGTAGTCCAAGGCAATGAAAGTATAATGCAGGTAAGTAAAATATAAAACTGCTTAAACGATTTTCTGAATGATGGATGAAAGTTAGGAGTAATCAATCTCCTATACACATGATGAGACTTCTTATTGGTCTCGTGGGATAAAAAGTTTATAGATGACGGTCTGTAAGCTCAGATTTATCTCTGTATTGGCTGAATATTATTGCGTATATTTGAGGCAACCCGAAGGGGTGTTTGTGGTCATAGTGAAGTGTTTATTGTTTTTTGGGAATTAGTTCAGTTTGGTTAGAGCGATGGTCTTATAAACCATGTCTGTCACAAGTTCAAATCTTGTAATCTCGACTACTCTTCCACTGTTATGTGGAAAATATAAATGAAAGAAGTGAATAAAAATAATTAAGATTAGTAAATCTGAAATGGAATATCTTGTACAAAACGGTGTAAAATTTGGCGAAAATGGTGTTATCCATACGGTAGCCAGACATCGTAGGACGTATTATCTAACAGAATCGAAAAGATGTTTAGAGATGTTAAAAAATTATCGTTCTAAAGTAAAAATCGTATAGCCTATGGAAGAAAATGATTTCAGAATAGACAGATTAAAAGATGGAACATTTCGAGTAACACGTACTGATATTCAGGGAGATTATCATACTCATATGAAAAGTAAACAGTTAGCAAAAACTGTTGTCCATAATGTTTGTTATGGTAAAATTCCATTAAATTCACGAGATTATACGCTTATAAGTATGTGTAGATTAAGTGATAATGAAAAATATCGTAGTAAAATTCAGGAAATATTAAAAACTCGAAAACAAAAAGGAAAGAAAAATAATTATTATAATCCTAGCAGAAAACATTCTGGTGGGAATTTTTGATTTATGGAGGAATTAAAAGGATGAGCAATTTTACTTATAAAAGAACTACTACTACTTCTATGAAAGTGGCAGGTATTATTGACACAGACAATATGACTGTGGATGTAGATGGTGAAGTTAAGAAACTTTCTACTCTTCTCTCCGATTTTAATGGAGCTGGCATTGAAATAAATGTCAAGGTTAAAGATGAAGAAGAAATTGATGAGCCTACTGAGGCGTAATGAAAGTAGGTGGACATTATAACAACCTATAAAAAATTTGATGGAGAGTCAGATGAAGAACTCATTTATAGAATTACAGGCGAAAAAGATCAAATCGGTTCTTGGCAAGATGTGGCTGACATTCTAAATGAGTTACTTGGTACTGAATATACTGAGTCGAAGTTTAGAAAACAGAGGCAGGCTTTTGATAAGATGTTGGCAGCAAATCAGTCAAAATTCGTTGATTCTGATGCACAGTTAAAGGAAATACAGTTAGCTCAGAGAGAACTTGAAAAAGAACGAAAGAAAATCCAGAGTGAAAAGATTGAATATAATAAATGGCTTAGAGAAGATGCTAGAGATGAAATGATCGCTGAGAAAATCAGCGAAACAATTTTATCTTTGCCACAGTTATCGTCTCCTATTCGTATTCAGCCAACAGCTAATAAAAAGTCTTGGATACTTGCCATTAGCGATTGCCACTATGGTTGTGAATTTGAAATCAAAGATTTTTATAATGGAATTATAAATGCGTATTCTCCTGAGATATTTGAGAAAAGAATGACAATTTTATTTAATAAGGTTGTGGACAAAATCGAGGAACTTGGAATTACTGAATTGTCAATTATTGAACTTGGAGATGGCATTGATGGATGTCTCAGAATGTCTCAGCTTATGAGATTAAGATATGGCGTAATTGAGTCTAGTATTCGTTATGCAGATTATTTAGCAAATTGGTTGAATGAATTAAGCAAATATGTGTCAATAAAATTCCAGATGGTTTTTGATTCAAATCATAATCAATTAAGACTATTGGATGGAAAAAAGAATACATTTCCAGATGAAAATGTTAGCAAAATTATGATGGCTCTTATAAAAGAACGATTGAGAGATAATGAGAATATTGCAATACTCGAAAATCCAACAGGAATGACTTACTCAATGATGTCTACATACTGTGTGGTTGGATTGCACGGTGAAAAGAAAAATCTAAAAAGTAATTTATTAGAAATGTCACGCACATATGGTATTCATATTGATTATACAATTTCTGGACACATTCACCATGATGCTCTTAAAGAGATTGGGGTGGATTCATCAGTATTATCTGTTGGCTCAGTAATTGGTATTGATCCATATGCTATGACATTAAATGCAGCTTCCAATGCCTCATGTTCTATGTTTGAGTTTACACAAGGAGAAGGAAGAACTGCTGAATATGTTTTTAAACTAAATTAAATAACAATTGTAGTCCACTGTTCGGCTCAGTTTGGAGTAATTGTGAAAGCAGATATTCACAGCTACAATTAATATATTATTTTGGCTGACGAAGCTACTTTGAGGGAGTGTACCTTATATGGACGCTACCCTCTTTTATATTACAAAATAAAATTTAGGAAAATAAAGGAGAAATTTAAAATATGAATAAGACAGATTTAATTAAAAATGTAAGTACACAGATTGAGGGAGCTACACAGAAGGATGTTGCTGTTATTGTAGATACAGTACTTGAGACAATTGTTAATACAGTTGCTTCTGGTGAGAAAGTATCTCTTGCAGGATTTGGTAATTTCGAGGTCGTCGAGAGAGCTGCACGTATGGGCAGAAACCCAAAGACAAATCAGCCAATTACAATTCCTGCTTGTAAATCACCTAAATTTAAAGCTAGTAAAAATTTAAAAGATATTGTAAATCAGAAAAATTAGTCTACAAGAAAGGACAATATAGTATTGACATATAAATCAATATTTACACCTGGTGTCGCTAGATATCTGTTAAAACTAGGAAATCCAATTCACGACATAAAACCAGATAAAAAGAATAACGATAAGACTATTTTTGTTTTTGAGGAAACAGAAAAGTTTAAGAATGATATGGCTAGTGTTGAAAAACATTAGCCTTTTCTATTGTAAAAAGTACAAGAAAGGACAATTGCTATGGGAAAGAATAATAAACCATTTACTATTGATTATGTGAAAGAGAAATTCAAAGAAAAGAATTATGATTTGTTGTCAAATGTATACAAGAATGTGAATACTAAACTGGATTTTATATGTAATAAACATAAATCAGTAGGTGTTCAAAAGGTAACATTTTCATCTTTCAAAATAAATAATTGTAACTGTTCCGAATGTAAAAAAGAAAATTCATCGAAAAATTGGCATTCAAATAGAAATTTTAATCCAATCACGCATGATGATTTTTATATAAAGCATTTTGATAATTATAAGGAAAAACTATCTAATATTGTAGGAAAAGAGTATGAATTGCTCAATATATATAGTAAAAATAAAAGAACATATATGACACTAAAACACAACATATGCGGAAATGTGTATGACGTAGAAATCAATCATTTCTTTTCAAGAGGACAAAGATGCCCTAATAAAGAATGTAATTCAAAAATACGCAGTTTAGCATGTATGAAGCCAGTGTCAATATTAAAAGATGAAATATTTACTTTGGTTGGTGACGAATATGAACTAATAGGTAATTATACCGGAACAAATAATAATGCCACTTTTTATCATAAGAAATGTAAAAAATTTTTTTATAAAACGCCACATAACTTTTTAGCTGGTCAAAGATGTCCTCATTGTGTTACACCAACTAAAGGTGAACAAAAAATAATTGATTATCTTGAATTGCATAATGAGAATTATACATTTCAGAAATCTTATGATGATTTACGAGGAATAAATGATGGATTATTGTCTTATGATATTTATTTAGATAATAAAAATGTTCTAATAGAGTACCAAGGACAATTTCATGATGGAACGGCTTTTAAAGACGATGATTATAAATGGTATAGACAACAAGAACATGATAAACGAAAACGAGAATACGCAAAATCTCATAATATTAAATTATTAGAAATATGGTATTGGGATTTTGACAATATAGAAGAAATATTATCAAGAGAACTAGGTATTGCATCTTAGTTCTCTTTTTATGTAGAAAGAAGGAAGCTTATAATTTTGAGAAAGAATAAATACGAAGATATTCAGATGATTGATCTTGAGGATAAGGTTGATGACATTGTAGAAATCTATATCAATAGACTTTACAACACCGACAAAACTGTAGGTGTAATTGCAAACAAAGAACTTGCTGAATATATTCTTGACAATCTTATTAGACTTGATGAGACAAGCATTAAAGAGATTGACCTTGTTGATTATGTGAATATAGACGAATATTTAGTATCTATTGATGACAATGGCGTAATCACTGTTGTTCCTATTGAGGACTTTGGAGTTCTTGATAAAACAGATATTTTTTATATTGATATGGACGGTGATATTTCACAGGATATTATTGATTATTGCGTCAATGAGGACAAGGAAGTTATTCTATTTGGTCAGGAAGATGAATATGAACTAGTTAATGAAAATATAACTGGTCAGATAGAAAAAGCAATTAATAGTTTCTGTAAATGGAAGACTTGTTGTGACGTTTTGTTCAACACAATGTCTATTATGGATGATAGTGTTTCTGAGATTGAAAAGCTAAACGATGTTTTAAGAAATATTAATATGAATTAAATGTTTGAGTGTGTGGTGTATACTGCACACTCTTTTTATTATGACTTTATAGTTTAATGGTTAAAACATCCAAGGTAAAACCGCAGATACCAGTGTGAAAGCCACTGACGGAATGGATATGGGTTCGAATCCTATTAAAGTCAATCTTCTATGTTTCTGTATTGATAACGGAGAATAAATAAATGTACTCATGATTGGTGTCATAACTGGTTGTGGGAATTATGGAGAGATAGTTAGGAAGTCATGAGCCTGACGAAAGTGTAACCTCATTCGCACTTCTCTCCTATTTTTATGGAATGAGGAGAAATGGGGAAATAAATTATGCCAAAAATTTTTATTTTAAAAATCGGTAATAAAGATATACCGACTTCTAAATTAACTTATGAAGACTTAACTGAATTATTTAAACAGTTTATTAAAAAAGAAAATAGAACGCCATCAATGGAAGAATTAACCATTGAAAACAATCTCCCAAGCTATAGTAAAGTCCAAAAAATATTAAAAGATAAAAAACTTAATTATAAGGAATTTTGTTCTTTGCTTGGAGACAATAAAATGCTTATTGTAAATGGAACATATAAACACCCGAAAGATATAACATATGATGATTTGGTTTTGTTATATAGGGAATATATAGAAAAATATAAAATAGCACCAACTGCAACTACAAGCAATATTGAGCATAATTTGCCGCATAGAGTTATTATAAATTCAATATTACAAGAAAAAGAAATTACACATGATGAGTTTTTATCCTTATTTGGTTTAATGAATGGGAAAAGAAAATATAAGCCAGTACAAATAGGAGATATTTTTGGAAGATGGAAAGTAATTGATAAAGGAACACCAAAAATATATATTAAAAATAATAATAATAAAAATATAATACCATTTTGGTTATGTGAATGTACTTGCGGAAGCAAAATAAAAAGCGAAATATCTGAGAATGCACTTCAAACAGGAAACTCTAAATCATGTGGTTGCTTACAATTAGAATCAATCAAAAAATTAAAAGGAACATATAGAAAACAGAATTTTGAACAGTGGTGTATTAAAAATAACCATAAGGATTTTTTAGATAGATGGGATTATGACAACAATAATGTTTTACCATCGGAAATATCATATATATCACGTGAAAAAATATATTTTAAGTGTCCATGTGGTAAACATAAAAGTTCATTATATCAATTATCTAGTTTGCATAATATGAAAGAACTGCGTTGCAAATATTGTTATTCTTTTGCCCAAAGATTTATGGATGTGCGTGGTGATGATGCACTACAAAAATATTGGGACTATGAAAAGAATAACGAAGATCCTTGGGAATTATCTGGTTCATCACGAAATAAAGTGTGGATCAAATGTACGGATACAGATTATCATGGTTCTTATCAAATAAGTAGAGATGGTGCTATATATGGTGCAGGTTGCCCGTATTGTAATCATTCAAAAATTCATCCAAAAGATAGTTTTGGGCAAATGATGGTCGAAAGATACGGAGAAACAAATTTTAAAAAAATATGGAATCAAGAATTAAATAATGTAGATCCATTTACAATTGCACCTTCAACAAGAAACTATAGTGTGTGGTTAAATTGCTTAGATTTTGAATATCATCCACCAACAAAAGCTCATCCGAATGATATAAATAATCACACTGGATATTGTCATTATTGTGCTAAATATAAGGTGTGTAAAGAAGATAGTTTGGGTTTTAATTATCCAGAAACTCTTGAAGTATGGTCAGACAAAAATAAAAAATCACCATATGAATACCTTCCATCATCAAATTTTAAAGTGTGGTGGAAATGTAAATGCGGAAAACATAAAGACTTTCAGAGGACAATTACAGATGCAAAAGCTGGTGAATTTGGATGTCCTGAATGCAGTAATGAAGCAACTACATCAAAATTACAAAACAAAGTTTCTAATTATATAGAAGGTAAATACCATTATGAAATTTTACATGAGCATAAGTGTAATTTAAAACCAAGGAATCCGAAGACAAATACTTTATTAAAATATGATAATGAAATACCCGAAATTAAACTTATTATTGAAGTAAACGGACAACAGCATTATGAAGTGTGTGGTTTTACATATATGACAGCAAAATATTATGGTACTACTGTTGAAGAAGAATTAAAAAATTACCAATATAGAGATAAGTACAAAATGGATTATGCATTGGAACATGATTATTCATATCTTGTAATACCATATTGGACAGAGAAAGATGAGTCGTATAAAACGTTAATTGATAATAAAATAAATGAAATTTTAAAGAAAGCATCTTAGTTTACTATCTTGCTTTCTTTTATTTGTTATGAAAGGAAGTGATTTAGTGGCACATGTAACAAGGGTAAAATATTTTACCAAGGATAAGGAAAAGTTTATAAATCCTGATAACTTGAAGAAATATAAGAAATATCTCCAATCAAATATTATTAAAAATCAGGACGTGAAAGATACTACATATAAAAGATACGAAGGATTATTTCGTCATTTTCTTATGTGGTTAGGTGAAAATTATGGCGATTTAGATTTATATTCAGATGAGTTTATGGAGAATGCTGTTGATATTATGGAGAATTATATTATGTTCTGTCAGGAAACACTTCTGAATCATAAAAAGATTATCAACATGAAAATTTCTGCTGTTAGTTCATTCTATATTTGGTCTATGAAACGTGGTTTTGTTAAATACCATCCTTTTGACGGGAAACTCGATAGAATGAAGAAAGCTAACGAGGAACATATTTTGAATTCTTATTTTCTTACAGAAGAACAGGTTCAGACAATCCGTAGAGAATTATCTGAAAATGATAAATATTCAATTCAAGATCAGATTTTATTCGAGGTAAGCTTCGACTCAGCAAATAGGATTGGTGCGTTGTTAAAACTACAATTATCTAAACTTGACTTGGAACATAATATGTTCGTTGACATAAGGGAAAAAGAGGGCTACCATACGCAGGTTGTTTTTGGGAGTGTTGCAAAAGAACTCATTCAAGAGTGGCTCGAGATGAGAAAGAATGATTACGACCATTTAGAATGTGATTCTTTATTGATTACAAAATATAAGGGAAAATACAAACCTATGGGTGATAGTGCTATCAGAGATAGAATGAGAAAATATGGTGAAATCATTCAAATTTCTGATTATCGTCCGCATTGTCAACGAAAATCCCGTCTGAATTTGGTTTATGAAGAGACTGGTGATTTAGCGTTAGCAGCAGAGCTTGCCAACCACAAATCGACAGAAACTACTCGTTCCTTCTATTGCAAGCCTAAAACTAAGGCAGAAGTTATGGAAAAAATCAATGCTTTAAAAGAGAAAAATGAATCTGAGAGCAAATAATTCTTCCGAAACCACTCAGATGTATGTCATTCGTGAAGATACTGAGGATGCCGATGAAGCTTTCGTCTAACACTTCGTCTAATTCCCTCTTGCACCACATTTCAATATGTGTTACAATACAATTTAAGAAAAGATAACAAAAATGCTACCCGTATAGCAAGCGGTTAGCCCAAAATAATTGAATTATAAAAAAAAGATTATAACCGCTTAGTTTGGTAGACTGGGGCGGTTATTTTCGTTTACTGGAAAGTTTTCCAATGGTAAAACCAAGAGAATACGAACCTCCAGCGACTGCAATAAGAACTAAAGAAAAGTTAAATAACGAATCAAAAGTGACCATGTACTGCAATCCCCTCCTTTACTTTGGTATTTCTTCTCGGAGAAGATATCTATGTAAACAGAGGGTATCAGTCCCTCTGAGAGAAGGACTAACCGCCTACCACTTTAGGTAGCATCTTAAGATTAACTATATCACATCTGACAATTCATGTCAAAATATTCCAAATAAGCGAATAAATATGAACGAATCCTTAATTGGACAAATCAAAATTAACAAGCTGCTTGCACTGACAAAGAGCAAGGGTGGTCTATCAATTCGTTGATAGATTTTTACAATATATTTTTTGACTGGCGAAATTTGTGCGCAGATACCATGTGCAAATGGAAGTCCATCTCCAAGTTGGTTATACATTGAGCCAACGGTATCTTATTCCAAAAATGTTTCGTGCCTCTCTACGTTAATGAGAACCTTCGCTAGTATCACCAATGCAACTATAGCAATAATTATATACAGTGGTCTGTCATTCACCGTATATATAGCATTCATGAGGTTATTGCTAAACCCTAAGACAGATAGCGAAACGTGAAAGAAAAGCATTTATATTTTGCAAGAATGGGTTGCGGATAAGCGACTATCCTTCTAAAAACTGGATGTGTACAGTCCAATGTCGGCTAGTGGGATGCTTCATGCTGATGTAAAAAAGAATAAACGGGTAATAAATTTATGATGGTTTTTCGAAACCCGTTTGCCATCTTTGGAACAATAGGCTCTATAGGATAAATTGGCTAATCCGTCCGACTGTATATCGGAAGATTGTGGTTCGATTCCCATTAGGGCGACTAAAAGAAACGAAAATAAAAGAAAGGAGTATTTCATGACTAAGAAATTAGATATTATAGAAAACCAGATTAAATTAGGTCAAGTTAAGACTATAACATCAAATGGTGGTACATTTATTGATTTTGTTCAGTTGCTATTCTCTCCTACCACTAAGGCTCAGTTTGCCCCAAGTGATAATTTGAAGGAAATTATTTTTTCTGTAATGGATAATAACTTGGATTTACCGCAATTAGAATGTAATATGTCGAAAGATACCTTGCGTGATCTTATTATAAGTTTAAAAACTATATACAATGAATTGGAGGACGAAAATAAATGAAATTAAATGTCAAGAAAATAATCGAAGATAATATTATTACTGTAGATATTTCAGTTGCCTCATTAGGTACCTCTACAAGTACAGACGATGAGGAAAAATCATTATTGGCAGATTTCCCAAGAAGTGTTCGCTTTTCTGATATAAATTTTAAAGCAAATGTAAAACTGGATGAAAATGGTGATCCAATTGTAACAGACGAAGAAGTCAATAATTCCACAATTGTTTCTGTTGAGTTAAAGAAAATTATCAACAAAGAATATCCTATAAACGATGAGATGAATATTGTTATGCCGTTTGATGTTACAAAGATTGCTACCACTGAAACAAATACATTACTCGACACTGTAGAAAAAGTTGGCAAAGCGTATGCTACTGTATTTGCAACAAAAGTACAAGCTGAAATTGCAAAGAAACTTGCAGAAGTCAGAAGTCTAAATACTAAGTTTGAAGGCGAAACAGAAGTTATTTTGTAAAATGGGTGGTACTATTCCACCCTATCATGCGAGAAACCGTAGTCAAAGGTTTTGTACTGGGATGCATACTGGTCTTAACTCTGAGTAGGTCGTCACTACTCTCTCGCTTATGTGCATTGCGATCTCCGAATTGGTATTGTTGTAGCAATAGGATGCGTCTTATGCAGCTTAGATGAAGCTCGCCATTCGAGGACTCAATGAGAAATGCGATAATACAGTTATAATCAGTTTGGCGACTGATTGGTAAATACTAAAACTATTCAACCGACTTTCTATAGTCGGTTTTGTTATGTAAAAATCGACTAAATATTAAAGAAAGTGAGGAGATAAAAATGGCAGTAAGTTTAATTTCAATGAATTATGATACTAAAGCTGCAACATTTAGTTATGATGATTGGACTAATGACAAAGATAAATTACCGAAAATTGGTATTGCAGGTAAGGATGGTCTATCAACAATTAAAGGTTGCTCGCAAGGTAGTTATGCATTAGGGACAGATGGAACGATTAAGACACTTAATGGTGACACTAACGAATGGATTGATTATTGAGGAAGGAGGGATTTGATGTCTAACGTTGCTATGGATGGTGTTGTTGCTTTGGGAAAAGCTAAACAACTTATAAATTCTTCTATCACAGGAATCGGAAGTTCAAAGGTTGTGGATAATAAACTCGTCATCACTTTTAATAATGGGAAAACACAAACAATAATTTTCCCAACGCCCAAAGATGGTGTCTCTGTTGTAGATATAGATATAAATGACAAGAATCAGATTGTGTTTACTATGTCAGACGGAACAGAAATTGTTAGTAATAGTACCATCTCTGTAATTAAAGGTGATTCATTTACTTATGATGATTTTACAAAGGAACAGTTGGAGGAGTTAAAAGGCAAAGATGGTGTCTCCCCAACTGTAACAATTACAGAATCTACTGGAAGACATACAATTTCATTTTCTGATAAAAACGGAGTTAAGTCAATTACTATTAAAGATGGCTCACCCGAAGATATGGCAAATTATTATACAAAAGATGAAACTGACGAGAAGCTAAATTTAAAAGCAAATACTTCTGATATTCCTATCATTCCAACTAATTTGTCTGAATTAAATAACGATGAAAACTATATTAAAAACACAGCAGAAAATCTTACAAATTATTATAAAAAAACAGAAACATATTCTCAAACAGAAGTTAATACATTATTGGCAAATATAAATAAATTAACTTCTAAGATAGTTACAGAACTTCCATCAGAAGATATAAGCGAAAATACAATTTATCTTGTTGAAGTCGAGAGTCAAAAAAATGTGTATATGCAGTATATGTATATTAACGGTTCTTTTGCTGCACTTGGTACGACAGCCATTGATTTATCGAATGTTTATACAAAAGGCGAAGTGGATAAAAAACTCGAAGAAAAGGCAGATAAGACCGAAATTCCAACGATACCTACTCTTATATCGTCTTTTACAAATGATAAGGGTTATATGACCGAATTTACAGAAACAGATCCGACTGTTCCTGCATGGGCAAAAACAGAAAATAAACCAAGTTATACTGCTGCGGAAGTTGGTGCATTACCAGAAGACACTGAAATTCCTATATTTATAAATAAAACTGTTCTTGATGGGATTACAAGCGAAAAGATAAAAGAATGGGATGCTAAAAGTGATTTTGATGGTGATTACAATAGTCTTACAAATAAACCAGACACTTCTAATTCGGAGGAAACTAAAACTCATATTCTTACAGATATTTATGGTGAAGAAGGTGTTCACGGATTTAGATATTATAATAATACACTTCAAGTACAAAATGCAGAAGGTGATTGGTTTGACGTTATATCAGGCGGTGGCGACAGTAGTAATATACACCAATTATCGTTTTTAAATGTCAGGACAAATGATGTAAAGTATTTGAATTTGGATGTTGGAAATGTTTTTACGAAGTCTCTTATTCAGGCGTATAAATTTATTCCTGGACAAACTAATATTGTAGAGACATTAAAATCATTCAATAATGCGGATGCTAGTAATTTTAACTATAATGACAAAAATGTTGAATTTACATATAATGGCATGGGAATAAAAGATAATTACGAGTTGACCATGTCTAAATATAATGATGAGTTGTATATAACAGAATCATTTAACAAAAATGATTTTATTGATATTAGTATTATTGAATAGGAGGTGGTAGCACTGGCTGGGAAATTAAAACCTGATGATAGTTTGTTGACATATAAAAAAGAAGCTAAATGTGAAATATTGGAACATGGAAATGGTTTTTATGGGGAAACTAGCCCAATGGGCCTTTTGGATGGTGAGGCATATGCGGGATATACTGATAGTAATGTGTGTTATTTTTATGAATATGATGACACTAAAGCATATTTTAAGTTTAAGGTATATTCCAAGTGTAATATTTGGGCAATATCGACAGACGGAAATTTTGGAAGAATACCAACACTTAAATTGTGTGATAAATACAAAAAAGATATAAGTGATGTTTATTTGAATCAGAAAGAATCTGATTACATTACTGGTAAATGGACAAAAATGATATTAGAGTTGCCACCAGGAGAGTATTATCTTTTCAACAATAATTCAAGAGCAGTAATTGGGGAATGGTATTGTGAATCTGTTTTATCTCCGTTTATTGTTAAAAACAATGATGATTTTTTCATAGTTAATGAGGAAAATTATGATGCTGAAACAAATAAATATATACCAGTTACATCTTATGATTTTGACAATCTAAGCACAGATTCGCTTCTTGATACCCCTGAATATTTAAACGGTCTAAGACCTATTGATTTATTTGATGGAGATATACAATTGATTAAAGCAAGTAATGTTGGGGTGGCTATATCTGGTATCAAATCCGATAAAGAACTCGTTGTTGCAACAGGAGATATAAACAAAGGGTTGGCTTCTACAATTAACAGTATAACAATTGAATCGACAAAAACAAACAATGGTGATTTAAGATTGGCATTATCGGTGGATAATGGAAAAACATGGAAAACTTATGATGGTGCAAATTGGGTTGATTTGCCTGTGACTATTCCATCTAACAAATATTCTTCCATGACGGTAGATGAAATAAAACAATGGAATAATGCGAGAGATATAATAGCAACACATGGAATGGATAAAAGTACGTTTAATTTTATTGATTTCAATACGTTGACAGACAATAATACAGCTCCCGAGTATATCAGATTTGCATATGTACTTATTAGACCTATATATACAGATGACGTTAAAACTACTAAATTGGATTGGGATTTTAATGCAAAAGGTAATATGGATTTAATGGTACCTGGTACTGAGTATAGTATTTCTTTGTATGAAAAAGAGGCTAGATTTAAAAGTTTGATTGATAACGATTTAATTAAGGTGAATTTCTTGATTTAGAGGTTGAAAAGAGCCTTGTGATTATAAGGCTCTTTTGTTGTAAGCTATTTTGGAATCTTATCAAATATCAACCGTCTTAATTTTTGTTGGCATTTATTATAATGAGATTCCCAACCAAATTCTTTTGTACAATCTAAAATATCTTGTTTGAGATTTTCGAGTTTCTGTTTATCTGTTTTATGTTTTGTGATAGTTGGCAATTCGTTAATCTCATTCTCATAAAATAATATGGTTTCAATAATAAAATCTTTATTAGGAAATAATGCAACCAATTCTTGTTTAGTACCCAATACAATTTCAGCAATTGCTACTACTCTATTCGCAGTCATTGCTTTGCGGAAAAGTTCATACTCTACTTCTGCTTCCATTTCAGGAATGAGATAATATGATTTGTCTATGAGTAAGCCCGATATTTCTTTTGGCTTGCAGAAATATTCTATTGTAAGTGTTTTATCCACGGAAGTTGTAATAGATTCTATGTCTTCTTTGGATAAGGTGGCATACTTATCTTCTGCATATCTATACCCTTTCACGATGTCTTCATTATGGATTTCCTTGTTGCAAGATGGACAATATTTGATGTATCACACTCGTTCTTTGGAAAATCTTTGCAAAGCTGGTTGAGTTCTATGGAGTTGTTATGTGAAACTTTGAGCATTTTGACTGGAATATATAGGTTATTAAACTGAATTGCTGTTTTTGTATGATGCGTTCATAGGTACTTTCCTATTGATGTTTTGTATTAGTATGTGGAGAAAATTGAAAATTATGTATTTGAAAGAGTCATTTCATGTGTTGAGATGGCTCTTTTGTTACAAAAAAAAGAGTTGATATAGAATACCAACGCTTTAAATTCTATGACATTTTCTTTACTCTTCTACTGATATTGTTATCCTTGGCGATTCTACAGACGTTTGCGGCATTTGTTCCATACATATCTGCGATTTCATCATATGTAAAACGAGGCTTTGAATTTGGGTTTCCAGGGATATTTCTCTCTTGCAGTGCATTAATAATGTTAGTTTCTCGTAAAGCTTCGATGTCACGAGTGTTCTTTTTTACTCTTGAATCTAAATCGTTCATTTGAGATTTAAGTTTTTTGTTTTCTTCTTCCAATGCGGAAATACGTTTTTTTTGCTGAATTCAATTCTTTACTCATGTCAAATGTGCTCCTTTATTTTTTTCATTATAATATCGCAAACAATTTGTTTTGTCAATGTATTTTTGCAATAATTTATTACGCATATTTCATTTTGAAATAAAAACCATACACCTTTAGCTTAATTGGTAGAGCAACGATCTCCAAAATCGTCAGGTCTATGTTCAAATCGTAGAAGGTGTGCTAAGTGTTAGAAATTGCACTTTCATCGGAAATTTAATATTGGAAGTTTGAGAAGTCATTTCGTATAAAGTGGCTTCTTTTGTATTGTATGTTTATTGGTGGACTCCTATCACCATTTAAGTCATACGTGTGGATTGGGCATAAGGTAACTCCTTATGCTCTATTCATATATAACGAAGACTTGAATTAGGAATTTTGCAATAAGCACACAAAAGTATGACTTAATAAAATAAATTTTAGGAGGATTTTTTTAAATGACAAAATTTAAAAGATATGTATATTGAGACAACGAATCGTAGTACGAGTCAGCTTATTGCTAATCGGATAGAAAGATTGAAGAATTAACAAATAATGAAGAGTAATTTTTAAGGAGAGTGGTTGTTACTACTCTCCTATTTAAATTGGAATAAAAGGAGGCAGGGTATTGGCTACTAAAAAGGAAATTAAAAAAAAGAAATGTCCGATTTGTGGTAAAGAAAAATCTATTGCCAAAGGTTTCTATAAAAGTGCAAGTCCTTTATATCAAGATGATAAATGTGTTCCTATTTGTATTTGTTGTGTAAAAGATGGAATTGTAAATTCTGAAGACGGAACAATCAACAAGAGAAAATTAAAGACCATGCTTCAAAGACTAGACAAGCCTTTGTATTGGGATGATCTGGACTCGGGTTATAATCAGTATAAAAAGGAACATGGTTATTTATCTGACGATGAAGTTGCAAAACATGGGAGAGATATTATCGGATTATATTTCAAAAATACAATGTTAAGGCAGAATCGTAATAAATCTTTTGCGGATTCAGAAAAAGACAATTTTATTCATTCTAATTCTAACACTTCTATTGCCGAGAAAGATAGAATTAAAAAAGAATATGTGAGTAATGAAAATGTTGCTGCTACAAAAGTTCAGACAGTTGAAGAACCATTGGTTTATAGTGATAAATGGATAGGAAATTATAGTGAATCTGATATTAAAAAATTAGATCGTTATTATGAAAGCCTTGAGAATGACTATAACATAGTAACAGAAAACCATAGAGATTATGCTAGGAAAATTGCAAAAGCAAGTCTTCAGATGGATAAAACTTTTGATGACATGATGAATGGTGTTGAAGGTGCTGACAAACGATATGAAAACGCTACAAAAGCATTTGATATGCTGTCTAAATCTGCTAAGTTTAGTGAAAGTACAAGAAGCGTAAACGATGTTGGTGCAAGTAGTTTTTCAAAGGTTGCTGCTATGGTAGAATCTCATAATTGGATTCCTGAACATAAACCATTAAAAAAAGATACCATTGATGAGTTGATTGATTATTTAAGTACAATCACAAAATCAGTGTAAGGTGGTGCTATTATGGCAGAAAATAGCATCAATATTGTTAAGCAAAATGGATCTTCGGAAAATGTTTCTATTGATTATGAAGCGTGGACGGAGTTCTTTTCATATTACAGATATTACGTTGATGAGTTTGCTGTAGATATATTAGGACTAGAACTATTCCCATTCCAACGAGTTATTCTTCGTGCTATGGCAAGGGGACAATTCAGTGTTCTTATTGCCTGTCGTGGACTCGGCAAGTCGTGGATTGTATGCGTATTCTATGTATGTATGGCGATTCTTTATCCGAATATCAAACTTGGAATTGCGTCTGGTAATTCACAACAAGCAAAAAACGTAATTATTCAGAAACTCAAAGGTGAGTTGTACAAGAATGAAAACATAAAAAGTGAAATGGTACGTGAGCCTAGAACAAGTGGCGATGACTGTTATGGAGAATTTAATAATGGTTCAGAAATTAGAGCGATTACTCTGGCTCAGGATCGTGGAGGAGATTCGGCTCGTTCATGGCGTTTCAATATTCTCCTAGTTGATGAAGCAAGACTTGTAAAAGACGACATTATAGAAACAATCCTTATACCTATGACAAAAACAAAACGTCAAAATGCCCTTAAATGGAAACAAAATGAAAAAGGTAAAGTCATCTTTATTTCTTCTGCTTATCTTAAAACAAGTGGTTTATATACACGATTTAAGTATCATTTCGATCAAATGACAAGTGGAAACAAGAACTATATTGCTATGTGTTTCCCATATCAAGTAGGTATTCAAGCAGGATTATTTGATGAAGAAGATATTCGTCAAGAGCGAGAAAAGCCTACGATGACAGAAGATATTTTCAAGTATGAATACGAAGGCGTATTCGTTGGCTCTAGTGGCGAAAGTTATTACCCATATGAAATTACAATGCCATGCCGTGTTCTTGATAGATGTGAATTATCTCAACCCAAAAAATCTGATTCAGTTTATGTCATAACTCATGACGTTGCCGTTTCTGGCGCAAAAAATTCAGATAACGCATGTACACATGTAATCAAATTAAAAAAACGAATAGATGGCACTTATGTTAAACAAGTTGTTTATACTAGGGTTATTAACGGAATGTCTCTTGGTTCTCAACGTGATATGCTTAGAGAGTTGATACATATTAAATTTCCTAATACTGTTAAATTACTTGTTGATGCTCAAGGTGTAGGAGCAAGTTTACCGAGTATGTTCTATGAGTCATGGGAATATCAAAATAAAAAAACAGGATTAGTTACAGAATATCCACCTCTTATTTTAGATGACGATGAAAAAAGTGCAAAAGTTCTTGAAAATGCAATACCTATGATTCGTGGTATTCACGGTATGAACACTTTTGTAAACTTATATTACCCATATATGAAAGCATGTTTTGAAAATCGGTCATTGGAATTATTAAAACAATCTGCTGACGTGGATTTGTTATATAAGAATGGTGAATTATCATTTGATGAATATGAGCAATATGTTCAGCATGATATTCTTCAAAGCGAGTTAAGTAACATAAAACAGTCATTTACATCTAATGAAAATATGACTTATACAAGAATTGTAAAATCAGCAAAGCGAGATCGTGCTACAAGTTTAATGTATGGACTTTCTTTTGTATGTGAACTTGAACAAGAAAATCGAAAGGATATATATAAGAAAAAGAATGTATCTAACCCCTCCTCTCTCACTTCTCTAGCACGTAAACCAAAACTCTATTCTCATTAAACAAACCCTAACAAATAAAAATATAAACTGAAAGGCGGTGATTAAAATAGAAAATGAATCTGTAAATACAGAAAAGGTACAATCTCAGTACAATACGGATAAAAAGAATGTAGAAGATTTTTTAAATGGTAAATCTCCTACCTTTAATTATGCATCACTGAGACGATTAGTATTGTCTGAATTATCCTATAACAAAGCATTTAAGTATCAAAGAATTTGTGGATTCACAAGAAGGCAGATACAAAATATTACACAATCGCCTGAACAGTATGGCAATTCAATTATAAAATTGTCAGAGTTTATGATGTTAAAAAGTGGCTATTACAAGCGATTGGTCGAATATTTTATAAATTCTGCAATCATAAATTGGATTGTTGATAAAGAAGTAAAAAATGAAAAATTCTTGAAAATCAATAAAAATACATACAGGAAGAATTACCTTAAATATGTGAATCAAGTGAATAAATTTAAACTTGATGTGTGTGTAAGAGATATTTTCTATCGTCTTTATGTTGATGATGTATGTTACGCATTTGTAACGGAAGATGATGTTCAATGTTCTATTTTTTATATAGAACCAAAATATTGTCAGATAGAACGTTTGGTTAATGGAAATGTATATGAGTTTTCAGTAAATAGAAGTCTTATGTCTGACGCTTATATCGAAACATTACCTGCTCAGTTACAAGACTTGCTTGAAAAATCAAAATCAATTTCTCTTGATAATCGTGTGATGATACCTTATGAAAATTCTTTATGCTTGAAATATCATAATGAATTTACTTATTTATATCCACCGTTCTTTGGTATTATAAGTGACATTCTCAATATCGAAGATTATAAAGAGTTGAGCAAAGCAAAAACCGAAGCAGATGCCTATAAATTGCTTTATTTCAAAATTCCTACAGAAGACGGAAAAATTACAATGGGTGATGATTTGATAATTCCTTTTATTCAGATGGCATCGGATATTGTGCCTAAAGGATATGGTGTAATTCCTGCACCTATGGATTTACAACTTATTGAATCAAAATCCACTGTTACAGATGATAAGAATAAGGTAGACCAAGCAGAAGACAATTATTACAGTGAAGCAGGAATTTCTCGTGCTGTTATATCTTCTGCATCTTCTGGCTCTGAATTAAAACTTTCTATGAAAGTGGATAGCTCGGATATATATAGGCTATATCATCAGATAGAAGTATGGATGAATCTACAGATGAAATTGCGTGGATTTATATATGACAGCTATGATTTCATATATCGTATATTACCTACTACTATCTTTGATGTAGATGATTATATAGATAGTCAATTAAAATTAGCTCAAGCTTCATTCCCTGTAAAGGACGAGGTAATGGCTGCCAAAGGAATAAATCCAGCAAAAATGATTGGTGCTACGTTACATGAACAATTATTTGATGACATTTATTCGTCATGGAAACCTATGGCTACGTCATATACACAATCTGGAGATTCTAATGATGAGGGTGGGCGACCAGAAATGAGCGATACAGAAATTACTGAGACAACCGAACAGCAAAGAGCCAATGAATCAAATAAGACAGAAAATAGAATATAGAGGTGAAAATATGGGAGAAATAATTTTACTGGATAAAACTAAAGCTGATGTTCTTCTATCGCTTGGTTTTAGATATAAAGAAAGAAAAATTGATAATAAAAATGCTTATGTGTTTTTACAAACACAAGAACTTATGAAAGAACTTGGTCGGCATTATGACTCAAGTTCTTTTTTAGTGCAAAAAAATATTTGTTTTTAAAATCTTAGAAAGGAGAAATAGATGGAAAACGAAAATAAATCTATGCGATATGAAACTCAGATTCAGCTAGTCCCTAATTCGATGAAAACACTGAATAAACAATTCGCATTGGTTGATATTCTGCTTTGTTATCACGGAGATAACCGAAATAGAACATCTATGAGCAAAGAAGTCATAGAAGCTGCTCTTCCATCATTATATGGTGTTCCAATTGTCGGAGAATATATTTATCTTGATGATGGTTCTCAGGACTTTGGTAGTCATGGTGGAAAAATTATTCTGAGTGATAAAGGTATAAAATTTGAAGATACCACCAAACCATATGGATTCATTACAAAAGATGCGGTGGAGTCTGCAAAGTGGGTAACTGTTACAGAAAAAGATGGTTTTACACAGCACGAATACCTTGAATTAAAAGGTTGCATTATTTGGTCTAAAAGATATGAAGAAGTTTCTTCATTATTAGATAAGAATTATGGACAAAGCATGGAAATAGAAATCCAGTCTGGTCACTATAATGAAAATGATTATTATGTTGTTGAAAACATGACGTTTTCAGCAGCTTGCATTTTAGGTTCTAATCCAGATGGGACTGAGGTAGAACCGTGTTTTGAGTCTGCATGTATTGGAAGACATTATGAATTAGATTCTTTTAAGCAAGAGTTCTCTCTTATGCTTGATGAATATAAAAAGTTTAGTTCTTCTGAACCAAACAACCATAAAACAAACAAGGAGGAAAAGAAATTTATGGATTTAGAAAAATTAAATACTTTTCTTTCCACATTCAAACTTAGTGACGATGAGAATTCATCTGATAAGTATGCTCTTGTAGGTACTCCTACTGAGTCTGCTTTTACGGTTCTTGACAAGGAGGACTACAAATTATATTCAGTTGAATTTGCATTAGACGATGAGCAGAATATCGTTGCTGATTGGGATGGAAAGACAGGAAAGAAGTTTTCAGTCGTTGATGCTGAAACAGAAAATGCAATCTCTATTGGGGATGTTATTGATTTTAATAAGGTTGTAGCAGAAAAAGTAGACGCAAGAGCTGTAGAAATCAATAATTCTTTTAAGGCAGAAATTGAGAAGTTAGGAAATGATTATAAACTTCTTGAGAATAAATTAGATGCTGCTGAAACTAAGGTTGCTGAATACGAAGCTAAGGAAGCTGAGGCACAAAAAGAAGCTCATATTGCTAAGGTAAATGGAATTGTAGCAGAGTTTTCAAAGAAACTTGGTAGAAATGCAAAATTCTTAATTTACAAGGCTAAACTTGACGCAGAACACGCTTCCGTTGATGAAGTAACTAAGGACTTAACTCTTATGGTAGGTCAGGAATTGGTTGATGGTAAGACAAACTTTTCTTATCAGCCACAGGAAACAAAGGTAACAAATAAAGAAAATAATGAAGTTCAGAACAGATACGGAAATCTTCTGAGCAAATATGTGAAATAAGGAGGAATATAAATTATGGAAAATTCATTTATGGTAGCTGAGTCTACAAATTTAACAGGTGCTAGAATTTTTAGCTTACAGTCTACTAAAGATTTACAGAACGGCGCAATCGTTTCAAAAGGTGATCTTGTGACAGGCGAAACAAGTGTATATACAGCTGGTGATTACACAACAGGTGACAAGTATTTAGTTTTAAATCCAGCATGGTCTTATGATAACAATAGATTAACAGACCAGAATGAAGAGAACTTCGTAAACAAGGCTGGTGTTGCTTTTAGAGCATACAAGTTAGCAAAGGATATGAAGTATAAGATTTACAACACTGGCGTTGAGTTTAATGTTGGTGATGAAATTGAATATGATTCTGCAACAGATAAATATAAGAAAGGTACAACTACTGGATTAAAGGTTGTTGCAAAAGAGGAAGTTGGATTCCCTTACTGCATCGGATCTATTGGTGCAAAGATTGTTGGAGACTCTACTAATAAATATGGTTATGCAACAGGTGCAAACACTATCAAGTACACCGTTGAAGTAACAGCGTAATTATATAAGGAGGATAAAAAAATTATGAGTTATATTGGAGAATTAACAAATTTAATGAATGACTCTCTTTCAAAGAGAGTAGGTCTTTTTGCAGATGGTGCAGAAAAATATACAGATCAAGCCGTAAGAGAAGCGTTCTTTGAGATTCTTGGTGAGGATAAACTTACATGGCAGAACTTCCGTAACCATAAAAACGAGATTTATACTATTATGGAGAATGTTCTTACAACTAATCTTCCACTTGCATGGGAGAATAGTCCATTCTACGAGCAGTTTGTAGATACAAAGAACGGCGCATTAGGAGATGCTAATGAGTTCGTTGTTGAAGATAATTCAATTCTTGTCGCTTCAAGATTCTCTGGAAATCATTGGGATACAGACCGTCAGAAATTACAGGGTAAGAAAGCATTCTCTGTAAGCACAGAATGGGTTTACATCCGTGTTTATGATGAATTGGAGAGATTTTTAAAGGGTACCGTTACTCTTCCAGAAATGATGGCTAAGTTACAGAAGGGCTTTACAAACGAGATTGACACTCGTGTTTATACTTCTTTTAATGGTGTTGGTACATATCTTCCTGCCAAGTTCCAAGAAACTGGTTCTTATGACAGAGATACTATGGCTGAGTTAATTCAGAGAGTACAGATTGCTTCTCAGAAGAATGTTGTACTTGCTGGTACAAAATCTGCTCTTGCACACATTGTAGATGGTGTTGAAGCAAGTCGTATGTCTGAAAGACAGAAGGAAGAGCTTGCTACAAAGGGTGCATTACTTGATATGACAGGTCTTGGCGTACAGGCTATCGAGATTCCACAGACATTTGTTCGTGGCACTTATGATTTCAAGGTTGACAACAAATCTATCTTTGTCCTTCCTGATAATGAGAAGTTTATTAAGTTGTATTTTGAGGGTGAGACTCGTGCAAGAGATTTAAGTTCACAGGATACAAATGACCAAAGTATCGACAGCCAGATTCAAACTAAGCTTGGCGTAGGAATTATTGTGTCAAATCTGATTGGAAAGTATACAATCGTTTAATTGGTATTTTAATTTAATGACAATAAAACCATTCAGCACCTATTATGGGTGTTATTTTTATGCCTATTTTTAGGTGCTGGGTTTGGAGTAAATATATGAGTGATAAGAAAAAATTTGATAAAGAATATTCGACTACATATATAAAAGAAAAACAATATCTTGATAAATGTGGAATTAGATATACTTTTGTCAAAGAAATAAACGGAATAACAATTTATAAGTATAAAAAGACATCTGAATTATACAAGTGTCTTTCGTCTTTTTATGAACAATTCGATGATTAAAATTGGAGGAATATTTAATGAATTATGAAACTATGGGACTCGATGAGTTAAAGGAGTATGCAAAGTCACTTGGCATTACATTTGGAAAGATTGGGAAAGAAAAACTTATCGAAAAGATTAAAGAACATGAAAAGAATGAATCTGCAATTGCTTCTGTTCTTGAAGATGATGACTTAGAAGAAAAGGTCGAAGTAACGAATGAAACACCAGTAGAAAACAAGAGTAATTCTTTGTTAGATTCTATTACATCAGCTATTGATGACCTTGAGGATTCAAGTGGTGGTGATGTTGAACCTATCGTAGATTTACCTATTGATACTGTTATTGGAGTTAAATCTATTACTTTTGGTGGGTTGACATATAAATCTAAGACTAACAATGCAATATTTAGATGGAATCAGATTGGTGCAGTTGAATATATGACTATTGGACAGCTCAACGAAATGAATAATTACAAGACTGATTTTCTTAGAAAACCATTAGTAATTTTATTAGATGAACGTGCAATTAAGAAGTTTAGATTAACTCCTGTATATGAAAACGTGGCAAAAATCAACAATCTTGCTTCTGTATTTAATTCAGATATAGCAACTATTGAAAAAGTAATTGATGATGCGTTACGTGTAAATATGCGTGACATTCTTATTTCTAAGGTTCGTCAGATGTACAAGAATAAGAAGTTGGTAGATATTAACATTATACGTTTACTTGAGAATAAGTTGCAGTTTGATTTATCGGAATCAGAATAAAAAAGCGGGTGAACAATATGGCTAATACTACCTATAAAGAACTTGCTGATAAATTCTTTAATAAAATTCTTGATTATAATTTCGCAAGTGGTATGAATGAAGAAACAGCGTATGAAATAGCTATTAGTTATATTGATGCTGCTTGTAGTAAATTTGAATCTTGTACTCAAGATTTAGACAGTAGAGATGATGTTTTACAGGAATTTGATTGTGTATTAACACCGAATAATAAAGAAATCTTGTGCAATTATATGGTTATTGAATGGCTGACATCTAATTACATTACGACTTCTCAAGCATTGAAGGCAAGATTATCAACAAGTGATTTTCATGCACTTGGTCAAAAGGATATGCTTGCAAAGGCGTTAGAAGTTAGAGATGTTTTAAAGTCTCAAAACGACCAACTTGCTATCAATAAATCTTATAAAGGTTCAGAACTTTATGATATTGTAACAAATAGGAAGAAGGTGTAATTATGAGCCTTCAACTTATGAAATACCGTATGAATAATAGGGGGGATACTGCAAGAGATGAAATGATTCGTGATGGGCAAAATCTTCTCAAAGAGGAACTTGAGCATGATTCGTCTTACTCTCCTACTCTTCTATTTTATCCATACGATTATAACAAAGGTTCAGATGGTGAATGTGCTAATCTTCGTATATACAACAGAAAAAAAGATTCTACATATGGTGAGGTACAGAATTTTGTTTCTACATATGATAATCCGATAAAAAAAGGAATGTATTTTCATGATACGAAAGATGACACTTATTGGATTGCAACGGAATCATACAATGTCAATGATATTCAATTTGAAGGGAAAATGGCAAAGTGTATATACACTCTTAGATGGCAGGATTCAGATGGTAATATTATTGAAAGAAAAGCTGTTACCTGTGATCAGACTAAATATTCAAATGGACAAACTGGTAACTCTACTATTATGGTGGCTGACAATCAATATGGTTTATTAGTGCCTATTGATGAAGTCACAAAGAATTTGAAAAGAGAAATGCGTTTCCCATTTGATTTTGATGATATAGATAATCCAGACATTTATAGGTTATCAAATAGAAAAATTAACCTTGATGAAGGAATAATTCAATTATCCTTTAGTTTTGATGCTTTTAATTCTATGACTGATAAAAAAGTTACATTGGATGACGGGAAGCAGGTGTGGATTTGTGATTACTCTTCTTCCACTTCTTCTATCTCATCCACAGAAGAAATGCTCGTTTCAATTGTCGGCTCTGACACTCTCAGAATCAATAGGACAAAGACTTGGACTGTTGAGTTTAAGGGCAAAGGTGAAAATAATGTAGAAGTTGATAATTGGAAATGGAATATCAAGGCAGATTTTGATATGTCTGAACTTGTTATGCAAGAATCAGGATTGAATATTAAAATAACTGCTCAAGATGATGACTCATTAGTGGATGAGTCTTTTTTATTGCAGATTTTGAGTGGTGATGGAACTGTTTTGGCTGAAAAACAAATTGATATTGTTGATGGATTTTAGGAGGTGATTGAAAATGGGTAAAGCTAGAAGTTATGAGATTATTGAATATCGAAATAAAATAATTAGCGCTATTTGTGAATCGCCTGAACTTGTAAAGTTACTTGGTGAAGAAAAGGCTAGAGATCCAGAAGAAGTAATTCCTTGGAAGTGGGTATTCCCACATGAGTTTATTCCAGATACAATTACAGAAATGAATAGATATATCAATTTTGAAATTAGTACAACTATAGATTCTCAAAACAATGTGTATAAAGATATTTCAATATATTTTTATATATTATCACACCAAGACGTTATTCGTTATAAGGAAAAAGGACGAAGTTTTCTATGGTATGACAAAGTTGTTTGTGAACTAGATAACATATTTAATGAGCATGACATTTTTGGTATAGGTGGAACAATGCAACTTGTTAGCAACGTACCTTATTTTCCACAACAAAAATTCAAAGGAAGGATGTTGAAATTTGTTGTAAAAGATTTCAACAACGGATTGAAATATGGAAAGTAAAGTAAGTTTATTAAAAACAGACCATGTAGATATTACGCCTAAAATTAAAATATATATTCCAACTGTTGGAGAGGTATTGGAAGATGAACAATCTTACTACTCCACTATTACAGCTTTAACTGCAACACCATATCAATATATGGTTCAGTTGGATGATATGGGAATAGATTATACGGAAATTACAGATTATGATTTATTTTTAATGTTGTTCCCAATATATGCAAAAACAGATATATCCTTAATTTTTAAAGAATTGTATGTATCAGACTATGAAATATATAAAGACACAAGTAATGATACGACTGTATTATACAGTGAAACAAATTCGATGGATGGTAAAATAGATGAACTTGTTTATATAAAAATTGTAGACACTATAAGAAAAATAAATAGTTTAGAACGAGTTAAATTTAAGCCTGGTAATGAAGAAGCGAAGCGTTATCTTTTAAAAAGAGAACGAAAGAAACAAAAAAGAAATGCGAATAAACCATATGAACCATATTTAGAGAAGTTGGTTATAGCATTAGTAAACAGACCAGAGTTTAAATATAACTATGAACAAGTAATGGATATGTCTATCTACAAGTTTAACCAAAGTTTCAAACAGATACAAGCAAGTATAAATTTCGATAAAACGATGATTGGTGTGTATGCTGGTACTGTTGATACCTCTAAAATGACAGATAAGTCAAGTCTGTCATGGATACCAATTAAATAACAAAACCTAAAATAAGACTTCGTTTTGAAGTCTTATTTTTATACAAAATTTTAATTTTAAAAGGAGGAAAATAATATGGCAGACATTGATGTAAGCAAACTTATTATTACTGAAGTTGACCAGATTACAGCATTTAATAATGCTGGTGAACTTGAATTTATCATGGATGAAATTCAGGATGCAACAATTAGTAATACGCAAGAAAAAACAGATATTACAGGTAAGGGTGGACGTAAAATTGGTTCTTTAAAGAAGAATAAAGGCGTTACAATTTCTGCAACAAATGGAGTATTGGTTGGCGGAGCCTTGGCAGCCCAGACTGGAACAGAGATTGAGCAAGGAAGTTTTAAAGTAAGAAAGACAGAAATTGCAACAGTTAGTTCCAATAAAGCAACCATTACTGGAACACCAGTTGGAACTACTGGTAACGAAATTGGATATGCATATATCAAAAATGCAAATGGTTCTCTTGGAAAGAAGTTTACTCAGGATGCCTCTGCTTCCACAGGAAAATTTTCTTTTACAGGAAAGGATTTAACTTTTGAAACAAGTGAAGTACCAGATGGAACAGAAATTGTTGTATTCTATGATGAATCTGTAACATCAGCAAAAATTTCAAACGATTCTGAGAAATATAGCAAAACTGTAAAAATGTATATAGATGTAGTTTGTCAAGATAATTGTGACAATCAATATCATGGACAGTTTTTAATTCAAAGAGCAGATTGTAATGGAGAATTTGAATTTACAATGGGAGGAGATCCTACAGTTCATAAACTAGATGCGGATTCTTTAGCTGGTGGATGTACAGGCTCTACAAACTTGTGGGATTTGGTAGTTTATTAAAACAAATTAACTGGCAAGGCATGTTTTAAATGCTTTGCCAACTTCACAAGGAGGGAAAGATGTCATATAAAGTACAAAAACCATGTAGAGTGTGTGGAAAACTATATACGCCATGTAGTGATTGCGAAAATGATAAAGAAATTTTTAGATGGCGTACAGTCGCCTGTTCGTATGAGTGTGGGCAAGAATATTTAAAACGTGTATTGGAAGCACGTTCAGACAAGAAAGATGTTAAATTGCATAGTTCATCTGAAAATAAAGCGAATAAAAAAGATGAGAAAAAGACAGATAATAAATCTGTAAAAAATATAAAAGAAAGAGAGAAGATTGATTAGAGAGATAGGGTATAACATAGATTTTTTAATCAATTGAATTTTTGTTATACCCTATTTTTTACTATTATAACATATATGGAAAGAAGAACAAAATGGGATAAAGAATATCAAACATCATTTTTTGATGAGATAGTTTACTTAAAATCAAAGGGAATTCGGTATACGTGGGTTTATAAAAACGAGGACGGAATTTCTGTTTGGAAATTTAAGAAAGAAAAGAAGTTATGGGATGCATTGGCTGAAATGTATTCTAACAAAAAGTATGAATAAATAATTTTTGAGTGATTGAATGGAGAGAAAAAATGGTTTTAGATAAAGAAGTTGAAGTAAAACTGAATAATAGAATTGCAAAAAGATACAGGGATAAAGGATATATTCTTCCAACAAAAATCGGTACAAAAGGAAAAGAGATTGTTGATACATCGAAATCAATTGTTGTAAAAATTGAAGATTTAGATCCGTTTTCAACGGTTAGAGTGCATGTCGCATGTGATATTTGTGGAGAGGTAAAATATCAACCATATAGAGAATATTGTAGACTGTTAGACGAAAATGGGTTAAAGACATGTAAAAAATGCAAGACTGTAAAATATAGGAAAACATGCATGGAAAGATATGGAACTACAAATACTACTTGTCTACCTGAAGTGCAGGAAAAAATGAAAAAGACAAATCGTGAACGTAGAGGTGTTGACTGGGCTATGGAAAGTAAGGAAGTCCAAGAGAAACGAAAACAAACCAATTTAGAACGTTACGGTTATGAATGGGCGAATCAAAATAAAGATATTTTTCAAAGAATTATAGATACCAATATATGGATAAATATGGCGTTGAATCAGTTTTATCTTTGGATTTCATGCAAGAAAAAGCAAGAAATACAATGATTGAGAGATATGGTACATATAACACTATGGAGATTTCAGAAATTAGGAAGAAAATTGAGGAAACTAATTTGAAAAGATATGGAAGCAAATGTACTTTTGGATGTCCAGAAATTTACAAAAAAGGAATAGAGTCAAAATATGAAAATGGAACTATAGCTACGTCAAAGCAACAAGCTTATATATGTAATTTGTATGATGGAACATTAAATTCCCCATGTTCACATTACAATCTTGATATTGCATTGGATGATATAGATATTGAATATGACGGAAAAGGTCATGATTTATCTGTAACTCTTGGAAATATATCTCGTCATGATTTTGATGTAAAACAAATAGTGAGGGATAAAATTGTTAAATCAAAAGGTTATAAAATCGTAAGATTTATTTCTCATACTGATAAACTCCCAACAGACGAAATTCTATTACAAATATTAAACAAGTCTAAAACATATTTTTCTACTACTTCTCACACATGGGTTGAATGGTATTTTGATGAAAATAAATTTAGAGATGCTGAACACATGGATGGTGAATATTTTAATTTTGGAAAATTAAAGAAGGTTCAATCTCAGTCATCAAAATCCGCATAACAATAACAAAAAATAAACACATAGGGAGGAAAAACAATGAAAATTAATTGGAAAGTTCGTTTTAACAAAGAAAATGTTTTATTTATTACGCAGGTTATTATTTCTGTAGTAATTCCGATTTTGACATACTTTGGATTACAAGCATCAGATTTAACAACTTGGGCAAAAGTATGGGAAACGTTTATACAGGCAGTAAGTAATCCATATGTCGTTGTAATGGCAATTGTATCTTTATTTAATGCAATTACAGATCCTACTACAAAAGGAATAAAAGATTCCACTTCTGCCCTATCATATACTCAGCCAAAATAAGAAAGCCGAGGAGGATGGGATGGATACAATAAAACAATTAACGGAACTAGATTATAGTACGCTCGTTATCGGGGTTGCTATTGTAGCAGGTGTCTTTAAAGTAATATGTGAGTTCTGTGTATGGATAATTCAATTTTTTGGACTAGAAACAAAAGGAATGAGACAAAAACGTGAAGAGCATGAACTTCTTATTAAGACTGCCGATAATCTTGACTCGTTACAAAAGAAACAAGAAGAAGATGTTAAGCAGTCTATTCGTCACGATAAAGTGATTAAAGATGATTTGAAAATTGTATCTAATAAGGTAGATGCAATTGCGGTTACTTTAAATAAAATGCAACAAGCAGACAATATAACAGAAATGAAAAAATTAAAAGGAAAACTTGTTAGTTATTACAATAAGTATAAAAATTCAGACGGATGGACTTCTATGGACAAAGAAGTGTTTTGGGACTTATTTGAAGATTACGAATTAAGAGGTGGAGACGGATTTGTGCATGGAACTATTGAACCTGTGATGAGAGAATTAAAGGTTATTGATAAAGAATAAAAACAAGAAATTAGGTGATAAGATGGCAAATACAGCAAGTAAAGTAATTCAGGTGGCAAAAAAAGAAGTCGGTTATTTAGAAAAAAAATCAAATGTTCGGCTTTGGCTTGGAAGCAAAACTAAAAACGCAGGCTCAAACAATTACACAAAGTACGGTAAGTGGTTTGGTATGAATGGTGTGTATTGGTGTGCTATATTTATAAGCTGGATTTTTAATAAAGCATTTGGAAAAACAAAAGCTAAGGAATTATTATGTGGTATATTTTCCGCAAGTTGTGAAACTCTTAGGCAACAGTTTATTAAAGCAGGCAAATATACAAGTGGTAAAACTACCCCAAAAAAAGGATATATTATTTTCTTTGTGGGTTCTCGTCATAATGGAGCAAATCATATAGGTATTGTATATAAGGTTGAGAGTGGACGGGTTTATACAATTGAAGGAAATACATCAGGTGGTTCGACAGTCGTTGATAATGGTGGTGGTGTAACATATAAGAGTTATCCTATTGGATATGAAAAAATCCTTGGTTATGGTAAACCTTCTTATGACAAAGATACTTCGTCTTCTTCTGCTTCAACAAATTCTACGTCTATAAAATTATCTGCTCCAAAGCCAACATTGAAAATGGGGGTTGTTGGTGCATCTGTAAAGACGTTGCAGAAATGTTTGAATAAGGCAAATAAAACAAATTTATCTGTAGATGGTATATATGGTAAAAATACATATAATGCGGTAATCAAGTTTCAGAAATCGAAGAATATTGTTGCTGATGGAATTTACGGAAAAGATACATATAAGAAATTAAAGCCCGTAATTAAATAATAAACGCATCATTATTAAATGTTTCATGCATGAAACACTACTTGCATTATAATATGTATATACATAAAAAATCTACAAATACTACATATTATGGAAAATAAAGTATGGTTTTATCGAACGAAACAAAATATGTCATTAAGAGAGTTATCACGAAAAACGGGTATATCAGTTGCAAATCTTGATAAAATTGAGAATGGAAACACTCATGATATTTTGTTAAGCAATGCAATTGCTTTATCAAAAGCTTTACATGTAGATTTGTATGAATTATTTTGTATAAAAATATAATGTAAGGGGTGATATTATGAAAGGAGAACGAAAATTTTTCAAAGTGGTGTGCATTGATGAAAACAATTCTTTTGAATATCGAATTTTAGAGGATATCAATTGCAATGATTTGGAAAGTGTTCACGAATTTGTGACACAAAAGTTGAAAAAACATAAAGGAGCAAAATGGATATTATTGCCATGCTCTTGTAAAATGTAAGCTAAATTAAATATTATCAACAAGAAAGGGCAGATTCTTCGGAAGCTGCTCTTTTGTTGTGTAAAGGAGTGAAAGAAAAATAGCTCAGAATCCAGGAAAGATTTTTGAACGGTCGATTAAAGATTCTGTTCCAAATACATGTTGGATTTATCGTTTTAGGGATAATGCTGCATCGTTTGGTAATGGAAATAATACTAGATTTGCCAGTAGTAATATTTGTGATTATCTTCTATTTGATGATGATTCAAGGACGTTGTATTTACTCGAATTAAAATCAACTCAGTTAACAAGTCTACCATTATCAATGATTAGAGATAATCAAATTAAATCTCTGCAAGAAGCAAGTGAACATAATCTTGTCGCAGGATTTATTTGTAATTTTAGGAACGAAAACAACGACACATTCTTTATAGAAATCTGTGATTTCGTAAAGATGATGGAGAATATAAATAAGAAGTCGTTCAATATTAACGACTTGAAAAATAACAATGCTATTCAAATAAATAGCAGAAAGAAACGAACTAGATATACATATGACATTCAGAAGTTCGTCAACGAGTCACATTTGTAAAAGAGAACAAATAAATGACATATTAATTTGTCTGTTCAGGTTGCAGCCATGATGAAACAATATCAATGTCAATGACATCAATTTCACAAAGGAAAGGAAAAATAACATGATTAAAAAAATTATGAACTATATCGAATACAAGAAAAGATTAAGATTGCTCAAAATGATTGCAGTAAATAAACTTACTGATTTCGTAATCAATAATGATTCTTATATTGTTGGATTTAATAAACTTCTACTTGCAATGGCTAATTCTGACAACGCAGAAGAATTACAGAAAATACTTAATGATTATGTAACTGCTCTTGATGCAACAATTAAAGTTAATAAATCGCTAAATAAAGATGAGAAGTAAATATGATTAATAACATGAATGATTTAGAAAAGGTATTACAGCCTTATATTATCAAGTCTATGGAACTTACAGAAGAAATAATCTTCAAAAAAATTAAAGAAAAGGTTGAGGATTATTATACTGAATATCAACCTATAGTTTATCAAAGAACAGACAAATTAAGAGAAGCCCCTTTTAAATCAGAAATAAAGAAAAATGGAAATGGATATTATTTTGTTGTTGGATTTAAAGATGACTATTTAACATTTCAATATACAGGAAATCAGCGATGGAGTGGTAATGTTTTTGCAACAGGTGAAGATGTATTAAGATATTTTAATTTTCATTCTCATGGTGGCACTGTAAAAGGTTCGCATAATTATTGGGATGAAGTTTTATCTGATTTGGGTGGAGATGTTGGAATAATAAACTTATTTAAGCAAAATTGTAAACGTGTTGGGTTACCAATTAAATAATGCAAGGATTGTAAGTGTCAAAGCTTACTCTCCTATTCTACTAACGCTCCTTTCGTGGGCGTTATTTTTATGCACAAATTCACAAGAAAGGAGAATAAATATATGGGAATGAATGATTTTCAATTAGGTTTATTCGGTAGTTTAGACAAAACTAAATCAAAAGAACAATTGAATAAAGATATTGAAACATTAAAAAACCAATTAAATAGTGTAGAAATTCAGGCGAAACTTGGGAAAGATGCTGTTGCTAATCTTACAAGACAGCTAAACGCTACACAGATTACATTAAGCAATGTAAATATTGATCAAGCTACTATCAATAGGATGGTAGGTCAGATTAACTCTGCATTGGGGAATATTCAAATTGGAAATATAAATTCTGGAAGTGCTACTCAATCTGCACAGAGAGTTGGACAGCAAATTGGTCAACAAGTACAACAAGGAGTAAGATTTGCTACAAAAAATATAGATATAGGAACGATAGGTGCTTCTATTGATAGAAACGGTAATATTGCAACCCAAATTGAGACTATTCGTAATGGCTTTGCAAAACTCGGTGTTTCTGCTGATGAAGTAAAAGGAAAAATGAGTAATCTTGATACAGAAGTTTCTACTTTGAGAAATCTGCTAAATAATGGCGCTAGTAAAACCGCAATCGCTACTCAGTTTGAAAAGGTAAATGTGGTTTTGAAACAAACCCAGAACGATTTGAAACAAACTCGTTCTGAATATAGCTTACTTATTTCTGAGCAGCGTAGACTTTCATATGCTAATTATTTGGAAGGATGGAAGCAAAAAAACACAAATGCCACTAGAGATGCAATAGAAAAAATTGACAAATATATTGCATCTTTGCGTAACTTAAATACGCAGATGACTAAAATTGAATTTGGTAAAATTCAGACTGGATTCAAGAATACTGAAAATTCTATGCGTGGTATTGGTAAACTTGGTGCTAATCTAAAAGACCAATTTTCACAAGCTGCTGAAAGTTTTACTCAATGGGTTTCTGTTAGTTCGGCTCTGATGGGATTGGTTTATAAAATCAAACAAGCTATACATGAAATTAAAGAAGTAGATACTATTCTTACAGAAATTGCCAAGACTTCTGATAGAACAATGAATCAGCTACAATCTCTTGCAAAAGAATCTTATTCTCACGCAAGCAAATATGGACGAACTGCTTCTGATTGGTTGACTGGCGTTCAAGAAATGAATCGAAGTGGTTTTCAAGGACAGCAAGGAAATGATATGGCTGATGTATCAATACTTGCTCAAACTGCTGGTGACCTAAATAGAGATACGGCTGATGGTTATATTCTTGCTATGAATGCAGCATATGATTATCAGGGTAGTATTGAAAAATTAAAAACTGCGTTGGATGGCATGAATCAGATTACAAATGTTAATTCAACGGACATGGAAACTATGGCAAATGCCATTACAAAAGCAGGTTCTACTGCTTCTACCACAGGTGTCCAAATTGATGAATTATCAGCGATGATTGGTACAATTTCTGCCAGAACAAAAGAGTCTGGTGAAGAAGTTGGTACTGGTATTAAATCATTGTTAATCAATTTACAAAATACATCTTCTGATAAGATTGTTACAACTTTAAATGAAGCAAATGCTTCCATGACTGAAATGAAAAATGGAGTTGAACAACTAAGAAGTCCAATTGAGATTTTAAAAGATTTAGCAAAAACATTTAATAGTCTTGACGAAAAAGATCCATTAAAATCAAAGATATTGACAAATATTGGGCAAAAGTACCATGCTAATGAACTCTCTGCCCTGCTTAGTGGATGGTCTGATTTTAATAAGATGATGGATGATTATGCTAGTGGAGATGGTTCAGCAGAAAGAGAGGCAGAGAAAAGCGCAAATAATCTTGAGGGTAGCCTTAATAAACTTTCCAATACTTGGACTTCTACCGTCAACAACATTGTCAATTCAAAAGATCTTACTAATACTGTAAAAACATTAAATAGTATGTTGGGTGCTATCAATGATATTACATCGGCTCTCAAAGGAGCTGGTTCTATCGGAGTTGGTGTAGGTTTAATACAAAGTTTAACAGGTCATGGTGAATGTACAACATTTCAATATAATTAAAAATAAAAGTGGAGATTGTACTGTGCCCACCCTTCTAAGATTACATAATAATGCCATGTAATTAACGGACGGGAGCATAAACCACTATAAAAAATGGTGACCTTTGATTCTTTATAAAATCATAAATAACCGAATATGCTGGAAACCCTAAAGACTATATACATCCAAAACGGAGTCGGAAACGATAAACGGCAATGGTGTTGAAAGGCAGAAAAGAAAGTATATAGTATGTTGCGTGACGAGAGTTGCTGCAATAATTTATGCATAAATGGTCATTACACATCTTCTGAATATATTATAAGAGAATAATATATTGTGTGATGGGCAGAAAGGAATGGGTAATCAATAGTAAAAGCAGGGAAATCCCTAAGTCAAAAAGATATGGGAATGCCCCCAACGACTGACAAGGTTTGACTGCATACAGGCGTAATTGTATGTGGTTGTGATATACAGTCTGAACCTCATGAAAGTGAGCCACCATAAAAATATATCTTCTATACAGGTGGAACGAAGAAACCACGATTTCATATCAAGTAAACAGAGAATAATAAAATAGAGGACAGTCGTTATGACCTGCCCTCTATTATGAAAAAAGGAGAAATAAATATTTGGCTTATACAAAAGAATAAAATTATTTAGAATATTTTGCGAAATTAAGTTCACATCTATTTACAAAATTTAGTATCTGTGTTATCTTCAAAATATGAAAATTTTTCAATTTTTGAAGGAGGTAATACAGATGGATTATACATCAAAAACTCGTTCTTTACAGTCACTTGTAAAGGATATGAACAAGGGGACAATCAATCTTTCTCATAAATTACAGCGACCAGAGGGACAGTGGAATCGCAAGCAACGCACTGATTTGATTGATTCATTGCTTCGTCATTATCCTATCAATCCGACTTACGCAATTGTAGAGGACGATGGAACTTTATCAATTATTGATGGTGTACAGCGTCTTTCTACTATAAGAGATTATATTGACAATGTATTCGCTTTATCGAAATATATGAATACTGTTATTGTTAATGGCGAAGAAAAAGATTTGTCTGGTTTAAAATTTGATAAACTTGATGAAGATACTCAGGATGAAATTTTAAAATCAGAATTACAAATTTATAGAATGACAGATTGTACAGAAACAGATATTCGTGAGCTTTTCCGTAGACAGAATGCAGGAAAACCATTGTCAAATAAGCTTTTGCGTGTGGTGCATGAATCAGATAAATTTAGTGATATGGTCTACTCTCTCGCTAATCATCCATTTATGGATAAAATCATGTCAAAGACACAGCGTAAGAATGGAACAGACAGAGATACAATTATTCAAGCTATGATGCTTATATCATCTAATCAGGAACAGGAATTTACATCTTTTAGAACAAAAGATATTGATACTTATGTAATTGACTATGCAGACCAGTATCTTGATAAAGCTGATACATTAAAAGAAGCTATGGATAGATTTAATGAAGCATTTGATGGTAAAATAAAAATCCCATCCACAAGTATCCCACAAATTTTATATAGTGGCTATAGGATTGTCAAAGATAAGAAGTCATTCTCTCGTCTTGCAGAAAAGGTGTCTGAATTTATTGCAACATATGATTCTAATGAAGAATATAAACAGTATGTTCAGAGTGGTACAGGCAGTCGTGAAAATGTCAAAGGACGTTTCGATTATTGGCGTGAAATTGTAAAGACGTTACAGTAAAAGATTTGAAGAGTAGTCGGTTGACTACTCTTCTTTTATATGCGTCTATAAACATATGTTCTGATAGTATTTTGTCGATTATTGGTATATAATGGAAATATCAAATACTAATGATTGGGGAATTATTATGGCAAACTCAGATTATATATTATTTTTAGACGAAAGTGCAGAAACAAAAACAAATCCATATTTGTTACTCGGTGGTATTATAATATCAAGAAATAATTACAAAAAAAATTTGATACCATCTATACAGAATACAAAATCCATTTTAGGAAATCCTAATATAGTATTCCATTATACCAATATCCTTAAAAAGCAGAAAGATTTTAAAATCTTATGCTCAAATACTGATATGCAAACTAGGTTTTGGACTTCACTGAGAAAAAGTATCAATGAAACAGACTTTAAAGTAATAACTGCATATACTAATGTGAAGGAATATCTTAATGAATATCCTGAACTTTCTCATGATATATATGAGATACTTTTCTCTTCTGTAATAAATAGTTATATACATTTTTTAATAAAAAATAAAGCTCGTGGAAGTATAGTGTTTGAAGCAAGAGAAGAAACACAGAATAGAAAAATACAAAAACATTATTTTAATATTCTACAAAACGGTACTAATATTTACATTCCAGAAGCAATTGATAAATATATAACCACAACGAGTTTTACTGTAAAAGAAGAAAATAGTATTGGATTACAAATGGCAGATATTGTTGCGTATAATTGCATAAGGTATATCAATGGATATAAAATCCAACATTCTATGTGGAATGTTTTAGAACCCAAAATATACGATGGATACAAAGAAAATCTTAACTCATATGGATTGGTAAAATTATTTTAATATTGACAACAGGTTTATTATTTGATATAATACTTCTTACAAACAAGGAAATGGGTGTCCATTAGCCTTGATTTGTACCATATCAAACAGAAATGGGAGTCCATTAGCTGATAGATATGTGACATCAGGAGGAATTTAAACAATTGTCTTTGACATGCGTTTAACACATGAGGTAATACAGAGCCATAATATTATGGCTCTGTATTATTTTTGTCAAAAAATAAAAAAGAGTAGTAATTTCTCACCACTCTTCTACCTTATCTTGGTAGACCGAATATATGTTTTTCAAGAATTTTCAAATTAAGTATTGACAACCAACTTACGACGTTATATAATCGAACTTGTAACAAAGGAGGTATATAGATGTCAGATGTTAGAGAAGTCTACGTTACTGCCGAGGTAGCAAAAATATTAGATATTACTCCTGCTTATCTCATTAGATTAGCCAAAAGTATTAATCTTGACGAAAGCCAATTTAGAGAGGCTGGTAAACGCAATTATCTTTTTAGCAAAGAATCGGTAGAATTAATTAAAGGAAACTTAAAAAGATAAAAGACATCCACAGCTCCGACCAAAGAACAAATGGATGTCTTACATATGAGATTTCTCTCAATTTCTATTCTACTATACTTTCAAAATTTTATCAATGGAATTTTGGAGGAACATTATATGAGTGAACTAAATTTTATCAAAAGGTTTGAAACTGTAGATGTAGAATGTTTTAATTTTAAAGGAAAAGCATTATTTAACCCATATCATGTTGGTAAGTGCCTTAAGATTAGTGATAGCAATGTAAGAAATTATCTTGCTAAGATGAACGAAAACCAAGCAATCATCTTGAAAAATTCAGATGTCCAAGATATGGACTTCCGAAAAATGAATAATCGTGGTGAGAAATTTATCACGAAAAGCGGTGTATATAAGCTTATATTCAAATCACAGACAGATAAAGCAGAAAAGTTCCAAGATTGGATTACTGACGAAGTGCTACCTTCTATTGAAATGACAGGCGGTTATATTCCAATTAAGGAAGAAGAACCAAATGAGCTATTCTTAGCAAGAGCTGTTCAGATTGCAAATGAAACAATCAAGCATAAGGACGAAATTATTGCCAATCAGAAAAAGAGAATAGAATCATTAAAAGAAACTGAACAGGACTGGAAACTTCTAATGGATACAAAAGGTACATTCTCAGTAAATGAGATTGCACATTTTATCGGAATTGGTGAGTACAAACTCTTCTCTTATATGAGAAATATTGGATTACTTTTCAAAAATGAAAATGGAGATAATGTTCCATATGAGAACCCAACTAATAAAGGAAAGTTTACTGCTATTCCTGCTATTGCACCTGATGGAACTGCTCATTTGCAAACAAGAATTTGTCCTGATGGTATCTCTTACATAACAAAGCTGCTTCGTAAATATGGATATTTGGAGGTAGCATAATGAAATACATAAAACTAATTGCATTAAAAGTTGATGATTTCTCTTCCTCTATTTTCTTTGAGAACAATTATGGTATTAACGACAAAGACATTTTAGAAGTGGACAAGAAGTGTTGTGAAAACGATGGTTGTACGTGTATTGTTTTAGACATGAAAAGTAATACAAAAGTATAGTTCAAAAAGAGAGAATATATACATAGATGAGTCCGTAGTTATGATGAACCACGGACTCGTTGATGATACTACTCTTCTACTCTCCTGATAAATCGACAATTGGCTAAGATAATGTTTCTATCTTTCAGATGTTATTGTTACTTTATCTGTTATGCTTATTGCCGTGTGTTTTGGTTTGTTACTATATACCTTGCGCACGATATATGCAATAACAAACCAAGGCGTTTGACTAATAAGTGCCAAAATGATGTTTGGAATTTCTGACATCGCATTCCTCATTTCTGCAAGAATATAAATTGCATATCAGTTGGAAATTGATGCAGAGAATTCTGCTATGAAGTTTTAGATTTTCCAAGAGGTGTTTCGCCTTACCTTTCTTGCCTTGGTATGGTTACGGTTAATATAGTTAATATGTTACATGACAGAACTACACACGAGGTCGTAGTGTTCTCACGACCATATTCTGTCATGTTTAATTTTATCACCTATTGGAAAGTCTTAATAGACAGAACATATATTTTGTAAAATTTTTACAAAACTTTAGTCAGGTTTTATTCACCACTTACTTCCACAATTGTTGCATTTCCAAGTCTTTCCTATGTCTCCTGTGCCAAATATTCCAAATAAACCTATTTTAGTAGCTTTCTTTATGGTTGAAATTTTGGATATATTAGTGCTTCCACAGGTAGGACATTTAGGTATATTGTTATCTTTTTGGTCAGTTTTATCACTTCTACTCTCATACTGTTTCAAATTTTTGATAATCCCATTGAGTTATATAATATTTTATGTTATAATAAATATTGACTATACGAAAGGAGGTATATTAGATGAGCAAAGAATACACAGACACTGATAGAAAAAATGATTTTGATTTTTTCCTATCTCAATATGATGATTTGTATAAAAAATATGGACATTGTTGTATTGCCATTAGATTCAAGGAAATTTTGGGAATATACAAAAGTATTCCAGAAGCAATTAATGTACTTTCTAACCAATACGATTTAGGTGAGTATATTGTGCAAGAATGTAACGGAGATGAAAGTGGATATACAAACTATATATCATCTTGGCAATTAGTTGGAGTTTAAGGAGTTATAAATGAACAAAAGCGTACTATCTGTATTCACAGAAAAATATACAAAAATTGAAAATCGTTTGCTGAATAAAGTAGTTCTTTGTGCAAACGGAATTGCCGATCAAGCATTGGCGCAATGGGATACTGGTGCAACAAATACTTGTATTTCAGAAGAAATTGCTAAAAAATATAATTTGAAACCAATTTCATATGCACAGTCAAAAACTCCATCTGGAAAATTAACATCACCAATATACTTTATTGATATTGTATTAAACAATGAAGTTGTATTTACCAATTGGGCTGTTATGGGTAGTAAGATTGGTGAACAAGGTATTGATGTTCTTATTGGTATGGATGTAATATCTAAAGGTGATTTCGCTATATCTAATTATAATGGTAAGACGCAATTTTCTTTTAGAATACCATCACAAAACGATGTTGACTACAAAGCAGAAGCAAATATAGAATAAAAATAAAGATGCTGTTTATTGGACAACATCTTTATTTTATACTTACTTGGTTACTTATAATCAAGCCTTTATTACCAAGTATACTTACAATTTAGACATTTAAAACTCTTATTGATTTTTTTGCTGAAGATGCCTAACCCCATAATAGACATTGCTCGTTCAGTACCAGTTATAGCTTTTACGTTGGTTGAATGACAATTTGGACAGCGTACTTTGTTATCCTCTTCTACTTTCTTACTACTCTCCTGTTGTTTCAAATTAGCCTTGAACTGACTCATCTTTAGTTGGTATTCGATTGGATCATTCTCATATAATTCGGTCATTGCTTTCATAAAGTTTTCGTCTGTAGAAACAGCTTTTACCCAACCGCCATCTGGTATCGTGGATATATTTTCTTTATTTAACGGACATAAGCACTCAGGACATTCGTCAAGTTCATCAATATTTTCTAATTTAGCACCACATATATCATGAAAATACATTCTAAAACCTCCATTCTTTATTGTCAGAAGTAATAAACTATGGATATATTATATCAGAACTTATAAGGCAGTACAATATAATTCTGAAAATAATACTTGGGGTGGAATTTTAGTTGATCTTGTTAAAGCTAAAAAGGGATTTGTAGATGTTAGTGATGAAGCGAATGCTTTCTTTGAAAAATATCAGAAAAATGGAAAGAATTTATCTAATGTAATATCAAATGTTTCAAAAAGTAACGGATTTAAAGGATTTATTAAGGATTCAAAACTAGCTGATAAGTATCTCATTTCTTTCTTACAAAACACAGAATATGGTACTAAAGATTTAGCAACATATCAGTTATATCTTAAGAATACTTCCAAAGATCTTACTCTCTTCCAACGTGCGGGCAAAGCGGCTGGAACAGTTATTAAATCATTAGGTGCTACCCTTGCTAGTGTAGCTGTATCATTTGTGATAACGGAAGTAATTTCGCTTGTAGCAACTGGTATAAACCATTTAGCCCATGAGGCAGAATACGCAAAAGATAGATTAGATGAATTCAATACATCCGTAAAAGATCAGCAAGACAATTTATCTACACAAGACAATTGGATAAAAGAATATGGGGAAAAATATGAGAAGCTTGCGGAAGGTGTAGATAAATATGGACATAATATATCGTTAACATCTGACGAGTTTTCGGAATATAAAAATCTGACAAGTCAAATTGCTGAAATGTTCCCTACTATGATTACTGGTTGGAATGAACAAGGCAATGCAATATTAAAAAATAAAGGTAGTATTGAAGAACTTACAAAAGCATATCAAGAAAATCAAGATGCTTATTATGCTGATATTCGTTCTAAATCTAAGAAAACTTTCGATGATTATAAAACAGAAACTAAAGATACAGTAAATGAAAAGAATACAATTGAAGGACTATTAAATGGCAAGTTATCCTCAAAGTCTGTTTATACTGGTACAATTGGCGGAAATGCAAAATTTATTCAGGTAAATGGCGGAAACAAAATATCTGTTGGTGATATACAAAAGGCATTAGGAAAAGATCTATATAACGAAGTATACAAGCAAATAAATCAAAAAGAAACAAGTGGTTATTTTGGGGATTTGTCTTTTGATGATTTATCTCCTGAACTCCAACAAAAAATCAAAGATATATATTCAAAATTAAATGATACAATAGATACAGAATCGGAAAAGGTGCGTCCTATTCTACAAGCATATTTGCAAGGTGATACATCTGGATATGATGAACTAGACGCAGAAGCCCAAACTGCTGTCCAATCATTCATTCAAAACGTAGACAATTCTTTCTTCGAGAATTTTAAAACTGATAGCGACATGGAAACATGGATACGCCAGAATGTCGTTGAGCCTTTAAAAAATGGTGTAAATAGTGATGATTTAGCTGTAAAAATTCAAACACTATTCTCTCTCGATCAAAAGGATTATAAAAGTTATCAGGATTATGTAAATGCTGTATTAGCTATTATAAATTCCTTGAGTAAGATGAAGGATAAAAATGGCAATGTAATCTATAACGATAAACAAATAAATACGATGAAAACACAATTTGGCGTTGGTGATGTAGATTCGGATGGTAATGTATCTGGAAATAAATATATAAATTCTGTTCAGGATAAGTTTAAAAATGTAAAAGGTGCAAAAGATTATATTGCAGGATTAAATAAAGAAGAATTAGACACAGTTATGCAATATAATCTTGAACCAAATAAAGATACTTCTGTAAAAGATTTGCAAAATTTTATCAAAAATCAGTTGCAACCTGAAACAAAGAAACCTGAAAATAAAGTAACATTCTCTTCTGCTTTTAACGATGATGATTTCAAGAAGTCAAGAGAAGAACTGTTAAAATTGGCATCATCAGGCGAACTAACTCCGTATACAATATCTTCTATAAAAGAATACAATGCTTTGTTAGAAGATACTGGGTTATCTGCTGAAAAGGCATATAAAAAGATAATGAAAATTGCACAATCAGATATGAGTGAAGCTGATTGGAAAACTACACTTACAAATGCACGTTCTCAAATTGCTGAAATTAAAAATCTAAAAAAGGAATTAAAAAAGAACGGTGAGAGTTCTGATTTTATGGATACTATTCTTGAAAAATTCCCACAGTTAATTGGTTATCTTGGTGATCAAAAGGGAATGCAAGAACAGTTAAATGAATTACAAAAGGAACAAGAAGATGTTGCCAACAATGCATATATGCATATGGTTGAAAATAGTGAATCTTATTATTCGACATTAAAACAAAAAGAAGCAGAAAAATTAAAAACAACCAGCAATACAATAAACAAAATAGTTAATGGTAATGCTGGTCTTGTAAAAGCTTTAGGTGGTTATTACAAAGTTGATTTGAGTAACTATGCTTCAATCGCTAAAGCAAAAGCTACATTAGAAAAGAATTTAATAACAAATCTTGCTAGTGCATGGAGTAAATTTTACAAAGTACAGGTAAATGCACAAACTGGATTAGCAGAAGTCCATAACGACAGCACAACTGTCCCTAGTGAATATTTAGAAAAAGCTAATGGTGATTATGGTAAGGCTGTTAGTATGATGACAAAGGAACAAAATAAACAAAAGAACTCTGCTTTGAAAGCAGCGAAAGCATACAATGAAGCGATAAAGGGTTTTAACTCAATTATAAAGAATCCAGGTGTATCTACAAATGTTAGTGATGGAAGTAAAAGCCAAAAAAACAAAAATACTTATCAGGCGTTTTCTCAGACTATAGATTGGTGCGCTCAAACCTTAAAGAAGTTGTCTGCACAGATAGATAATGTACAAGCAAAATTAAATAATACTTCTGCTTTATCAAAACAGATTTCTTATTATAAAAAACTTGTAAAATCCCAAAACGAACTTGCTCAAAGTTATGAAAAAACAGAAAATAAATATAACAAAGTGTATAAAAATGCTTTGAAAAAGTTGTCAAAATCAGACCAGAAAAAAGTTAGAGATGGTTCTTATACAATTGAACAGTTTAAAGGTAAGGCTAAATCTGGTGAGAAGTCTAATGCTGAAAAAAGATACAATAATATTCAAAAGGCTTTGACTGCAAGAGATAATTATTTAGATGCATCTACAAGCAGCGAGAATGAAAAGCAAAAGTTGACTGAATATATGCAGTCTCTTGCTTCTCTCAGATGGGAAAATGTAACTGCAAAGGTCGAAAAGTTAAATAATCAAATTAGTATTTTAGATACTCGTATGTCTAATGTAAGTGGATATGTTGCAAAAAATAAGGTGCTAAACGAACAATTGGATTTGCAGAAAAAGATTGTGGATAAACAACAAGAAGCATATAAAGCAAATCAAAAAGATGCTAATTCTTATTATAAGAAGATTTCATCAAAATATAAGAAGAATAAAAATTCAGATGGCACAATTAAAGTAACAGGAGTTACAAACAAAACGCAATTATCTTATATTAAAACATACAATGCTTATTTGAAGCAGCAAAAGACAAATCTTGTTGAATTAAAACAGGCACAAGAGGATTATACTGCTAGTCTTATAGAAGCAAGGCAAACAGCTTCTGAAAATATTAAAAGTGATTATGATAACAAGTTGTCTTTAATTGAAGCTAGAAGAACTGCTCTTGAAAATAAAGCATCATTGGCAGAAGCAAAAGGACAAATAGTATCTTCTTCTTATTACGATCTTCTTACAAATAATTCTAATCAGAGACTAAACGAATTAGATGCTGAAAAAGATAAACTTGAAACTCAGATGGAAGGTGTTAGAAAATATTCTGACCTATGGTATACTTTGCAGGCAAATATCATTTCCGTGGATCAGTCAATTGCAAATGAAAGTAAAAATGCTGTTGATAATATCAATAAGCAGGCAGAGGCATTGAAAAATTTGGCTGATGCAAAAAATGATTATTTGAATTCAACATATGATACTTTTGATTGGATAAATGGTTTCACTGACGAAGATGATTATTATGATGACGATGGTAACTATACAGATAAGGGATATGCTGTAATGCATAATAAGCTTGCCCAAATTGAAATAAAAAAACAAGAGGGTGAGAATTATGAGAAAGCCATAAGTGACTTAGATAAATTATACTATTCAAAAGATAGCAAATTATCTGAAGCAGAATGGTTAAAACAGCGTAATGAATTAAATAAGAGTTATCAACAGACACAAACTGATATTTATAATAAGGAAAAAGAATTAGCTGATATTAGAAATAAACAGCTTGAACAACAGTCTGATAAGCTTAAAGACATCATAGACCTGAAGAAAAAGAGTTTGGATGCTGATAAATCTGAATATGATTACCAAAAAAGCATTTCTGAAAAGACAAAGAATATTGCCGACTTGCAAAAACAACTTGCTATGTTAGAAGGAAACAATAGTGAGGATGCTATGGCTGAACGTCAGAAATTACAAAAAGAATTATCTGACGCAAAGGATGATTTAAAGGATACTCAATATGATAAATACCTAGATCGACTTGAAGATGCTTTTTCTGATTTAGAAGACAGATTCGACAAGCTTATTGAAGAAATGAAAAAAGAAGATGTGTCAACTACTACTGGAAATATTAAGACAGATGTTGAGGATAATAATTCTAGTCGTGCTGAAAGCGGTAATAAGGAAATACTAAGCGGGAACGGATTGCAAGTATTCGACAAGACAGCTAATTCTCTCATTACGGCAGGTACAAACATTGAGACAAAGGTTGATGATGTTAATACAAAGCTAGATAAAATCTTAGAAGCAACTATAAAAGATGATACAAAAAGAGACGGAAACGGTAATGGAACTCAAAAAAATAGTATCTCTTTAACGGATGCTTTGGGTGAATATAGCAAAAAGAATAAATCACAAGACACAAAGGGTAAATCTTCTCTTAATAAATACCTCGCAAGTCAGGGCTATGAAATGAGCAGTTATACAGGAATGGCGAAATTAACCACTGCTATCCTACAATCAAAATATTCCAATGGAATGAACAAAGATGACTATGTTAAATTAAGTGAAATTACATCTAAGGATAATTTTGATGGTAGTAAAGATGCAAATGCAAGTGAAAATAAGAGAATTCTTGAAAAATCATTGAAATATGTACGAGCGAAAGAACTCATTGATACATCTGCTGTCCCTCATAATAAAGATAAAAAGAACTATGGTAAAGTAAATCAATACATCTGGGATAAGACAAATGGAAAAGTGTTGAGTGTGGCAAATATGAAGAAACTTGCAGGTATTCTTAATGTTTCTTATGATTCTGAAAAGATATATAAAGCGTTAAAGAATGCTGGATACTCTCAAGGTGGTATTGTAGGAAAGGCTATTCGTGTGAATGGAGATGATGGTATAGCAACTCTTAAAACTGGCGAAGCCGTACTAACTCTTGAGCAAACAAATGCTTTGGTTGCATTAAGAAAAAATTTAGTACCATTGAATAATTTCATGAGTGCGATTAAAACAAATGTTCCAAATGTGCAAAGAACTACTACTGCTACTACTTCTATTGGTGACATTAGCTTTGAATTTAACTTACCTAATGTTGTAGATAGTGAAACTCTTATTAAAACCATTCAAACGGATACAAGGGTACAAAAAACATTGCAAAATGCTACTGTAGGTCAGTTGAATGGTTCTAGCAAATTTAAAGTAAACAGATTGTAAAAATATATAAGGCGTGTGGATAAAACCATACGTCTTATTTTTGTATAAGGATGTGAATAATTTGAAGAAAAGTGAAAAGATTGAAATATTAGAAAAAGAAAACGAAAGGCTTCAAAGTGAGTTGGATGAAGCAAAAAAATATTCACAAAAAATTGAAAGTTTATACGAAGAATTGAAAGAAAATTCTGATTCAGTGCGTGAGTGCAAAGAAAGATATAAGCAACTTATCCGTGAAGTTGAAGATATTAAAAAGAAGCTACTACAAGATGTATTAGATAGAGGCATTCAGTTGTAAAAGGCTGAGTGCCTATTTTTTAGAAAGGAACGTGAGATGGAATGGTTATAAATGCTACAGATTTTGAATTTTGTGGTGAAAAGTTATCTGAAAAAGGATACATAATCGCCACTATTGAGAACAATAGCACAGAAACAATAACAGGAAATAACATAGAAATACTGTCAAATAGAAATCCATCTTCTATAAAAGATATTCAATATGGAATTAAATATGGAGATGCATTGGAAATAAAGTTGCAAATCTTTAAATTCAACTGTAGCACTCAGGATACATCTCCAATTTCTTTTGTAGAGGAAGAAACAATTAAAAGATGGTTAGTAAGACCAACATACAATTATGTAAATTTTAATAATGATACAGATTTATATTTCAATGTTGCGATTACAGTAAACAACATAACAATCGGTGACGATTTGGTAGGGTTTGACCTAACAATGAAAAACGATAGTGCTTTTGGATATTCTGGTTTGCGAAAAACTACAATTGAACCAAAAGAGGAATTAACAAACATATTAGACAATTCTAGTCTCATCGGACGCATATACCCAAAATTTACAATTCAAATAACCGATACTAACGAATTTCAGTTTTTAAACACAAGTACAGGCGAAAGAATGAGGATAAATAATTGCACTGCTAATGAGAAGATAACTGTAGATTGTGAGAACAAAATAATCACTACGAGTTACACAAATCATCAAGCAACATTGGCAAAGGATTTCAATTATGTATATCCTACTTTGGCTAATGATTATACAAGTAGAGACAACTATGTGAGGGCTATAAATGGACAAGTAACTTTAGAATATAGATTCAGAAGGATGGTGACAATTTAAAATGAAAAATAATTTTGACAATTTTACAAATACTATTACTCAACCAGATGTATTTTTATGCCATAGAAATTATGATGTCATTTGTCCTTTGACTCCAATTACAGATTTAAAAATATATGAAGCCGCAAATAGCTATGATGAGATTACCTTTTCATTTAATAAAGTGAACAATGGTGTTGAGTTTGAATATTGGGATAAATTAAAATCTTTGAAAGTTGTAAAGGTAAAAAATGGTGATGATGAAGAAAAATATTTTGAAATTGCCGTTGATGTTTCAGATGAAGAAAGCACTGTAAAAAATATTACAGGTATTTCAATTGAGGGTGAATTAGCACAAATCTCAATAGGTACTCTTTCTATAAATGGTGAAACAGATAGAAATAAAGATAGCAATTGGGAAAATAACACATATATTTCTACTGTTGTATATAAAGCAAGTGACACGAATCACAGTTTGTTACATAGAATTTTGAGTTATGCACCACATTGGAAAATTGGACACGTAGATAGTCACGTAACAGATCCAAACACAAATCAATTAGTTGAGACTTCTAGCGTTGTTAGAACTTTTGAATTTTCAAATACAAATGTATATGATGCATTACAGGAAGTTGCCAAAGAATTAGATGTTGTGTTTACATTTGATTCAAAAACAAGAAGTGTTAATATGTATGATCTCAATACAGTTGGTGAAGATACTACTGTTTTTGTGAACAAGGAAAATTTAGCAAATAGCTTTACCTGCTCTAGTAATAAAGACAGTGTTAAAAACTGCTTTAAGGTAACGGGTGGTGATGATTTAATCAACTCTTATGTGCGTTCTGTAAATCCTAACGGTTCAGAATACATTTATTATATTTCTAAAGACCAACGTGAGGATATGTCTGATGAATTGGTTGCTAAATTAGATGCATATGATAATTTATATGAAAGTAAGAAAACAGAATATAAAAATGTTTGTGCAGAAATGTTTGCTGCAATAGATGATATGCAGAAATATACAAATACTCTTGCGCCTCAAAGAACGGATGCTACAACTACTGCTCTCGATGAATATAACAAGTTAAAAAACATTGCAAGCGTATATGTTCAGTCTAAGAAAAACTTGTTACAAAAAGGTGTAGAAAAGGCAATTCTTACTCTTGCACAGATTACAGTAGATTACAGATATACAATTACGATTCAAGATGAAGATACTTATGATGAAGTTAATTCTATATGGACAGGTAAATTTAAGGTTGTTAATGAGAGTAATGATGAAGATGTTGTTGTGGGAACAGATGATGTCACTATTTCAATTCTTGAGGATGAGAAAACTTCTTTACAAAATCAGATTGACAAGTTGATTGGTGATGGTGATTTTGAAGATGCTGCTGTTGATGAATTAAAGGAAAAATATATAGACAAAGATCCGAAAGATTACGATTATTGTCAAGAACGATTGCAAGAAATGTGGAAAGTCTATGCCGAATGTGCAAATGTTTTACTAGAAAAGGGATATGCAGTTAAAAAAGATGATAATAAGTTTTATTCATTATATAGTGAATATCATCAAAAAGAACAGATTTTGTCTACAGCTTATTTAAACATGACAAATTATATAGAAAGTCTTGAAAAAATAAAGGAAGAAAAGGCAAAACAAGTAAACGCATATCATGACGAATTGGATTTTGTAAAATTCTTAGGTGATAAATTATACAAAGAGTTCTGTTGTTATCGTAGAGAAGACGTATATGAAAATAGCAATTATATCTCAGATGGATTATCTGACAAAGAAGCTATAGAAAAGGCTAAAACTCTTATTGAGGTGGCTACAAAGGAATTATATAAAGCGAGTTTATTCCAATATACCTATACTGCTAATCTTAACAATTTATTCAATAATAGCGTATTTAAGCCTTTCTGGGAACACTTTGCACTCTTTAACTGGATAAGGGTTGAAGTCGATGAAAGAGTGATTTCATTGCGTTTAATTGGCATAACTTACGATTATGCAAACCCAGATAAGATTGAAGTTGAGTTTTCTGAACAGGTTAGAAATGCAAACGGAATTACAGACTTAGAGAGTATTTTAAATCAAGCTAAGTCAATGGCTACTAGCTACTCTTCTACTGCCAAACAAGCCAGTCAAGGTGCTGAAAGCTACTCTGATTTCAAAACATTAAAAGAAGAAGGTCTAAATTCTGCACTGATGAATATTAAAAATTCTAACAATGAGGAAGTTACTGTAGATGGGCGTGGAATTAACTGTAGAAGCAAAGACATAAATGATGATTATGACCAGTGCCAGCTAAGAATTACAGGGAAAAATATTGTCATGACAGATGATGATTGGAATAGTGCTAGACTTGCTATTGGAAGAGGATTGTTTAATGGACAGGAAAAATATGGAGTATGGTGTGACATTCTTGTGGGAAATATTGTTGCGTCTGAAACACTAATGATTTCCAATGGCTCGAAAACTTTTATTGTGGACAAAGATGGCATCATTGTAAATAATATGAAGTTAGATATGTATAGTGCAGATAAAAAACACAGATTACTAATTGATCCAAATTTAAAATCCATGTTTAATATTTACAACGAGGACAAGCAGGTATTCTTTATTGACGCAAATGGAAATGTTACCATGAAGGGAAATCTCTATATAAACAATGGGAGCACTTATCTTAAAGCTGATATGGATGATGAAAACATTATTGAAATTGGTTGTGGAGAAATTGAGGATACAGGCAATGATGGTGAGATTGGTAAAGACGATACGGAATATGTAACGCAAGAATGGTATAGAAGCTCTGATGCTTTAAATATGCTGAATTATGCGTGGGATAATAAGGATGATTATAATTTTTATTTTAGAGATGAAAATATCATAAAGAAAAACGGAAATATATATATGATACATGGAAGAACAATTCGTGTTTTTAATAAAGCAGAAAAATCTTGGAATGTTGTGTATGATTTTAGCAATGTTGATAGTGGATTATACGAAACTGATAATTATGGAACATGTTTCGTAAAAGAGGATAGAAATGATAACTGTTTATATATTTACAAACATAGATATTATTCAGATATAAAAGGTTCGTTATATGCTTATAATTTAAACAACAACCAACTTTATCAGTTATGGGACTATGATGGCAATGAAGTTTATCATTACTACTATGTTACCACACCTATAATAAAAGATAATACACTTTATATGTTTTCGTATAATTCTGGAACTGAATATAATTTAAAAGTTAAAAATTTACCATATTCTGAAGATGGAGTATATTCAACTAAATGCACTTCTAAATACGAGGGCAATCCTACATATGGTTACACATTTAGCAATTTTGTTTTTTATAATGGAAATTTATATTGTATGAGGTTGGATCTAAAATCATATACGGCAAGTTTGTGTAAGGTTGTTGATTTAGATGGTAAAAATGTAAAAATTTTGAAATCAAACATATGTAACATAAGCACAGATAACGATTCACATGGTGATTTCTCATGCTTTATTCACAAAAATAAATTGTATATAATTCCATTTGTAAAAACCAAGGCAAAAAATTATTATGTGTATGATTTTTCCAATAATGAATTAACAACAAAAACAGATTTACCTCCATTATTAATTGGTGATTATAGAAACGGTAAAAATGGCTCATATAGAGAATATAATTCTTGTCTTGCCTTTTCGGATGGTGAAGATATTCATTTGTACAACAATATGAGTGTTTATTCGTATAATAACAATAGCAGTAATGGTTTGTGTCACTATATTTATAATGAAGCAAATCAGTTTCCAAAATCAAACAATTTCAAAGAAATTTATAGTGGTAAAAATTTTATAAATACATTACAAAACAATTATGTCGTTGTAGGCGATAAAATTTATTCTTCTAAATCTTCATATAATTTTGTTACAAGTGTTAAAGAAGGTGATGGTGAGTATATTTTATGCTTAGACACATCTAAAGAAAATGCAGACTGGGAAATTATATATACAATGAAAAATAACTATTCAAGAATAGTATCATGGATTCAATCAAATGCAAAAGATAAGGTATACTTTGTTATGCATGTTTCTTATGGTGTGAAAAGTCTTTGTTATTATGATATAGTACAAAAGAAAATTATGTTTTTAAATAAAAATGGTGAATATGTAGAAGATGATGACGAGACTGATTCTTCTTTTAGTGATGTAATTCTGACATACGGCTTTATTGATGATGAAAACCAAATAGCATACAGAACCAATTCTAGCAGTCTTACAATCACAAAATATCATATGTCGGATGGATTGCAAACAGGAACTATATTATGTAAACTTAATCATAGTGTCGTTTCTAATCCCATATATAAAAATAACTCAGTTTATTATATAGCATCTGTTAATTCTGATACATATTCATTATATAAAACTGATTTTAATGGCTCTATAACATTATTAGCAAAATTAATGGCTGATAATGATTATAACGAAGATTTTGGTTTTAGTATATTTTTATACAATAATAAAATACAAATATTTCATTCATATCACGGGGTTTTGTCTAAAGATAGATATGTTTACAATTTATTAACTGATAAGATGGATAAGTATTCAGATGTATTTCAGGATTTTGGTTTGTATGTTATTAATAATTTGGATGGTAATTTATCTAAAAAAACAATTTTCTTACCTATGATACCTACAGAAAATAATGGCGTTCATATTTTTGTTGGTTATCCATTTTTTAGTAATACTTATGAAAATGGTGGTTACAAACATTACGTTTATACAGAAGGGACTACTGAACCAGATAATCCAGATTTACCTAATATTCCTAATCCTACAGATAAAATATTCTATATAACAAATAAAGGTGATGCATATTTATATGGTAATATTTATGCTAAAGATGGAATATTCAGAGGTGATATATATGCTAGAAGCCTCACACTAGGTTCTGACGTGTCTATTGATACATCTAAAATTACTGGTCTTGATGACAAGTTAAAGGACATCGAAAATGATTTTTCGGGTGTTAATAACGACCTAAAGAATGTGATATATAAAGGTGACATTACTACTACTACTGAAAAGTTAGATAATGGCATTATAAAGACAACAAATCGAGTACCTTCTGGAACTGATGCAGATGGAAATGTAATCTATAAGGATAGTGTGACTTATACAAGTGCAGACGGAAATTATGTTATGACTGATGTTGGACTTGGTGATAAAGAAAAAGAAAATGGACACTATGTTGTTATAAGCAAAGACGGATTGCTTGAAGCAATAAATGCCACTATCGCAGGTACGATATATGCAGGAGCAGGTAAGATTGCTGGTTGGGATATAACAGATTTATGTTTATCATCTGAAATGTATGATGATTTTGAAAATTATTCTGGAATAAAACTAACGAGTAGTGGAAATATTTATACTAGGGGTAAATATTTTAACTCTGAAGGATATTGGGCAAAACTATATAGTGGTAAGTGGATATTTAGTTTTGGCGATGGTTCGATATTTGACACAAGTAAAGGATATTGTGATATTTCTGCCGCTGGTATATATATTGCATCAAGACAGACTATAGAAACACCTGAGTCAAGATATTTATTTAATGTCGATGTTTTAAATGATGTGGTTAAAATTGAAAGTTCATCAAACAATCCTGCTTTATCCATAAATAATAATAGTGATGGTACATGTCTTGAAGTAAGGAATAATTCGTCCACATACGAAAATAAAGCTTTGTCTATAGGTGTAACCGTTGTTAATACGGATGATAATGGAAATAATTCAACGGGGATGGGTTATATTACTGTATTTGGAGAAGGAATTGCTGGAAGTGCTGGAAGAATTATTATGCGTCCAGACCAAAATATCAAAAGTACAGATACAGTTAATCCTGCAAATTACACTAATTCTGCATGCGGAACATATTATTATCCTTGGGGGACAATGAGTTGTATACAATTATACGTTGATAAAACAAGCACGACATCTGATGCAAAACTAAAAACTCCTATTAAGTTAATTGATGGTGACATCGCTTTGAAGTTTATCAACGGGCTTATACCAAGAGAATATTACCTTAACAACAGCGAAAACAAACGTCATCATATGGGATTTTATGCTCAAGAGGTAAGTCAGCTTGCTAAAAACTTAAATCTTGGCGATATGGCTATATATGAAGCTATTGTGTCTAAAGATGGTGACGAAACCGAGTATTATTATGATCCAAACGTAGACGATGAACATTTACATTGGTCTTTGAACTACAATGAGTTTATTGCACCGTTGGTTGGTTCTGTTCAAGAATTGGTTAAAAGAGACAAAGAAAACAAAGAAAGAATAAATAAACTTGAAAACACAGTCGAGACTTTATTGGAAGAAGTAAAATCTCTCAAAGAACAAATAAGCAATCAGTAAAATAAGCCACGTTATCTATTGCCCATAACGTGGCTTAAACAATCACAATTTGCACATCTTCATATTATTTTGTAAAATATTTGCAATTCTCATCTTTTTATTGTATAATTTTATATATAAAAACAATGAAGGGATGGGTTATTATGAGAAAAATAATCAAGGGTAACAAAGCAATATTATCTATTTTACTATGTTTTGCACTAGCTGTACCTAGTAGTATAGTATATGCAAAATCTACGGTAAGATTAAACAAGAAATCTACTACTATTCAAGTAGGAAAGACAGTGCAATTAAAAGTCAATGGAACGAAAAAGAAAATATCTTGGAGTAGTTCTAATAAGAAAGTTGCTACTGTTACAAGCAAGGGTAAGGTTAAAGGTATAAAAGCTGGCAAGGCGACAATCACAGCTAAAGTTGAGAAAAAGAAGTTATCATGTAAGGTAACGGTTAAGAAAAAGGAAGTGATTAAAATAACTGATACACCAAAAGTAACTGATACACCAATTAAAAATACAGAAACACCTACAACAGAACCCGTAAAAACACCGAATGTTACACCTGTTGTCACCTTAGAACCAACTTCTACACCAGAAGTTATTACATTGGGTGCATTAGAAGCGTGTGAGTTGAATAAATACTACACTTTGAACAATGGAATTAGCATTAGAATTAATGATTACCGAAGTGAGTTTGCAGGCGTTGCACCATTTTATACTTTATTTATAACCAGAAATACAAAACCAGAATCCAGAAAAACAGAAGTAAAATTCAGAGTGCTTTGCGATAATGGTGAATTTGTTGATCAATTTTCTTATAACGTTTTTAGTATAGATGATGGAAAGATACCGCTAATTATTGAGACGGTTACAGATGAAGAATATACGAAAGAACATTACGCAAACAGCTTTAATCCGAATGAGTTACATTGGGTAATAGACCAAAGTAAACTAGGGTATACTGGGCGTAAGGTGAATAAATAATATTAGGGATAGTTGAGTTTAATTACTCTTCTATCCCTATTTTTTACGATTTTATAAGTGGTAAATAAGTGGTAAATATTTTCAATCAAAGTCTTGCAATCCTTTATTTATCTGCATTACAGCATTTTGTACACATGGCTTCGGAAGCCACTGCTCTATCCACTGAGCTACAAGTGCAAATCACTTTCAATAACCTTGAAAACACTTGTTTTGTGCAACTTGTGTCTACTTTTATTACCACTCAACATTATTTAGGTTAGTCTTATTTATTCCGTTTATTACCACTTAATACTAGGTAATTTCATTTTGTAAGTGGTAAATAAGTGGTAAATATCAATCCTTTACATTTTACAAGTGGTAAATTGTATTGCAAGTTAGCCAAAAAACATTTATAATAATAACACATAAAATATTGTTTGTAAAGTTTTAGAAATGGAGAGATAATTGTATGGCTAAACGTGGTAAGGGAGAAGGCTCCTGGAACAAAAAAAATATCAATGGTATAGAGTATTGGCATTTTAGAAAGAAATATGATAATAAATATAAAGATTTTTATGGGAAAACGAAAAAAGAAGTATCTGAAAAAATAAAAAATTTTGAACTATCAAGCGGCAATTTTACTTTCAAAAACATTGTAACAATTACACTTGGAAAATTTATATATGATCAATGGATACCTTTGGCAAAACAACAGACATTGAAAAAAACATCTTATGACACTATTTTGGATAGTATAAGGCTTTATGTGATACCTAAGCTTGGAAACTATCAACTTACCCAATTAACTCCTACAATTTTACAAGAACATATAAATAATATGTCAAAAAAGTATTCCTTGCGTACAGTAAAAAAAGCGTTTGATGTTTTAAATGGCAGCTTAGATTATGCTCTTAAAATGGATTATATTAATATTAATCCTATGACTAAGGTGATAAAACCAACAGAAAGTGGAGTTGCTGTAAAGAAAAAGAAAATATTATTCTTAGACAACGAAGACTTAAATGCTCTATATAATGAAAGTAAAAGACTTAATACCAAAGAATTCAGAATAAATGGTTCTGTCGGCAAGCCTGTTTATGGAGTGATTGCAAATCAAATAATACTAATAGCATACACTGGACTTAGAATTTCTGAGGCTTTAGCATTAAAATGGAGTGACTATAATGAAAACGATAAAACACTAACAATTTCTAAAAATTTAGTTCTTGTTATTGATAGAAATAAAAATTCTGAAACATATATGAAGAAAATATATGAACTACAAGAAAATGATGGAAAGACAGTAAATTCAATCAGACAGTTGCCTTTGTGTGATAGGGCTATTGAACAATTAGCGATTATCAAATCTAAAAATAAAAGCGTGTCAGAAAATGATTTTATATTTCAAACAAGTACAGGAAAACATCCTTCTCAGGCAAATATGACTAGAACTTTATCATCAATGTTGTTACGCAGCGGTGGTAAAGTTGAGAAATGTGGATTACATGCATTGAGACATAGCTACGGAAGCTATCTTTTGTCTAAAAAGGTTGATTTAAAGACAATTTCTGTTTTGCTTGGGCATTCCGATTTTAGATTGACTGCACAAATATATTTGGATGTTACAAATCAGCAACTTGTGGATGCGGTTGACGTTCTTAATAAAATGAATCAGTAAAGGAGAGTATTTCTACTCTCCTTTATTTTTACATTTACAGATTGTTACAGATTGTACTTTCCACCTTTTAACCTGTGTAACCATTTTATGTATTCAGTTTCCTCAATATAATACTGATTTCCGATTTGAAAACTTGCAAACCCGTCAGATTGAAACAGTTCATATACTTTTGTTTTCCCAATTCCAAGGTGCTTTTGTATATCTTTTGGTTTAAGCAGTTTAGGTAATTGTTCTTGCTCTAATATTTTCTCCATTTTATTTTTATATCCCTGTACTTCCAATTCCACCACGACTTTCTTCATCCAAATGTTCCACCTCTACGAATTCAATATCTGGCTGAATTTTTTGAATTTCAAACTGACAAATTCTATCATTTTTGTGAATTACAGTATCTCTCATTGCTATTGCAGGGAACATCCACTGGTCGCTCTCTCCGCAGAAACTTGCGTCAATTTGCAGTCATGTTATCCTATAAGCTTTTTATCTTATAGTTCTTATACTTTACCATTGTATAAGCTCGGCATATATTTTCATTATTAATTGCTGAAATGTCGGACACTCGTGGCAGGATTATATTTATTCACCTACTATGCTCTACAATACTTATTTACCTTTCGTAATTAAATAAGTTATCTCGGTATTATCCAATTTATAAAGTGGGGGACTTCACCGATTTTGCCCGATAATAATCTAAAAAGTAATCAGCTTCCTTATTTAGACGGCATAATTATAATATTGTACTATTTGTTTGTCTCTATTTTTTTTACTATTTTCAATTTTGTCTATAAATTCTTTTGCAATTATATATTTTCGTTTTAAATATATATCGCCCTTGTTTCTATATATTAATTTCAGAAAAGAATATATAGAAGTTTTATTGCTAATTATCATATTACAAAATGGTTCATCAAAATTATTCGAATTATATTTCCTTTTATCTAAAACTATAGTTGTAAAAATATTATGTTTATTTAAATACTCTGCAATTTTATCTATATTATTTTTAAATCCCACAATAGATATTCTATACCTAGATTGATCAATACTTCCGTCACCATCGAAATATCCCCTAACTAGACTTTCCATAAAATCCTCATTAATATCAGCAATGGTATTGTCATAAGTTTTTCTTGTAGATAATCCTAAATTTTCTAAGTCTGAAAAAATTTTATTACTAGATATTTCTAAAGCTACCATATTGCTATCTGAATAATACAATGGCTTGTTTGTTTGCAATTCATTTTGCAATTTTTTCAATATATCTATATCTTTTTTATGAATATTTATTCTTATTATATTTTGTTTATTATATTTGTCGGATGGCTTATAACAACATCCATCTGCGCCAATAAAGCCTAAATAATATGCTTTATTATGCGAATCTATTTTTTCAAAATAATTTTCATTAAGTAGATAATATGTTCTATTATCCTTTCCAGTTAAACCAAACCTATGCCAAACTCCAGTCACAGCTTCTGATGAAATATTTAAACGTTTCGAAATTTTAGTGGAGGAATAATTATTATAGTTATCAACTATGTATTGGATTTGATCTTCAGTTAGTTTTTGTTTTTTAAATTCAGAAGAATCAAATCCAATACGTTTGCAATAATCTTCTATGGTATGATGATCCACATTGTATAATTTAGCCATTTCTTCAGACGATTGTAATTTTAAATAATTATTTATAAAATTATCTTTTTCTTCTATAGGGATTTTAAATTTTGTGTAAATTCCATTTTCATTTCTAAACCTTCGAATAGTTGATGCAGGAATTTTTAATTCTTTTGATAAAATTGTAGAACTTATATATGGTTGTTGTGTTATTTTTTGAATTTCATAATCTGTATATTGTCGTTTTTGAATGCTTTTCACTCCTTTATTTTTATAGTAGACAAACAAAAAATACAATTTTACATACCAACTGAGTTCGCCAGAATAATACCAAAATTCTTATATGTACTGCTTCTTGGGTAAACATTCGCCTTGTAACCGCTAGGTAATTTCATTCCTACACCCAACGGAATTAAATGAAATTCACCTTTCTTTAGATATACTGTTTCGGCACTTCTAAGGTCAATTAAATCGCCTTGGACATACTTTTCTACCTTATCAATCTCTTTATCAAAATATTTAATCTTAATTGTCTCCATGTTTCTTTTCCTCCTTGTGTTTCTTTTTATATTGATTTGCTATATCCGCAAGAATAATCTTTATCTGAAATTCACGCAAACAGATTTCATGATAATTCTCACATTTTTTCATGACTTCTTCTATCTCTTTTTCTAGCTGCAAAAAACTTACATCACCCATAACGCATCATCCTTTCTCAATCTCTTTGTTTAGATAGTTAATGTATTCGTTCCATTTACCAATCGAGTGAATATACTCTTTTGATCTGAGGCATTTCTTTTTCATATCTGCTTTAATATTCTCTATTGGGTTCTTCTTAGTTGCTAATAATTTGATAAAATTGTTAGTGCTATGTGTTAGGGTTAAAATGCGTTCCTGTGGAATTTTAGCTACTATTTGTTTATACATATATAAATCTACGTCTGGAATAATATAAGTGCATTTTGGTAGGTTTTTAGATGAAAATGGACTAATGCCAGCACCAGATGTTTTTGGTTTTAACAATGGGATAATCTTATTAGAATTGGCATATTTGAATTTGAATAGAACTTCCGAATCCGTTTCTTCAATGTCAAATATGATTGACGGATTGGTTTGTTGAATTATTTTCAGAATGTTATGACCTCTTCCAAGTGAAGGAATGTAAGCTTGTAGAATATCTCGACCAAAATGAAAGACTTTATTTCCAAATTGACAGTCAATATAAACATCTACATCTTCTAAATTTCCATTAAGTTTACGTGGAAAATCTTTTGTGTTTAAATCATAAGGTGCTTTTAAGCGGTAAGTTCCTTTGAATTTCTGTATTAAATAACTCGTTCATATCACCTCTTTAATATTCTTCATAATAGGTTTCTTGGCTCACATTTTTCTTTTTGTGTTTTTCAGCTTCTTTTACTTTAGCGAGACATTCTTTCCTATCTTTAAAGATAGTTCCCTTGTCGAAACTTTTATAAGAAAATAAGTGTGCCCTTTTACTTTTTTCTAACCCAACAAAATAATCATCTTCTACAGTTCGTAATTCCAACTCACACACTTCGTATAAGCCAAGATTAGGCATTATACGTGCATAATATACTTTGTCGCCTTTGTGCAAATTATCTTTAGTCACAATACAACACCACCTTCCCCTGTTTAAGAGTTTCTGGAACTGAAATAACTCGCTGGTTTTTTGAACCTCTCCACTTAAGTGTGAGATCCTTTTGCTCATCTATATATTCTCCGTCAACAAGCACATCTATATTGGAAATAATATCCCATCGTGTAATTGCGGAATGTTTCCAGCTTGCTTGTAACCATTTCTTTGATTTCATAAATGCATCTTTTATTTGTGCAAATTTATATCCTGTATATAACCAGATGGTTTTCTTAGGAAAAGAAATACGGATTTCATTGGAATTTTCATCTTCTAAAACCCTTGATTTTCCTATGTTTTTTGAATTGGGATTTTGAAAAATTGGATATTTTTCTCGAATTTCCTTGATTAAAGACAAAACATCATCCAAATTTTGTTCTGCAAGTGGTTCACCACCTAATATGGAAATTCGTCTGATATACGGTCTATCAATAAGTTCCATAAATTTATTTTTTGTTTCTTCTGTCCACTCTTTCCCACCATTAAAATCCCATGTTTCGGAATTGAAACAATTGAAACAATGCCTGTCACACCCTTGAACGAAGAGGGAGACTCCAACTCCCTCACCGTTAGAAATATCCATAGATCTAATCTGTGCGTATCTCATTATAAATCCTCCGCAATATCTGTCATATGAACATATCTTTCCTTAATTTCCTGAGTACGTCCCTTCCCCCAGTAATTAGTGCCAATATATCCGCAAGTCCTTCTTGCTACATTCATCTTATCTTTGTTTCTATTGTGACAATTTGGACATTCCCAAATAAGTTCGCCACCTTCATCAATAATTTTAATTTCACCATCATAACCACATACCTGACAGAAATCAGACTTTGTATTTTCTTCTGCATACATAATATGGTCGTAGATGAATTTATTCACTTCTAAAACAGCATCTACATTATTTACTAATCCATCTGTTTCAACATAAGATATCGCACCTCCAAGTGATAACGACTGAAATTCTGACTCTTTTGCAAGTTTATCAAATGCATTAATGGGTTCTCTTACAAATGTATGATAACTATTTGTTATATAATTTCTATCTGTAATTCCTTCAATTACACCGAAACGTTTTTGCAAGCATTTTGCAAATTTGTAAACTGTATTTTCTATTGGAGAACCGTAAATTGAAAATCCAATATAATGCTCTTTATTCCACTGGTCACACTTATCGTTCATAAACTGCATTACTTTAATACCAAAATCGTGACCTTCCTGTGAATCAATATGTGATTTACCAGTCATATATTTTACACATTCATATAACCCTGCATATCCAAGAGAAATACTTGCATATCCATTGTGAAGTAATTTATCAATCTTCTCACCCTTTTCAAGTCTTGCAAATGCTCCATACTGCCATAATAAAGGTGCGACATCAGATAATGTTCCTTCTAATCGTTTATGTCTACAAAGTAATGCTTTATGACATAATTCTGTTCTCTGTTCCATTAAATCCCAAAACTTCTCATAATCGCCTTCAGATGATAATGCTACATCCACAAGATTTAATGTGACAACACCTTGGTTTAGTCTTCCATAAAATTTATAATTACCATTTTCATCTTTATAAGGTGAAAGGAAACTTCTACACATTTTTATTACATATCACTATGTACACTGACTATATATTCTCTCCGAGTCCGTTACTCTCATCAACGAGCCGACTGCTTGGAATTGGTGCTTATCTCCAATCCTACACCGCTACACTCATCACGGTTAGTCGATACACACTTCCTATTTCTAGGGTTGGCACGGTACTCATCTTAGGTCACAGAATCTCTTCTACCTAAGACCTATCCGTTAGCAACTATATTAGTTACACCCTCTAAGCAACGAGGTTCAATCGGTTTATCCTGGGCTGTAGTTTACGCTCACCCATACACGGGAAACAGTTACCTTCCTTATATTTCTTCATAATCTTCTCTGAAATATTATCAGGATTCATTCTTTTTGCAGTACACTTAGCTGCAAGTTTTGTTAAATACCAATAAGGGGAATTTTCATGGATATTATCTTCTTCTAAGACATAAAGAAGTTTTGGAAATGCTTGTGTGACATAAACACCTACTTCATTTTTAAGACCAAGTAATCTCTGATTAAGGAATTCCTCAATAATCATTGCAAGTTCTTTCTTATACTCTGTAGTCTCTCCAAGATACATGAATACACTCAAAAAAGGAGACTGTCCATTTGAATTAGACATAGAATTGCACTGATAGTTAAAAGTCTGAACACCATCTGCTACTTCTTTTTTGGTATCAGATTCTGCATATCTCTTACAATCTTCATCAGAAAATCCCCATGACTTATATTTCTCATAGTATTTGTTGTAACTATCTCTTACAAATGGTGCTAAATGTGTAAGAGTAATTGTAGTCCCTCCATACTGAAGTGATGTAACACCAAGAATAATCTGAGTGGCGATTGTACAAGCAGTAATAAATCTATGAGGCTTTTCAATCATTACTTTATTAATACAAGTACCATTCTGTAACATATCTTCAAGATTAATTAATGAACAGTTGCTCATTGCGTTCATTCCAAAATAATCCATATCATGAAAATGAATAATACCCTCATCATGTGCTTGTACAATTTCTGGTGGAAGTAAAAATCTACGAGAAATATCCTTACTTACAATTCCTGCCATATAATCACGCTGAGTATTTAAAACTTTGGAATTTTTATTAGAATTTTCTGTATTCCAATATTCGCTCGTGCCATCCAATAACTCGTCAATTTCTTCATCAGTTGTATTCTCATTTTCTCTCTGAAACTCACGAATACTTCTATATCCCTCGTATGCTTTTGCAGTAAGTCTCTGCTTCTTAGTAATCAATTTATCATAAACCATTGATTCAATATCAGAAATACTTACATCTTCTTTGTTTTTACATTCTTTTTCAATCTCGTCTGCAATATCTTCTGCAATCTTTGGCTTTACAATACCTGAGCCATTTTTCATTGCCTTAAGAATTGCAGTTGAGATTTTTGATTTGTCAAAATCAACTTCGGAACAGTCTCTTTTAATTACTTTTGTCAATATGTATATTCTCCTTTCTAAATTACTGTTATGATTGCATAACCAAGTACACATGCTGCAATCGCTGCTACAGCTTTCCAATCAATCTCAAATTCTATACAATCTATAAAATTAACCTTTCATGTGATCTACATTTATTTTTTTAAGCCCCTTTTCATTTATAGCAACCACATAAGAATACTCTTTATTTTCTATCAAGCATCTTCCCAACCCATCTCTTGCAATAACAGTAAATGCATTTTCACTTTTGGGAGTATCTATATAAAATTGTCCAAACAACCATCTAAGAATTATATCTAAATTTCCTTCTGATAGTTCCTTTACAAGTCCTTTGTCAGTATATATTTGCTCCAAATCTAAAATTGTTACGACATCGCCTACTTCGACTTCATTTTCAAACATTTCAAGTCTTTTTAACACTAATTCTGCCGTATTGAAATCAAAAGTATTTTCTGTAGTGCATCTCATAACCTTCTTCCCAGTTATGTTATTTTTCCCAATTACAACACCCCTTGCTTGATAAAGTGTTATACAGGGCTTGACTGGCTCAACATCACTAAATCTTATAAAATAATTATTTTTACCATTTTTAACATAAAATCCGTCACACGATACATCTTCAATTTCTACTACATTTCCAATTAAATAATCCATCGAGCCATCATTACACCAGTATGCAGGTCTTTCCGCAAATTCTTTAACTCTTACTAAATCACCTTTTTGATATTTCATAAACTGTGTTTACTTCCTTTCTTACCTCGAATTCTTTAGTATCCTCAAATTTATTTCTGAACACAGAGTCATAATATTTCATACATTCATAGCCATACGGATACCCTTTAGCATCAACTCTAGTATTTAGATATTTGCAAGTTTTACAATTTTTGTTACACGTAGTTTCCATCATGGCTTCTTTTTATTATTTTTATTCTTGTGCTGCCAAATCATATCTTCCAATTCTCCTATCATATAATAGATAGGTATAAAAATAATAAGACACACAAAAAATACGCTAACTACAACAATATCACTCATATTTATTCTGTCTCCAAATCTTTTATTTTTACTTTTAACGATTCTAGTTTCTTATACTTTTCAGAGTCATATTTGGTATGATCTTTTATAATCATATGAGTTTGCTCATTACAAATAAGTTCTATAAGCATTTTCTTTTCATCCTTACTAATACTAGACACATTTTCACCACCTATCTTAATGTATTGATTCCTTTATTTTCACGAATATTCAAATTTATTTTAGGGGTTGGGTAACCATTAACTTGAATACTCTCAATTATATATTCTCTGTCTTCTTTCTTGTCATGAACAACAATAAAATCATCTTCCAACTTACTTAACTCTCTTATTAACATTCTACTTGTGCTAATCACCCGCTTCCACCACACTTTCTCTGCAAAATTTAATAATGTTACTTGTGTGTTCAGCGATAGAAGCATCATTATCATTTACAATTGTTAAATCAGCAATCTGCTTCATTTCCATAAACATACCAAAATCTCTTTCAACCCTAGATGCTAATTCATCCTTGTCAGAAAATGTAAAATCTATATCTCCAATTCTATCTATGTAACGTTTCATTCTTTGTCCAAGTGGGCAGGTTACATAAATAACTTTATATTGAATATTATTAGCATCTAATGTTTTTTTAGCTTGTCTCACTCCGTTTGGTGTAAGAATAACGACTTTATCATTAGATGGATTTGTTATGTAATCAGATGTCAATGTACCATAAAATCTGTTCTGCGAATATTCTTCGTATTCAGCCATTAATCCGTTATTTTTCATAAAGTCGAAACATTTGTCTGAAACAAAGCAATAATCAATTCCATCTTTTTCTACACTTCTAGGTTCTCTCGTTGTATATGATACAATTGATTCGTATTCATTTTTTACTAACCAGTCTTTTATTGTATCTTTACCGCTTCCAGATTCTCCACATAAAATAATAACCATTATTATTTATCCTCCTCTAAAATTAAATTTGTAATTTTGCCATCAGAAATTTCTAATCTATACCCCTCTTCATATAAGGCATTACAATCATAAATATTCAACATGTCTAAATCAGCCACTTTATTGTAATCCATAATAAAATCCTCCTATTTACTATTTGTAAACTCTTATCTTTGAAATCTTTCCTGCAAATTTAGACGAGGCGTAACTAACATCACCCATTCTCTTTGCTTGTCTTGGTAGATAAGATGTATTAACAACGAACTCTGTAATAGAGCCATCATTATGTATTCTGTGATTACTTACTGTATCCTTATCTGCCTTGCAGTCTGCAAGTATGCATTTTAATACGTGCTTTTTACCATTCTTGGTTAATACAAGATCAATTTTAGTACCTATTTTCGTAGTATAATAACTACCAACCGCAACGCAATATCTATCACCAACCATGTAAACTCCTGATTTATAATCGAGATGCCAACTACGTTTTAATTTTCCTTGTGGGATTCTTGTGTTATTTGTTATGCAGCTACCACTCTCATAACTCTTAAATGAATTACTGGATGGTGAGTCGTACTCTATGTATTTCTTTCTCTTGTTTTTCTTTTTGCTTGTATATTTTTTACAAATATATCTTTTTTTACCTTTGTATACTATTTGCAACCACTTTCCATTGCTTGTAACTACACGTATTTTGTTATTAAAATGCAGTTTTGCAACTATTTTTGATTTTGTTGTTGGTCTAACTCTTACATTAAGAGTGTCCACTTTTACATATCTTGTTATAATTTTCTTCTTTTTTATTGGTTTTTGTGGTTCTACGCTAATTAGATTATCTTTAGTTATTGCACTTCCAGTTGTTGTCATATTCCCTGCCACTACTGGCAAGGGCTGTTGAATAGCTAACGCTATAGCCATAGTTAAAAATAATTTTCTTTTAATCATAAACTCCTCCTAATTGAGTGTTGTCATTAGTTACAATTATTTATTCTCTCTTTATATCCAACTAAAAGTTGGCTTATCATTATATTGCTTATTCCAAATAACCCAAACAAACATTTTTGTACCACCATTTTTGGGTTTTTCTTCTCCAAATGGGTACATTGTCACTCTATCAGAATGAATGTACATATGCTGTATATGACTGTTTTCTAACAATTCCTTTCTATCCTTACTAGATAGGAAGAAAATATTTACAAGCAATATAACTCTTTCTCTTGAAATCCTCAGAAATTCTTTTAAAAGACTACCACCTTTACATTCTTTTAAGGTCATTAAATTGTATGGCGGGTTTGTGAATATGACATCACATGAATTATCTTCTATGTCATACACATTTATTCCCTTTTCTCCTCTTATGAAATCAGCAGTTTGAATGTCAGAATTCTTTACATTTTCAAACCCATATTTTTCAAGAACACTTGATATAGCACCTGCTCCACTACAAGGCTCAAGAATATCATCTTGTTTTGTTATGTATCCATCTCTTAACATTGCGTCTAACGCTTTTTCTGTAGCCCATATTGGAGTTTCATAGAAATCGTGTACATCATTTTTCTTTCTTCCTGTTATTGAAAAACCATTACTCATATTTATTTATTCTCCTTCTCTTCATCATCTGGTACAGATTTATCAAAACGAATTCCAAGATAGATTGGAAATTGAAGACTTTTTAGACCTGTTTTCTTATCAGAGGTCACTTCTTTGTATTTTACATCTACAATATGATTTAATATTTCATCTTTGTGTTGCCAATAATAAACACGTTGTTCATCCGTAAACCCACTACCAACATTAACCGTATTATTGTAATATCTACATACAATTGCACCAAGTTTGCCTTTATTACGACCTGTACCTTCTTCAATATCAATGACTCTAAGTGAAATATCAAAAAATTTTTTAACTTTTATAAGTGTTTTTACACGTTTGCACTCATAAGGTGTATCAAGATTAACCATACAACCTTCCCAATCGTGTTCTTCAGCATAATCTAACCACTTCCAAATTTGTGTATGATCAGTTCCTTCATATACAATAGGAACAAGTTCAAGATTTTCTGTTGGATTATTTTTGAGATTTTCAGCGAATTGTTTTAGATATGTATGCTTTCTGTTAAGATAAGATAGTTTAGATTTACCAGACCAAAATTCTTCCAAGGGAAATATATCAAATACTACCAATTTAAGCTGAGATTTGTCATCACTCTTACTCATTGCAATCCCAGTACCTTTTTGAAATGCTTCTGAATCAGATAGTCCTTCCTTATTCTTATACAAAAGTTCACCATCTACGAACATGTTTTCATATCCCATATTCTTTAAATCAGAAATAATATGCTCAAGACCTGTGTACTCCTTTCCTTGTCGTGTCATACATTTGTTGCCAACAAATGCTATGCGTGTTCCATTTAATTTGCGACTAATTGAGATTGGTTCATTTGGTTTTATTTTACACTTTTCAATTGGTGTACCTAACATTACGTCAAATGTTGGTATAAGACCAGGAATTACTTTATTGACAACCTTTTTATCGCAGCCCAAACGGAACTTTTTTGTCACCATTTGCTTGTAAAAATCTTGATATTCTTTTGGCTCATTTTCAATAAATCCTTGAACTGTTCCAATATCCATATCGCTACCAGAATTAAAATCTGATAAATATTTCATCACTTCTTCAAAAGAATTAAGTTCATGCCCTGACATGCCAACAAATTTGTTTAATTTCTTGTCGCTGATACCAGTCACTACATTTGAGTCAAGCAGAAATATTAGGCATTTTTTGAATAGTTCATTATCTTTATTAACTGCAATAATTGATTTTTTATCGTTCAAACTACTTGTATTTTGAATCTGTTTAAAAATTTTAATTACTTCTTCCATAATATACATCCTTTTTATTCATTGTCAGAAAAATCACTATATCTATATCCTGCATCTTTTAATTCTTCCACGCAAACAAATAGATTTTTTGCAATTATTTGCATAGCTTTAACAAAATCACAGTCGTCATCATGATCATTTGCCAATTCTTCATATTCGTTTTCCAATTCTTTATTTCTACTCATATCTCAACCTCCATAATGAAATGAACATTTACTGTCTCTTTGGTTTTCTACTGCAAGACTTTTTTTCTTCACAATATCCTAATTTTTCACATTTAGGTTTGCACGTCATATCAACCAATGTTTTCCATTCATCAGAATATTCTCTTAAAGCTCCAAGATAATCTTTCATCAATTCATTTCTATATTCCCAATATGCCCTCGAACAAGATCTTTGTGCAGTCATATCTACTATGTTCCTGAAATTACGTTTATCAACCATATTACTGCTATACGCTAATGGTAAACACATTGTTGCGTCTTCAACAGGAATTTCGTTTTCAATAAACCATTGAATTTTTGAATTTACATATCTCATAAAACTGTGCCATTCTAATTCAGTTTCTTGTTTCTTCTTTACTGACGGTGGAGTTGTATATTCAAAACCTTCTCCTTTAGAATAATCAATATAACGTGTTGAACCTTGTAAGCGTGTTGGTAAACAGCCTATATGTGTATACCATTCCCTCAGAACTTTTGCAGAATATCCATCAATAATTGCATAAACATCTGGAAACTCCCATGTTCTTCCATGTACACTTTCAATACAATTTAAGCCACGCTTATAATTCTTTTCTTGATTAGATGTATCAGCGCCCCAACATACACCTGCATAAAATCCAATCATTGTAATTGGTGTTTTTGTTGTGTCATTTGTAATAATAACTGTTCCCATTTAATCCTCCTATAATAATTCTCCTATAATTTCTATATCTATTCTATTTCTTACTTTTTAAAATCCATAGTCCGTTATTGTCCTTTTCGCAGAAATCTTCATAGTCTTCTTCATAATAATCATTTTTACAATCTATACAAATATGTTTATGTTTTAACCCAAATCTTACAGTATGCATACTGCCACCAAATCCTCTATTAATAGCACACGCTGGACAATAATATTCTTCTGGAAACGATATTGGACAAAAAAATGCACTTTTACTCATATTTCCTCCTATTATAACTTCTAATGAAAGTCCAATTTCATTCGGTTCTTAAAAATCGCTTATTTTCAATTCAATCGCTCAAAACCCTTGATTTATAAGGCTTTCAGACCATTGATTTTTATAAAATTCGGCAAATCCTTAAAAATGCCGTATTTTACTCAATTTTTGACGGTTTTCAAATTTTCATGCCCTACAACCCTTGATTTTACTAGGGTTACAGACCGCATGAAATCCGTCTTTCCTTGGCTTTTTAAGTCTCTGGAACGCCCTATTTATGGGCATTCCAGAAATCCTCTACTGTATTATTCTCTACAGTTGGGCTAATAAACTCTTAATTGGCTCTCTATTCATATTTTCTTTAGCCCATGATATGTAACTTGGATCTGACTGAGCAACATCAACAAGCTTCTCGCCACTATGCTTTCCAAAGTTCAGAACATAATCCTCTAACTTAACAATTTCCTTTTTTGGTGCTTCAAATCCATCAAACAGAACTTCAATATCTTTACGACTTGCAAGGTAGTCTGCTAAGTGAACCATCTTCTGATATTTATTTGTTGGTAATGGTAAAACAACAGGGCTTCTTTTGTCGGTATTCCACTGTCCCATATGACTTTCAATCGTAGTTGCCACAATTTCCAATTCTTCAGGTGAAATAAATCCAATTAAACTTCTTATCTCATTTGCTGCTAAAAGTGGATGATCAAACTTAGTATATTTATTCTTAGCATAATCAGCGTCATCGCCACTCTTTCGAGTATCGTGCATCATTCCTGCAACTCTCATTAAATCTTTTTCTCTCGATGTAAATTTGTCACCAAAACAATCTACATTCAAAATATGATTCAAAAATCTAACTAACGCACAAGTATGGCGAGCAAGACCTAGTTCTCCTAGTGCATATTGTGGATGATATTTTCCCGTACTTGAAGCTCCTACTTCCCAAAAATAATCAGGAATTGTTTCAATACACTCTTCGGCAAAATGCCGAATATCTTCGTTTTCAATAGTATTTAAAATCGAATCAAATATCTTTGCTTTTTCGTTTCTCAACTTTTCTTCCTCCTATTTCAATATCTTAGAATCCAAACAATTTTTACATAATTCATAAATCATCCTACCCATATATTCTCTTTTCACGAAGTAGATGTGCATATTATTTCTGCTTTGCCAAGTCAACAAAGCTCTAAAAAAAGATTCTGGATTGAGTTTTGTCTTATAATTTGCTTCAAAAATATCTTCTATCTTATCATTCTCTATTAAGAGATAATTTCTTTCGATATTGATCATGCGATTCAATTCTTTAAATATTCTGTCATCATCTTTTGAAGCGTTTGCAAAATTACCTGCAAGTTCACTAACTGAATTTTTTCGTTCAATACACAATTCATCACTAAAATATGTGTCAACTTGAAATCCCAATTCTGGACACGATTCTATCATTAGTCCATAATCACCAGTTTTTAATGCTTTTGTTTTCCATCTTATATTGTTAGAATCAAACCAATCAGTAATCGTCTGATTGGTCTGATCTCTTGTGTCAACAAGCACAATTAAGTGGGATAAAAGCTCTTTATATTTTTTATCTGTATAATACTGTTTCATAAATCTCCTATCTCACAAACGACCATTTTTTCAAAATAGTTTCTTTGTCATTTCTATCTTGTTGCCATTCACCATCTTTATCCTTATACCATCTTCCTTCATTCGATGCTTCAATGGTTTTGATAATGTCGCCTTGATGAATTGGATTTTCATCATATTTAGGTCTTTTAACTTTTACAGTCTCGATATCACCATTGCACAACCTATACAATGTCAACTTAGGATTTTTAAATTTACATTCATACTCTTTTACGAATGCATATTCAGGTGGAATATTGTCTACTGTAGTCTGCACATATCCCAATAATTCTAATTCATTCTGCAATTTTTCATTTAGCGAAATATCAGTATCCTCTAAATTGTTCCAAATATCATATAACGCTGCATCATAGTTAAAATTTCTATACTGTTTCTCCGTTTCTTCTGAATATTTCATTATATAAGGAAGATATTCTGCATTGATATCAGCTTTTCCAAACTGAGAACGTTCATATAAATCATCTGTAACTGATAAAAATTTTTGAATCTTGCCAATTTTCCCAAAATCATCAAAATAACCAATTTTAACAAGTACATTTACTTTTCCTGCATTTACACTTTTGACTTTTTTCATTGCTTTAAACAAATCATAGAAATTATCAAAATGTTCTTTCTGAGAAAGCTTGTATAAATCATCTGCACATTTTTGACTTAATCCTTTTATTCCTAATAGAGATGAATATATTACTTTATTCTCTTTATCAGCCTTAAAGGTTCTATTGTCTGCGCCAAATCTATATTTTCCTTCTCTTATTCCATAGGCTCTCAACATTTCTTCTTTAATTAAGGCAACCTTGTCTTTATTGCCCTTATCAGAATAATGCTGCAACATTACTTCATAAAATTCATATGGGTAGTTTGCTTTTTGCCAAGCATTATACAGACTATCTAACGACATACAGAAAGCATGAGCACTATTAAAACCATAACCACAAGAATCGTTAATGATCTGCCATACCTTCTCGCTCATCTCTTGTGCTTTTGATTTTTCAATTCCTTCATCTGCAATAATTCTTTCTCTAAATCCCTCAATAAATTTTGATTTAAGAGGTTTTACTTTTTCAGGATGTTTCTTTGCAATAGCTTTGATAATCCCATAACATTCATCCAGAGGAAATCCTGCATAGTTCAAAGTGTTCATTGTTTGTTCCTGATACATAATAAAGGAATAAGGGAATTGTTTTGTTTGAATAATTTTATCAAACGCTGGAATACCGTAGTCAAAAGATTCTCGTGACTCGAATTTAGAATACATAGATTTGAAACCTGGTCGAATAGCAGCTATAAAAGCACTTAGTTCGGATACGTTTGATGGTTTATACTTCATGCATTTTTTGGTTGTAGATTCTTTTTCACATTGGTTTAGTCCGATTGTGTATCCATTGGCATATAAATCCCAAACCTTTTGATCATTTTCTACAAGTTCAAGTAATTTATTTACGCCAAAATGTTCTATACCAATACGTTTGAATATCTTGTCAATCAATAGCACAACATCTACTTTTAGAATATCATTCTTTAGGTATTTGTAATTTTCAGCAATAGCACCATCAATCACACATGTGATATACTCCTTTTTAGTTGATTCACTCTTACATTTAATTAAGCCAATTTCTTTACGAATGTTGCCTTGATAAAGAAGATATGCAGATGGAGCTTTTTTCTTATCAGAGATAATTCCCCAATATTTTTCACTAGCATTAATATAACTTTCATATTTTTTATCTACATAATCATATAAATCAATTTCGTCCTTCTCATCATCGTCTGCATATTTCATAGCTTCTTCATATTTGCCAATCTGCTCTGAAATAGTATTTGCGATATCAAAATCAAGTTTCTGTGCCCTCGCATATAATTTGAATGATGATTTTTTCTTAAAAGTACCAAAAGCAATCATAGGTGCTACATGATCTTCACCAAGAACATTTATCTGTGCTTGCTCAAAAATATCTGGTGTACCAACATTCAAATCAATATCTGGTAAACTATGCGTCTCTAAGATACGAGTTTTGCTAATAAATCTTTCAGGATATAATTTAATTGCAGATGTAAATCTATCTACTTTTGAGAAACCACATAATGTATTCGTAAAATAACCAACCGCAGATCCACGTCCTGTATCCGTAATCAGTCCACCATGTTTAACTGCATCATTAACGATAGCGTAGTCTATAAGTGGATAATCGGTCATTCCAGTATCTTTATACGTGTTAACTTCTTTCTTTACGCCTTCAAAATATTCATCATATCTTTCTTGAGGAACATTTTTCATATATTCCTTAAATTTAGACGTTATTAATCGACTGTATTTTTTATCTTTTTCCTCTTTTGATAAATTGGGGTACAAGGTTGGAAGTTTAATGTCCTTGCTAAAGATGTGAACATTATCATAATCATCAAATGTAAGACAAATATCTGTATTATCCATTGCTTGTTGAATCTGTTCTTTTGTGAATACACCTTGCTTCAAAAAGCGATTCATAACTGTTTTGTCGTCTGGATAATCCATATACCATCCATCTTCATCCTCATAATGAATGTTTTTTGCAGCTAATACATAGTCTCTTTCTTGTGAATCTTTTTCGTAAATATAATGGCTATCCAGACCAACAATTAACTGAATTCCATATTTTTTACTCATATTTAAGAGAAATTTATTCCATTCCTTTTGCTGTTTTGTATCATGATATTGAATTTCTAACATAAAATTTTCTTGAAAATGGTCATGCAAAGTTTTAATGATATTTTCATCCATTGAATATGTAAGATTTTTACCATAATACTTATTAATGGCATTATCTATATCCTCTTCTCCTGTAAATCCAATGTTCTTTGAACGAAATGCAATACAGGCAGATGTAATAAATACATCTTTCGGAGGAAGCGACAGCAATAATTCTAAATCAATTCGTGGCTTATAATAATATCCGCTAATATTTGCTTCTGATAAAATATCATTAATTGCTTGTCTTCCGTTTTCTGTTTTCGCCAAAATTATAATATGATGATTACTCTTATCTTTTGTATGTCTGTCATAAACCCAATATGCTTCTGCTCCAAAAATCATTTTTAAATTGTATTTATGAGCTAATTCATATGTTTCAAAATAATATCCTTGCCATCCATGTTCAACACTACTTATTACTTTATGTCCTAATTCGACTGCACGTTTAGCATAATCTTCATTAACGGCAGCCGAATCAGCAGTGTAAATATTGGAGTAGGATGTATGACGATGGTAATTTTGCATACTTACTCCTCCCTAAAATAAATCATCTTCCTCTGTATTATTCTCTCTTGTATCAAGATATTTTCTAATATGTGGACAATCCTTAAAACCACAAAGATTGTTGCAAAAAAATGTATCAGGGGATTCTTTACCAGATTTGGTAGTTCTTGTGAATTTACGATGCGGATAATCTTTTTCATCACCGCTTAGATCTTCCCATTTAGAATATGTAGAAGTAATATAATTCAAACATTCTTGTTTCTTTTCATCATCTACTTCATATTTTCGAACATATGGAATAATTTTATATTCCGACCTTATTTCGTTAGGTAAATCATCAAGATTATTATTCTGCAAAGCATTATGCAGCATTACTTCAATATCGAGTTCATCGTATCCTAATTTAGTAAGCTTACTTTCAATATCTGACTGTAGTGTTTCCACAATCTTTTTTCTTTCACATACTTTCTCAATCAAAGTATCATTCTTAGAACGAGAAGTTTTCTTTCCCATATACTTGATTGTGCAATATTTCAACATTATCCAAGCACATTCTTTTACTTTATAACCAAGCTGTTCCAATGCCATTTGATAAATAACTAACTGACGACCATGATGAATTAAGTCTGCTGTGTTAAATTGCGAACTTGTTTTCCAGTCATACACACTTACAATTTTATTCTCTTCATCTACAATCTTTATTAAATCACAATATCCTTGTAAATAGTGATCTTCGTCAATTTTTAAAAGAAGAAATTTCTCAGTTATAAAACTTCCTTTTGGTTTAACAAAATGCCTACAAAAATGTCCCATGTTAGCAACCCAACCATCTTTAATGGAATCTCCACCATTTCTATCTTTTGGAAACTCAATTCCAAGCATCTCCATATCTGACAATTCTTTATTCATTGCTTTGATTAGTTCAGATTCTGTACATTCACCATGCACAATCATTTCCAATGTATCATGAATTTCTGTACCCATACATCCATATACATTTGGAATACCTTTTTTGTGTTTTATATATGTTAAATATGCTTCATATAAGCAATTATCAATCGTATTTAATTTACTGAAACTATATACATGTTTTCCTTCATCAAATAGTTTCTGCAATTCTGGTTCTTTTGCTCTCTGTCCTATTTTTATTCACCTCAAATCCATTTGACGCAATTTTTCATAAGATATAAATATCCTTCTTTACCATAATCAGAAGGACTTCCTTTACTTCCTTTAGGTATGACCTGATGTTCTGAATCCCAGATATATCCAACGTCATTATGAAAAACTGCGTTATCTATCTTTAATTTTTTTGCTTCTTCTCGAACATATTCCTCTTCAAGTCCTTCATCATAAGCTAAAATATTTTTGCTTACCAATAATCCTTTAATATACTTTGTCTGTGTATCTGATAAATGGCATCCACAAGATCCTAATCCAACATTGCTTCCAATAGTATCTAATTGCTGCGGAAATTTTTCGCTTTCACCTATTACACATAAGTTTTTTCTCTGAATACATTCATAATTGGTGTGATAGCCATATAATGTTAAACTACGGCTACATGGGATGATTGGAAGCCATCTTTCTTCTTTGGCACAATTGCTATCAATTGACCTGCCCATAATTCCACATATTTTCCCATCAAACGTATATTCAGGCACAGTAATGCGATTTGTCCAAATATCATATCCTACATTAAATTTTTCCTGCGTTTTATACGAAATTCCATCATTAAAAAACATTGTGTTAAATTTTCCAAGATATTCATCCAGTATTGATTCATCATATGTTTTCATAGACATTTCTGGTTCTTGAATTTCTCGAATGAGTTTTTTATAAAAACCTCCAAATGGCACTTTAACAGCCTTATTAAAATTACTTTTTTCAAGACCAAGAAGATTTGCGATATATTCAAGTGCTTGCGGAAAATTCAAAGATTTTTTATTCATTACAAGAGAATACAAGTTGCCTCGTTCATTTGTACTAAAGCAAATAAAACTTAATGTATCAATGCTAAGTCTGACAGACGAAGGATTTCTACCATATTCTCTTGCAAATCTGTATTCGTTGTGGGAACTGTTATATGTAATATTTTGATAGTCAAGTGACTCTAAGACTTTTTGAATATCATCACGATTATTAGATAAGTGTTCTGTCAGTTTCAAAGCATTCATTGTTTCACCTACTTTCTGAAACCGTCATATTGCATTTCGATATATCCTATCTCTTTCAATGTATTAAAACTCATATTTCTCTCATAAATTAATTGAGGTTGAGTTTCGCCAAAACGATTTTTAGGTGTAAACAAAACAATATAATCCTTGTCTTCATCAAGATCAAATGTTTTTCTTATCTTACTATATCTACCATCCTCATTCTTTTGGAACTGATATGGTTTTAACTTATTTTTTTCTTCTTTTGTTAAGCTTCTAAACATTACTACTTGTGATGCTGTTTCTGCAATTGCTCTTGACTTGCCTGTGCATCCTAAATCAAGATATCTTCTCGCCATTGATTCCGATGATAACTGTGCCGTTGCGACAATAGCCACATCTTCTTTTTTAGCAAGCAAAAACAATTCTTTTGCAACTTCACTAAAATCAGCCCATGCTTTATCAGAGTTTTCTTGCTCAGGTTTTAATGTATCAAATACAAACATACCTGTTCCAAGCTTGCTGTATTTTTTGATAATCTTCTTAACATTGCCAATTGAATAATCGCTCATTTCAATAAACTGAAGTTTGCCCTTACAATCCTCAAGCCATCGTGCAGCTTTTTGAATATTTTCTTTGTTTTCATCCGAAAAATGACCAAGAATAAACTTCTGACGATTCATTCCAAAATACTCAATTTTATTGAACAGTACACTTGCAAGGATCATTTGTCTAAATTCATCTACACTCTGTTCGTTGCCGATGATACAAACATTTTCCCCACTTTCAAGAACTGGGAGTATGTAAAAAAGGATCGCTGTCGTTGTTTTACCGTTGCCAATATGAGCAAGATGTAATAATAGATTCTTCTTATGAACACCAGCTAATCTATAATTTAAAAGCGGATAGCCGATTTTATATCCAACCGACTTTCCTTTATCCCATTCTTTAATGTAAGATTCATAACCTTCGGATAAATTTTCAGCTTTAACTTTTTCAATTTTTCCTACGCAAATATTATTTAACTGGAAATCATAATAATCATACAATTCCTCTGATGTCATTTGAACGATTTTGTCATACTTGTCCATAATATTAAATCCTGCATCATACAGTCTTAACATCATATTATTTTTCACTAACTCGTCATAATAAATACTAATATTATCAACATTTATAAGAGATGTAATTTCAGTGATAGACTTATAACCACCACGATCCTCAAATCCTTCCTTCAAGGTCTTCTTATCTTCTAAAAATGTGTACAATGAAATATTATCAAAAGCTTGATATCCAGCCTTGTATAATTGTTGTGCTAATCCATAATAAAACATTCCATCATCTGTAAGAATATCTGTTCCATTAACCACATTTTTATAATCATCAATAAGTGATGGTTCTTTGTATAGTGCAAAAATAAAATTACATTCTATCGCATCTCTCTTTGTTATTAGTTTCTCTGGATAATCATTTAAAGCCAATCGTCATCCTCCAACCATTTTGTTATGTTTTTTTCTGTATGTGTAGTTTGAATATTGTCAATATCTACACTTGTATCAATATCATATTCTCTCTTCTGCTCTTTCTCTTCCTTTACGACTTGCTTATATACATCGTTAATATTGTTTTTAATAATGGCAAAAATGTAGGATATTTTACCTACATCGTTCCTAAAATCTTTAGTTCTGAGTGCATATTGAATTGAATCATATGATTTATCAATTGTTTTGTTAATTACATCATATCCATAAAATTCAAGTTCTTTTAGTTTCTTTGTAAGAATTGTCGGAAATACTTGACCAGAAACATAATCAAGAAATTCGATTGCAAAACGTTCTATAACATGTTTTCTATCTTCATTTTCTTTATTCCAAACATCATATAACTCTTTTGATTTATAATATTTACCATTATCAGCTTTATAAAAAACATCAGAAGTTCCATACTCGCCAGTTATTTGACATTTAACTTTTCGTGCCAATCTTTACACCACCTTTTCAGGCGGTGGGGAAATTCCCCACCTATATTTTTACAGAATAGAAACAATTGCTTCTAATCCCTTAGTTGATACCGATGTATCTTTAAAGTTTGGAATATTGTACTCTGCCATAATATCCTTAACTTTAGCCTTCGTATCGTCATCCGCATCAGGGAACTTAGTCTTGATCGTATCAATCAATTCTTCATTCTTAGAAATGTCAACCTTATTTTTTGTTTCCTCTTCTGCAAATTCTTCAGCCTTTTCCTTGCGAGCCTTTACTTCTGCATTCTTACGCTTTTTAATCTCAGCATCGGAAACCTTACCATTGATAGCTTTCTTAACACCTTCTTCAAATGCTTCAATGTAATTCTCCGCACCATATTCTACACGCTCTGGCATTTCACTAAAACGTCCACCTGCATCCACAAAGCCATCTGTTCTAAACCACATATATCTTGTAGTACCCTGAACATGTTTGTTTTCATCAATATTCTTCTCGACTGCAATAGTCATAACAATATCTGCTTTATTTGCAAAAATACCATCATAATCTGCACTAAGGTTTGATGTCAGCTGCTGATACTCGTCACCATTCTTTTCCTTAACATCTCTAATTTTGGTATGTCCAATGATAACGATGCCGTATCCTGCTTTTCTGATCTTTGCAAGAATATCATCAATAAGTTCATTTACCTTATCTCTAGGTGCTCCATATCCACCAAAACAAGCATTAAATTCAGCAGCAGAACCTTTTGCTTTCTTATGTAATCTCTTAACTTCTTCCTTTGCAAGCTTAATCATTTCATCTGCCGTATCTAATCCGACTACTTCAAACTCATTATCTGACTTGTTTTCTACTAACTCGTCTACAATTTCTACTAAATCTGCCCATGTAGGTGCTTCAGCATAAACTAAATCATCTAATGCCTGATATCCAATTTCATCACCAATTGAAATTAAAAGTCCCTTATTTAAATCTCCATACTGGGCTTTTACAAGGTTATAAAATAATGTTGTCTTACCTACTTTCTTAATACCTCTCCAATAATGAATATAACTTCCAATATCGCACTTTACTTTGTTTGTCTTGAACATTGACATAAAATTATTTCCTCCTTAAATTCGCACTGTGGTTTAAGTAGGGGATTTCTCCCCTACTGTTTAATTAAAATAAATCGTCCTCGTCTACTTCTGGTTCAGAATCGGTTGTTGTTTCTGTCTTCTCTTCTTTCGGCTCGTCCTTCTTTTCTGCCTTCTTCATAACATCATCCATCTTTTCATCAGATGCCATTACATAAATTTCGTCCTCAAATTCAGAAGCAGACATTTCAGCATCAACAATACCGTCTGCAAAATCACCTGTAAGCTTTGGATCGAAAAGTCTATATTCGGTTACTCTATCTCCAAAAATAGAACCAGCAGGACGGAAATCATTAAGAGTTCTAATTCCGAGTTCAATCTGCTCTTTCTGTGCCTTAGTAAGCTGAGACTCATCAAATTCAACTGTTTCTGCGCCATTAAGCATTACACATTCCCAGAGAAGATGCTGCATAGTTTTCTTTGAAATATCAATGTACTTCATCTTATAATCCAACAGCTTCTTATGTTTCTCATTGTTCTCGTCATATTTGCTCGCATTAAATACAAACTGCTGTGGAATGAACTTATTTCCCTCATCCTTGTTGATATACTGCTGAATATATCCATCGACAATAATCTTCTTTTCTGTCTTCCAATCGGTCTTATCAACAGAATCCTTGTTATAGTAAATATCAGCAGTGATAAGTAAACGATTCTTCTTGTCGTCTGCTACAGCATAAACACTCTGAATCTTAAACTTATCGTAATACTTACCATTGTAAGGCTCTTTTACCATCTGACCTGTAACAGTAACTTTCCCATTGTACTTAGGCAAATTCTCCTGAAGATACACAATTGCATCGTACAAAGTTACAAACTCATGTCTTCCATCGAATTCCTCTCCAAGATCAACTACTGTTTTTCGATAAGAAGCAACAGACGATACAACTTCATCATCAAATCTGTCCTTCCACTTAATTTCAATGTTTTCATTATCAGCATTTTTGGACTTAATAGTTTCCTGCTCTCCATCGAAAGCTTCTACAAAAGCCATATTATTATCGCTTTCCTTAATTCCAAAGTTCATGCTTAACATCTTACGATCATTCTTTTCCATTTCCTTAACAAATGGTCTTTTTGCATCCTTCTTAGGAAACATAACCGTTCCTGTAAAGTTAAATCTTGTTGCCATTTAAAAAATGTCCTCCTTATAATATATAATAAAATTTTTTGATAACTATATTTGAACAGTCTTGCGACTGGAACACAGAAGTTAATTTATATAAACATCTATGTATAATCAGTGATTTTTGAGTATACAACCCAAGGGTATGCTGTTCTTCCACCCATACAAATGTTTTCCGCATTTATTTATTCTCTTGTTTTGTCTCGATTTTTATATAATTTTCGTGACATTTTATTTTTGGAAATTTTGAACGATTTGTTCAAGACTGATTAGATATTATCTAAGATATTTCCTGTTACTTCATACATTTCCAAATCATTTAATTCACACCATGATTCAAAGTTATTTCTCTGAACATACCAACCAACATTCATTCCAAGAAATTCATTCTCACCATTTCCATAAGAGACTACATTATATAATTCTCCGTTTAGAATGTCGTTTTCAAAGATTAACTTACCATTCTTATCATGGCTGCCTGTACATCTACACAATGTCTTTGGATCTATTTCATATTCTCTAAACACATTTGGTAATCCCCAATCTGTCATCTCATCACGGATGATATAATGATGTATCTGAACAGGATTTCTATCATAATCTTCTTTAAAACAATATGTAGTCTCTTGTTTACTCGCATAAAATCCTGTAATCCATGTGTTAGAATTTAGTAATTTTGCTTTACATAGCTGCGTATCCATTTCTCACCTCCTCGAAATCCGAATGAAACAGTGATTTACACTGAACTACTTCACTTACTTATTCTCTGTTTTACCCTTATCATCCAACTCTTTTAATGTTTCCGTTATTTTCAAAACTTCTTCGTTAATACATTCATTCAATTCCTTTTGATATTGCTCAATACTTTTCTTATATTTTTTTAATATCATTGAAATCACTAGATTCACCTCATCTTCTGATAATATATTCTCCGTATTGGAGCATTTTGAATGAATAAATAATTTTGCTGATGAACCAGTATCATTGTTATAAGATTTAATGTTATCAATAATAATTTTTGCATTACTGCTTATTGAATCAATACCACTAATAAAACAACGGCAAGCGTTATATATTCGATTATCCATATCCACCTCTTACTTATTCTCTATTCGATTTTCATTTTTATTGGAAATTGTGACTCGAATGAGTCATAGATCATAAAACAATTCTATATGCAAGTTTCTTTGTAACAAAACCTGATGGATGTAAGATCATACAAGACAGATGAATGTCATCATATATCAAATCTGTCATTGTGCAGTTCGATAAAATACTATAACCACGCATAGTCTTTGACCTGAAATAAACGGCTTCGCCATTATATTCTTTAAATGCTTTGCAATATGTATTCCAATCTTCAACTTCAACAATTCGTGACTGATGATCTCTTATGGCATCATCTTTATCAATACTCAAATTTGTCTCAATTACTTGAATCACATTCTCACCTCTTACTTTTATTCTCTTATTTTGGGATTCCCATAGCCGAATGGCTTAGATATGATAAATTGTTACATCATATTATTCTCTGTTAGAACAACGCACAACCATCTCTTTTGAATGATTCCACATACTTATTCCACTTATCATCATCCATCTCGTATAATTTTTTGAAACATTTCTTACACAGAAACTTCGACACTTCTCTTCCGTGGAATTTCATATTCATTGCCAGCGTTGTCTTATCTTTTATTCTCTTTTCACACTTATCACAATACTTATTAAAATATTGTTTTGCTACTTTTGTGTCACCAACATTCAATCCATTGTACTCAGCAAATTCCTGAATAACTTCATCGGTTGGCTCATTTCTGAATGTTCCACCATTCCAAGCCTGTGTGAGATATTCGTCAATGGTGCAGTTCATGATTATCCATTTCTTATTCGTAATGAAGTCTTCTTTTAAAATGTTTCTCCATCTCTCATAAGCCTGTGGATACCAATACTTGTCCAAAATCCAAGTAGACTTCGTATAGAATGGGCACGCAATATTACAGCCTTGACGAGCATATCCCTTTTTATATTTTGAGCAAATAGGCACATTCTTCCAAATTGTATAAAGCCATACATCCATTTCTGACCACTTTCTAATAGGAAGGATACCTTGCCAGTTTGTTTTACCCCATTCAGGATTAATAATTTCATCACCATATCCGCTTCTCGTGTTGGACTCTTGATTTCTCATGCCCATCCACATAAGATATGGATGGTTGTGGTCAAGTTGTGATACCATAACACCAACCTTGAAAATTCTACAGCAAAATCTTGCAAAACGTGACGGAATCATGTGATCTGATTCTACATATTGGTAAAATCCCTTCTTAGGATTCATAATCTCACAATTAGGAAAAGTCTTAACCATTCTGTATGTATCAGCACAGTCAAGCGATGTATTATTAAATATTGCTTTTGTTTCTGGATATAATTTTCTGACTAGATGACAGGTAAGCATTGAATCCTTACCCATAGAAACAGGAATTATTGAAGTATATGTATTAAACTTCTCTGTCTTTTCTTTGATTAGTTCTAATGAATCGGCTTCAAGCTGCGTTAGATGTTCTTTCTGCAATTCGATTAAATCTTGCCAACTTGCTAAATCCACATCTGATATATTATCATAATTTTTTAGCTTTATTACTTCTACAGTTTCTAAATTATCTGAAACTTTCACTCTATAAAATTTGTGTTCCCGACCTTGTAAATCAAATCCTTTTATGATTTGTTTATCAAGCCAAAAATAACCTTCTTGAAACTCAGGTAACTTTTCACCTGACGTATCTCTTAAAAACTTTATATACTCATTGTATATTGGATTCAACCGTAATCTTTCCTTTAACTTTTAGATTTTACCAATCTGTTAAAGGAGTCTATCTTTTTCTTAGAAACCAATTATCTTAGGTCAAGGTGAAAGATTTTACGTTTTAACCATTATTAAATTGTCACTATGTTTCGTGGGTAATACACGACATCTCGCTATACAACCCTGTTTACAGGGATTTTGATACGATTGAAAAACATATAATTATTCAAGAGATATATATACTCTACCCATAAACTCAGCATCAAGAATTTCTACGTTTGACAACTTTCGTTCAGGGTGTTTTTCATTCATGGATTTTATATGGCTCATAAATTCATTATCAACCATATCCCATGCACTTTCTTCTAAAAATAAATACTTTGTAGCAGTTTTAGGATTACCACGATTAGTATTATAATTATATTTCACCTTCCATATTGGAATAGGAACTTCTTCACTTATAATCTGTTTTGGATGACATTGTTTAAATTCTTCCATAATACTATCATCATATTTACAGACAGATTTCAACTCTGATATTTTCAATTTACTATTTCACCTCTTTTCTGTTCCCAATGAAAGATTGGATTCATTGGCTTTTTAAGCCATTTATTACGCTATTTCTAACCTAACTGGGTGAGAACCAACACCCTCTATTCCCTCGTCAAAGACATCAGGAACTACCTTTTTCATAATCTGATAAGCACCATTCACATCAGCATTAATTATTCTTCCATTATTAGCAACAAACAAACCTCTATATACTCTTCTTTCTTTATTATAGCTCTTTTTTACAGGTTGTTCTTTGTCCAAAAATGATGTTCCGCTTGTATATGCTTCTTCTGTCATAACAACTTCAATACCATATTCTTCACACTTGCTCTGAATTTGCTTAATCAACATATCAAATGGGATATATGTGAAGTTCTGCTTATTCTTGTTTTCTTGTTTCCACTTCTTATTTAATCCAATAATCAATGTATCAATTTCATTCTCTACACAATAATCCACCACCTTTTTACTTGTACAATGCATAAGATATTTGATCTTCTCATATCTCTTATCTGTAAGCTTCTGAAGATTTTTGCTCCAATCTCTACCAGTTTCTTTCTTTAACTGAGATTGCATTTCAGCTTTTCTTTTGTTATAGAATTGATTAACAGATTTGATTGCACCACCTTTGATTATTACTGGCTGCAAACCAATATTATTAACCATTGTCACAAGATTTTCTGTTCCTAAATCAATGCTACATATTCTTATTCTCTCTTCTACTGCATCAGGAACTTCAATTTCATATACAATTTCCATCACATAATAATCAGCTTTAGGAACAAATCTACACTGCATTAATTTACCAACTGCATGAGTCTTCACTGTATAACCACCAAAAGGTTTAAATGCAATTCTGAATTGCCCATTATTTAACGAACATTGAATATTCTTTATCATGAAAACCTGTCTGCCATCTTTAGGAAGATATTTTGGAAGCTTTGGCATACCCAAATATTTTGAAGGATTTTTCTTCCAATCTTTGATAGCCTTAAAATAAGACTTCCACATTTTATCTACTAACTGAATTGTTTTCTGAGCTGATTGTGAACCACATTCCTTATAACAATCCATTGGCTGCATGAGTTTCTGCACGTCATAAGCACTGAGTTTATTGTTGTTGTTTATAAATTCCTGTCTTATAATGTAATTCGCTTGATTATATACATTTTTGGAATAGAAACAATACTGATCAACTACATTATATATTGGATTATTTTTTCTTATAATCTGTTGCTCAACTCGATTAACCTTCATATTCTTATACCTTATTTCTTACAACAATTCTGATACATATTTTCACCTCTTATCTGCCTAATTCTTTCAACATGGCAATTTTATTTCTTATCTCGTTTCTATGCATAATTACTTCTTCTCTGTCATCGCTAATAATGAATTCTGACCAACCAATCAAATCTTTTTCAATGTCTTCTATAAGTTCTTTCTCCAAATTATTTATTTTTATTTCAGAGAAATTATGTAATACAGGTTTATCTTTTTCTTCTATAATAAACAACGAATATGGGGTAATAACTAAAGTAAACTCAGTACCTTCTTCATCAAACCATGCAATTCCTGTACCTGTTGCATGATATTGAATAAAGGCATTTAATAAATCTACTGGCACATCTGTTAAATAGCTTGGTGAGCCGTAAAATGATTTCAAATTAAAATCGCACCATCCATGTTTAGGATTACTTATCATATTTTTCACCTCCAATGTATCATTCTCTCAAAATCCAATGATATGTTGCTTTCCTGTGAAGTTACTCAGATAAAATCTTCTGGAACATATCATCAACTGAATCCAACAAGTCATATCTCTTATCAAATGCTGTTGTTGAACTTTTGCAAATTTACGCTCAACCATGTCAATATAGTAAGTCATTGTGCCGTCATCGCCCATATAGAACTCATTCCATTCATCATCAGACATCAATCTCCTAACATTTAACTGGTCGATTGCAAGATTGTCAAAGCTAACAACCTTAAACTTTTCAATAATATCTGCAAGATTTTCATATAACCAATTTTGCTTTACAACAATATTTTTATGATCTTCTGAATAAAAATCATCACCACGTCTTAAATGCTTATAACCAAGAATCAACATCTTCAGATTATTATTCTCTAAAGCTTCTACATCCGATGATTTTAATACCCCGTTGATTACATGAATAACCGCATTTGGATATTGCTTAATAAGTTCAATAAATTTTTCTGTGGGATTTACAAGTGATACACCAAGACCATAAATAAGTTTTTCATCAACAAGCTTTCTAATAAGTTCCTGTTTTCTTTCAAAATGAATCTGATTAACTGTCATGTTTACAATGACTTTTCTATCTTTGAGTTTCTGTAAGAACGGAATTAAATCAGGATGACTTGTAGCATCTCCACCACCAAGAGCAACTTCCTGATACGGATGAAGCGTGTTAATGAATTTCTCATTCAGAATATCTCCAAATTTTCCATCTGTTGTACTACCTTCATGACAGAATGGACATCCCATATCGCAGTAATTGCAAATTTTTATATCCATATTTTCTGCAAAAGCCGGCACAAACTCATCATCTTCTGTCTCTCTAATCTTTGTTCCATCGCTCAAAATTGTAGTTTTAAAGTTACCATTCTTGTATCTTCCTAATAATTCCATTCTTAAAATCCTCCTAATTTTTATTTAATCATGACCGTAATATCCAAAAGCCACAACTCGTTCACCATTTGGTGTGGTTGTTGTTTCTTCAAAAGTCTCATAATATTCGCAATATTCATTCCAGAAATATTCATAATCATAGAATTCGTTTTCATGAAGAATTTCGTTTACTTCTTCTTCATTTGACCAATCAACATCTTCTCTAACATACTTATCAGTTTTCTCAAAGGCGATTGCTTCTTCTCTAGTATAGAAATGATTCTTTTCGGGTTTATTGTCATCTGGATAACACCAACCTGAACCAGTAAAAAGATATAAATTATCTTTCTCCCATCTGTCATAATCTGATTCCATACACATTGTTAGGCTGTGTACAGAACTGCTATTGGATTCAAACACCCCTCGTCTAATTTGTCTCTTCATAAATTTTAATCCTCCGTTCCATATGCTCTTGGATACTCATGGTCAATTGCATCCATATTTACTAAACCAGCTTTCTTCATATCTGACCAATAACAATATTCATCACCATCCTGAATAACAACATACTTCTTATTTGTCAGATATTCCTCTAATGATATATTCTCTTTTTTAAGGAAACCACTAAGTATATCTACATCAACATATCCTGTACATGGCTTCTCAAAATGAAAATATCCATTGTCAGTTTCCCAATATTCGATTGTATCAATTCCCCAATCCTTTTCTTTCTGTTCAAGCCATTCGTTAAACTCGTCCTCTGTCTTACCATATTTCTCTGCATAATCACTATCTTTATTCTCTGGATGATTTTTATCAGCGACTGAATCTGAAATCATAGGAACAACAATCTTTTTAAGACCAGGAACATATTTTAATGCAAGTGCTTCAAGCTTCTTATAATTCTCGTCATTATACTCACACACTAATGAAGCACAAGCATACAACCATTTATCATGGAAATTACCCAAAGCTCTAAATGGACTTCTGCCAAACTCCATATCATAATCCCAAATATGCCATTCGCAATCTTTCTCGCCAGTTTCTTTGTCATCCCACAAATAAAAGTCCCTTGCAATCTCATCTGGTGTATAATGCTCGTTATTTTTCATAATGCAAAGTGAATGCTGACTACTTGAATTTGTCTCGAAAACACCTCTACGAATCTGTCTCTTCAATTTTTCTTACCTCCTTGCTTTAATATTCTCTCTTTGTGACCAAAAGAAACCTGAATTTACTTACCAATAGTTACTAGAATCATTATCATTATGTTCAAAATCATCCGCTGTTTCTGAACACTTTCTTGACAATTTTATCGTATCTTCGTCATTCCAACCATATTCTGAATCAAGTTTATTAAGTCCCAAGTGTTTCTTAATTTCATCCTGATTGGCTAAAATCTGACTCAATGCCTGAAATAACAGTCTTGTTTCTTCATCTCTCATATAAAACCTACTTTCTATTAACCCATTCCTTAAACTCTTTGAAATCATCCTTTGTCAACACAATATCAGAATAATAGAAATCTTTATTCCAGATAATCGCCCAAATTTTCTTCAACTTTTCAAAAAACGGTCTTTGCTGAGTATAAAAATTACCATTTGTATATGTTAAGAAAGCATAATCTCCATCTTCACAATCATGAATCTTAAAGTGGATACCTTCATCACATCCACATTTACAGCTTACGATTAACTCATCATCTTTAAAATTTTTAAATACTGCCATAGTAATCTCCTTTACTTACAATTCCCAAGTCCAATCTTGTAATCGTCCTTGACATCAATAGTTACTTCTCTCTGAAATTTTCCTTCCTTATCATAGAGGGATAAATAATATCTGTTACCACGCTGCTCTAAAACAACATCTTCATTCTCGAATAGTTCAACTCGTTTCTGTTTCTGTACTGGTTTATTCTCTATTTTATTATTCATTGCTTCTTTTGAACCGACAAAAATTGGTGATTTTAATTCTTCAAGAATACAGCTAATATCATCATCTAACTGACTATCGTCATTCGTGTGTTTATCAACTGCTTTGATTACGTCTTTCTCAAATAATAATCTATTCATTTTAATATTCTCCTTTCCACTCATCCAACCAATAGAAATCGTTTATCTGGTCATCCAGCTTTCTAACCTGTTCTCTTGATTCAGCTTCTTTCTTCTTGCTATCTGTTCTCTGACACTTCTTCCACAATTCCTCACGCTGCTTAGATAATTCATCATACTTTTCAGATATATCAATCTCGTCTACTACTTCAACCTCAATTTTCTCTCCACAGTGAGGACAAAACTGGATTGGATAATTGTCTGTCTGCTCCCATTCGTCTTCATAAGATGTAATGACTTCTGTATGTGAAGTACAGAACTGAGGAATAAAATTACCATCATCTATGTGCTTTAATGGAGATAAGTCTTCGTTTGTAAATATAATGCAATCGTTTTGATGAATTTCATCACAACAATATGTAAATGGTTTATACTTGTATGAATGAGTGTCATTGAATTTTAATTTGATTAATTCTATCTTCATTTCTTTATTCTCCACTCTTAATGATTTCTTCTAACATTCTTGGTGTATAGTTCATATAACTTTTCATACATCCGACATTCCACATATTGTATGGCTTATCATATAAAGCTGTCATCTGATACTTGACTTGCTCCATCATATTATCCTCAAATCCAGTATGTACGTGACCGAAAAGATGGTAACTTCCGTAATAATGATTCTTGAAGCATGGAATTGGATAATGGCATAGAACTACAATCTTACCATTACCAATATCAAGCTCCTTGTAATCGGTGATTTCGCAGAATCTACTCTGCAATTCTCTGTTTTTTAGCAACTTACCATCATGATTGCCCTTGATTAGATGTATATTCCCATTCAAATTGTTAAAAATTTCAATAGTTTTTGTTGTGTTGTACCACGAAATATCTCCAAGTAAGTACACATCATCATCAATTCCAACTGTGTTATTCCAATTTTTAATAATCGTTTCGTCATTCTCTTCAATTGATTTAAAAGGTCTATTATCAAAAGCCAAGCAATTTTTGTGTCCAAAATGTAAATCTGATATAAAATAATTCATAATCTCACCTCGCTCTATCACATTCGTTAAAATCTAAAAGCATCTTATATTTGTATTCTCCAAATCTTTCTTTCCAACGCTGCTTTGCTTTATCTGTTTTCCAACCAAAAGGCATCATATGATAGTTGATAAGAAAACATATGTCACCAATATTTTCGTAAAATATACCTGATAGGTTTTCTAAAATTAGATAAGAACCGATTGCATGATGTTCATAGTAATGAGCTATGCCATTCTCATCAAATGTTTGACAATACATTTTTCCAAAATCGTGTAATAATGCAGCTATATTATATTTTTCTGGATAGCATTTACTACTAAATAACTCATATGCATGAAATGAGTGGTTATATAAATCCATAGTATGATGAGGGTTTTTCTGATCAAACCCTTCCATCATAGAAAACATTTCTCCAAGAGTTAAACGATTCTCTTTATGAAATACATTTATCTGAATCTCATCGAATCCTTCCTCATAGAATGGAATCTGAAATTTTCTAATCTGCTTATCTAATACAAAATCAGGTACAGGATGCTCTCTATATAGATTATCTTTTTTGCATTGTTCAAATGGCTTTGGAATAATTACACATACTTTTCTAACATTTAAACCATTTACCTTCATTATAATTGCTCTACGAGATTTCATAGTCAGATTAGTTGCATCAGCAATTACATTCTTTTTGTTCTCCAAATTCTTGCGGATTCTATTGTGAAAAATTTTAAACACTTCTTCATTGTGTTCTTGGTCTTCGTAATTACCAGTCAATTCTTCACGAATTGCATCCGATGATACAATTATTGTATTTGGATTTTCGTTGGCAATTTGAGTAGCAATGGTTGATTTGCCACTGCCACTCAAACCAACGAGTATTGTCAGTGTTGGTTTATTCATTTAATGTCTCCTCAAACAACTCTTCTGCTTCTTCCATATCAGGTGTGTCAGAAGTATCTTTGGCAATCCCCTCAATTACCTTAAATTCAAACACTTTATCCTTAAACGCTGTAAATGTTGATCTATTATCAATACGAACAACTACACCTTCGGCAACATGTGTTTTACCAACCTCATCTGCTGGCATACCATCAAGATATTTATTTACTCTTTCTTTCAAATCTTCTGGTGTAGTAAAAATAAACTTCTCTAAATCAGGTACATGTTTAACACCTAACTTGTCACACCATACCTCTACAGTCTCCCAAGGCACTTCAACAACTGTTCCATCTGCTGTTGTCATTGTCATTCGATATACATACATCTCATTTTCACCTGGTTCACAGCCATATGAGAATGTCGTAGTGTCGCCAAACTTCTTTGTAAATTCTTTTTCCTTAACTCCCTTATTAGATACTGAACCCATAATTGGTGTTGTTTCATTTACATATCCGACAATTTCATAGAAAATTTCAGCACCTTCAGGAAGCTTGTCTTTTAATAAATCGTGGTACTTCTTTCTAAATCCATTATCAGAATAATATCCATCATTCTTTGTCATATCCTTTAATACAACTCTTCTACTACCAGATACAACAGAAACTTCTCTTGTAACCTTTGGTTGCATATGTAAAAACTTTCTCAGCTTACTATTCTTCTTTGTAACCTTAACAGTCTTCATAGTACGAGCTGATGTTCCGTGGAGCTTACGAGTAATATAAATCGTGTCACCTGGCTTAAATGCCGACATATTATATGCAAGCTGTGCTGTGTCTTTATGCTCCTCAAAAAATGGATATGATACTGTTTCTTTCTGAAACATGTTCTTCTTATTTGAACTATTTCCATTACCTCTTGAACAATTCTTTCCCCTTGGAATATATTTTTGACAAATCTCATGACCACCAAGAACTGTAATCTGATCGCCATCTTTTAATTTTGAAATATCTGTATACTTAGAAAGCGTCTCAACAGGTAATACAAGTCCTTCTGACTTCTCACCTCTAAGTCTAATAGCGGTTACATTTCTCTTCTCAGCATCCATATAACCACCAATGTTGTTTCCGTTTTCGTCTTTCTTCCTTACAAGGTTGTTATCTGTTGCATACTCAAGTGATAACTGACCATCAGATGGAAAGAAGACTACTTTCTGTCCATCCTGATAACTCAAATCTACAATTACATTCTGTCCAAATACCTCTACACACTGTAATCTATCAGCATTGCTATGTTTTCTTAATCCTTTTAATGTTGTGATATAAGCACAATACATTTTCAGTACCTCTCTTTCTATTTTCTATGTATATATTTTCTTATCTCAATTCAATCTCACCGAATTTTAATGTGTCGTCTCTAAACATTTTATTTCCACAATACATACCAATGAGACAACTCTCATATGAGCTTACAAGTCCGATTTTCCAAGAATTTGTAAACATTTCAGCTTGGTCAATTAGCTTAATTAACGCATCAATCGTCTCTTTGCTTGCAAATATGTATGGTTTATGTCCTTCTCTATATACGAACTCTGCAATTTTCGTATTTAATTTATTTACATTTATCTTATCTACTATTGAAAATGTTTCCATTTACTGTTCTCCTTTCCAAAAGAAATGCTTCTTTCTTATTTCTCATATAAAGCTTTCTGAAATTGTTTTCTAAATTTCTTACAAGCCGATTCATTTTGACTATCTGTTAATACTCCATGTATATAACAATACTGAATTGAATGTAATAACTCTTGTAATCTCTCAGCGTCTTTACCGAGAGTACACCCTTGTTTATTCACATACTTTTCCAAATTATCAAATAATGGATCAAAATTACTCATATCTACAACCTTGCTCATAATTTTATTCTCCTATCTGCTCCATGATACTCTATAACTAATTCTTCATCCTTAATGATACATGTTTCTTTAATTATCCAATCTGCATATTTATTATCTTGCAGTAGCTGTTGATATAAATTTATCCAACCCTGTGCAGAAACCTTGTATCTCCACTTATAATTTATCCATTTTTGATTATTAAATGGTTTGAGTGTAGCCAATTCTATACATTTGCGACATTTCTTATAAAGGTTAATTGCGTACCAGTCTGACCATTTTTTGTTATAAGAATTTATATAAGCCTCAGTCGGATCATATCTACTTCTCATATCAGTAAGAGTTCTGTCATACAACTCAGTCTTTGCGTTGTATAAAACATGAAGTAAAAAATAAATATCCTCATAGTCACTGTTTAATTTTTTGACACCATTTTCTAAATCCCAATATATTTTTCTCACCTACTTTCACAGCCACAAGAAACGTGGTTTTCCTTGGCTTTTTCAACCTCTGAAAGCCTTGATTTTAGGGCATTTCAGAGATTGAAATTTTACAAATTTTCAGTTACACCTCATTATTCTCTTTTTTGTTCTCATACATGTCAAAATTTTCACACATATCACATTCAAATGAAGACCACTTGTTATCGCACGACTTACACTTGTCATGTAAATTATTTTCAGCAAGTCCTTCTTCACAAATATCTACAATGTGTTCACACAATTTCTGTGGTATTACACTTCTCTCTTTTGCACCTTTTAATCCCTGTGTGCCTGTCCTACTACCTCTTGGAGCTGATACATGACACGGATCTCCATTCTTACACATAGGCAGAAATTTTGGTTTCGGATGGTTAGTCCAAATATCTGTAGGCTTCATCCGAGTATCACCGTATTTACAATATGTAACCGTATATCGTGGAAGGTCTTGCATCCAAATCATCTTTCTCATACCACCACGAGGATTTTCAATAAAATAATAAGTTGGGTTTAATTCTTTGATTAAAGAAACGACATGCTGATCAGTTGCATCACAGAATTTTGCATAATCACTGATTGGATCAAGATTACCAGTCTCAGGATTCTTTCTTCTATGATGACTTATTGCAGCAATACTGAACGTTGTACAGTCAGGCGATGCCCAGATAACATCGGGATGACCAAACTTTTCTAAGATATCTTGTGCAGTTACTTGACTAATATCTGCATATAAATCAATGTTTTCAAAATCTTTATTCCATTCTACGCTGTACACTTCATGACCTCTTGCTTCAAAAGCCTTGCCAATTGAACGTGTACCAGCAAATAACTCTAATACTTTAATAGTCTCTTACCGATAGTGGTGCGCACCTTTAACTCATGAGACTATATTTTCCTTTCTTATAAAATTATATCTACATTGTTACTTAGTTTCGTGACAAGCAAAGAAACCAAAATTTCAAGTCAAAATTCATTTTCAAAAGCCATTATTTTTAAGACCTTGCTTTTTATTATTTAATCTTGATACTCGATATGATAATCTGTCATTTTAATCTCATCTCCACAAGGTAATTCAGGAATAACATCTTCTCCATATTCCCATCTAATAGCAAGGCTTCTATTACAATCACAACAAAAACTACCTTCTGTGAAATAAAAAATTGCACTATCTTCTGGATATTCATATCCTAAGTCATAATGAATGACAAATGTTTTGTCCCTGTATTTAAGAGTGGCAACAAAAATTGTCCTCTTATGAGTCATAATTCCATGTTTACAATCAGTTGCCAGTCCTTGTTTCTCATATTTATCCTGTCTGATTAACTGAATAAACTTGTTCTTTTCTTCTTCAGTATTAAAATAGTAATAGCCCTCTTTTATACCTAAATCTTTCTCGATGGATGGATTAGCATCGTGATTCCATGCACCACCCCAAATATGAACCATCCATTCTTCTTTCTTGCTCATATAATTATTCTCCTTCTTTAACCAATCTAACAACAGTATCTTTCATTCTTACTATTCCATTTAATCTGTGAAATTCATTCCATATATCAATTTGTCTATCACATTCAGGCTTATATCTTAATGGCTGCACTGTTGTTAATTTATCCAGTTCATCTTTTGCTTGATTCAGAACTTGTTTTACAAATCCTTCTCTAATACCTCTTAATTCTTCAATAGAGCATTCATGCAAATCAATAGGAATCCCACCTATATAATTAACACTTGCTGTATTATCAATGAAATCAACTAATTCTTCATCTTTACAAGATAATAGCATTGAAGCATAAAACAGCATAAATCTTACTGAATCTTCCATATGGTTATTCTCCTTTCCAGAAAACAAGAAATGCGAGTTTCAAGTCCACTCTTCTAACTTATATTCTTTACCCTTTAGAGACTCAATAGCAGTTTCCTTTGAAAAGAATACAGTCTTACCAATACTATTTTTCGTGAAAGTTCCGCAATAATAATACCTACCTCTTACAGAAAACGTATATCTTGCTCTAATCTGTTTCTTATGTACATGACATTCTTTGATTGAATATATGTCGTGATAATCTCTGCTAATAACCCATACAGTCTGTCCAATTTCTACATCTGGAATAGTATTCTTCTTGTATTCATCAAACACTTCTCTTAATGACATTTCGTGTTTATTCCAAACTCCATCATCAATATCAAATCCACTATCTGATAGAAACTGTAATAATTCGTCAATGTCTACCAACTGCTTATTGATTAATTTATCAGCCATTTATTCGCCTCCTTGCTATGCTATTCTAATTCCCAAACGAAAGATTTCTTTCAATGTATCATTTGAACTCTATCTTATTTCTTTTTAATACCTTAACCGCCTTATCATAATCAGTCTCCGCTATTTTAATGCTTTTCATCTTAACTGGTTTTGGTTTAATCCAATCACGACATTCTGTAATATCGTCATCATACCACATCAAACCGCCTTCGCAATATTTACGATATTGGCAGTCATTGTTACCACATCTACTCATTTATGTATTCTCTCACTCTCTTACAGGCAATATCAAAATATTTTTCATCTAATTCAATTCCAATAAATTTACGGTTAAGATTCATACATGCTACACCTGTAGTTCCACTACCCATACAATTATCAAGAACTATATCATTTTCATTTGTATATGTTTTAATCAAATATTCACATAATTCCACTGGTTTTTCAGTTGGATGTAATTTTTTTGATTGATCAGCATTGCCAAATACCTGCACGTCTAACGGATACCTATCTGTACTATCATAAGATGTATTCCTTACTTCTCTTCCGTAACAACTATTACCATCAGATTCTCTTATATAATTGGTTTTTGCAACTTTCCTCTTATGTCCATGTGTCATTTGTGGATTATATAGGGGTGGTTTTTTATAAAAAATTTCAATATTCTCATGTGCTCTCATTGGCATCTTTTTCGCATTTAAATGTCCTTTTGGATGAGTTTTCTGCCATATCCACTCATACTTATACATTTTAGGATTACTCATTACTAATGAACTTGTAAATGGTTGGCTACTAAACAAAGCTATACATCCATTATCTTTTATAATTCTTTTATACGCTTCCCACAATTTATCAAAAGGAATAATGCTATCCCACTTGCATTGTGTTGTACCATAAGGTAAATCACACAGTATCATGTCTACTGATTTGTCTGGAATATTTTTCATAAGTTCAAGACAATCACCTTGTAACATTTTATAATTTTCTTCCATTTCTTACTCAGAGCAAATCCAGATTTAATGCTGCAGCAAATCTCATGCTCCTTTCAATGTATTATTCTCTTAATGTGTATACTTACTTCTTGGAAATACTTCTTCAAGATCAACACCATATCCAGAAATAACTTCTTCTAAGTCGATACATACAAAATCACTGCAAATTCTTGCTTCAATTCCACCTTCATCAAAAAGCGAATAGCCAAAAATATCACTCAATCGTTTGACAAATTCATTAAACCAATTAAGACTAATCCAAACATAAAACTCTGTATTACTAACCCATCCAAATTCATCTACGTATGAGATGTCAATGTCGTCTTCTTCTGGATTGATTAGTAATTTATATAGTTCTAATTCATAATTTTTTCTCATCTGCCACCTCCTAACTTCCAAAGAAACTTCGGTTTACTGTGTTCTATCTTTAGTAATCTGAAATGACACAAAATTACCATCTGTAAAACTCTCTGAACATCTTACACAATCTGCTTCTACTTCATATTTAACAAGAACTCTTCTATTAACAGATACATTTTCTTTCTCATAATCTGGAAGATATACAATTCTTGATTCCGTATCATACTCATAGTTAGTAATTTCTTTTTCTACAAGACCATCTTTTGAAACATATGCTAATTTAATAGATTTGTAAATTGCACCATTTTTTAACCTAAATGCATTGCTCTGAAATAAATTCATTCTTGGCATTGTCATTTTGCAATATTTATATATCATATATTAATCTCCTTACTATCTCAAAATCTTACTCAATCTCTTCACGATTTCTTCGCACAATCTATACAAATAAGTTTTCTTAAATGCTATTTTTAAATCATCAACAGCTTGTCTATATTGCTGACGTATTTTGTTGTCTATCATATTATTTTCCAATTTCAACTATCTGTTTTGTATTAGTATCATAAGTGCATAACTTACCATTTTCTGAATAATATGGTGACATATAACCATAACCACAATTTCCTGAATATTCATTAAATGTTATATAAACGATATGCGTAGTAGAATAATAATACAAATCATTTTCACCTTCTATTGAAATGAGTTTTGAATGATTGTCATAATTTTTAGCACCTTCACTAGTACATCCAGTCATTCCAAAACACAATGTTAATCCTAATACAACTGCTAAAATTTTCTTCTTCATACGATTTAATCTCCTATCTACCATACATTATGTATTCATCACCAAGTTCAAGATTCATTTTGTAATTTCCATTGTTATAAACCTGAACTCTCATATTATAAAACTTACTGTCCTGCTCATGAGAATTTGGATCATAAGGATAACTAAAACCTGCTCTTGTTAGATGCCTAAGAACACGTCTCTCTGTTGTGGCACGACTACATCTTTCTTCAAAAGCCAATTGTCCATTGTCAAGATTTATTAAACTGCAATATGTTGATGTACTGTCGCCACCATATTTGTTTTTATTGTCTCTGAACGAAATCACTAAATAAACACCTATTACATTGTCATTTTCTTTCTGTATTACAATTGCACCATTTGTTAATTTGATATTTCTGTCTAAGTCTACACAATCGCAAACTCCTTTAATACTAATATTCTGCATTTATTTGCACCTCCTGTTAATTTATTCTCCTAATCTTCAATATACTTTATTTCTTCCAAGATCGAACTTCCTATGACATACAGTTTCTTTGAAACTATTCTTCTCACTCTTTCAAGGAATTCTTTATGAAGTTCATCTTCTTGTTCGTATACCATCATCTTTTCATTCCCATTTCTATGACAGCAAGCATATGTTCCTTCCTCATATTCAGCTCCATAATAATAAAAATACAAACTGTATTTATGATTATGCTTACTGAACAACCAAGGATGAAGTGTTGCAACAGTTACATAGTTATTTCCGATTTTTATTTTAAAATCGTAATGCGATTTATTCTGTACGATTTTCAAAAACTTCACCTCCAAAATTCCACAAGAAATGTGCGGTTCTTGTGCTTTAAATACATCCACCGCAGCATCCGTATGTAACATTGTCATTAAATACTTCGTCAATTTCATTTGTATATTGTCTAAACTGTTCTGGGATCTCATCTACATTGATAATCCATTCACCATCTGTTACATTGGCTTCCCAATCACCTGTAAATCCACAAGTGCCACCACTTGACCAAAATTCAGGAAATTTCCCTTTATTTCCAAAACTATGCTTAGTTCCGTTAATTTCAAGAATAAGCGTTCCCATACACAAACATGGGTGCTTCCCATCATATGAAATAAATTTTACATGATTATTATCATTATTTTGATTTACTAACATACTATCTCCTTTCTAAATTCCCAATGAAACGAAGTTTTCTTAGTAAACTTCTGCTACATCATCATATTCTCTTGATAAATATTCAACTAAATCCTTATAAATATCTAATTGATGTTCGTATAAATAATTACATAATTCAATGTCACTATCGAAAAACTCTTCAATGGCTGTGGAATTAGCCCATCTATCAAAAGCACTTTCCGTTGAAACTCTAAGCATCCATCTATTTTTTGTTCCGCTATGAGGCTCTACTATCATAAAAATAACTGTATCTGTTCTTGCTTCTAAGTGACCTTCATATTCATGAATCTCGTAATCCTGACCATTGTTTATTTTGTCATTCTCAAACCATCTTCTTATATTTTCCATTATTTTACCTCTCTTCTATCCAAAATCTTCTGAATGGTTTTCTTATCTTTCTCAGATAAACTATCCCAATCTAACTTAAAACTTTTACAATTTTTATGGCGATTCCAACCATCATCACAATCATAAGAATAACGGTACGCACAATAATCACATGCCATTTATTTTCACCTTTCTTCCAAAGAAATCGAACTTTATTTGTCTTTTACTTATGATGGAAGAAATCACATCTTGCATCTTTGTGAAAGTCTTCCTCCGTTAAATCGTATTCACTCTTACAATCTTCCGATTCAGGATAGCATTTCATTTTATCGTGATCCGCATGTTTACACTTACCACACCCTAAACATTTACGACCTTTAAAATCGCTATTTAACATATTTTCACCTCACAATCCAAAGAACTTTACTTCAATATTTCTATTTTTATTTCCGTTCCCTCATAATTACCTGTTATATTCCTTTTGGCTACAGATGTTCCTTCTTGATATTCATTAATAACATTCTCTAAAGATTCCATAATGTCATAAAAATCTTTAAGCAGCCAAGGATGTGTATAAGATATATGAATTCCATCACATAAAAATTTCCAAAGAAAATCTTTTGCTTCGCTTTTACAACGCCACTCCTCTTCATATTTAAATTCCATAGAACCAACATAATCATAATATTCAAAATCTTCAACTACTACGTCCCTATTAGTACAGCCAAAATCTTCGACATTCCTTAAACTGTAATCACCGTCTGTATATAATGTATAACTAATATTTATTTGCATTTTCTCACCTCACAATCCAAAGAAAAGAATTTTCATCTCAATTCTAATCCCATCTTTTCTTTCAAACATACAGCTTTTTCTTTCGTAAGAGTTCTTGATAAAAGTTCTCCATCAACATTATAGACTGTAATAATTTTAAAATCTAAATCTGAATAAAGGAAAATATCAATCATTTCAATATTTTGTGTTGTTACAATACAAGGTTGTTCTTTTCTTGCAATTTCTACCCACTGTGGTAACTCACTATAATGCGTTTTTTCGTCAGGATAATAAACCATATCATTATCTATGTCTGCATTTAGTATCTCTTTTGCATATTTTTCAACCAAATTATTTTTCCCTAATAATAAAATCATCTGTTTCTCACCTCGCAACTCAACCCCCGTTTCAAAAAGCTATCAAAACTGTTTCTCATATATGTATAATTCCTTTTTTGATCATTGCTAAAACCAGAGCTATTTTTCTGATACTTTTGAATCCATCGTTCAAAATCCATATCTTTTTCATTTTTACAAGCATAAGCCATAAGCGCAACTAACGCTGTTTTACACTGCTGATATACAGGCTCGTCCAACCTTACACAATCTTCAACCATATCTCTATAAAACTCAATATCCTCTTCTGTAGCGTCAGGATTTGCATTTTCCTGAACAAATGAAAGGATAGTTTCTTCTGTATTGTTATTCTCTTTACTGTTTGTTTCTGTTGTATCAATATGTAAAAATTCATTCATAAGTTCCTCTAAAATATGTAATTTATCAGCAATTACGGATTTATCTTTTGTGCTTCCGTTATTATCAACTGTATCAAATAACTTTCCGTCAACTGTCTTATTCCTCAAGCCATTTACAAATTCAATAAGAAATTCACCAAACTTTTTATCATCTAATCCTGTTTTTGAAAACTTATTAAACAATGTAATCCAGATAAACGAATCTTTTGTAGTAAATAATTCTTTTGTTTTGTCATTTACTATATTCTCCAAACGGGATATACATTTATCCAATTTGTTGAATTCTTCATCTGTTGCATTATCATTTAGATACATTGTCAACTTCTTTCCATTCTTGTTCCACTTATCAAAATGAAACATTGTCATTGCAGATTCACTAATAATACGTTCAAGAACCCCATTATCCTTTTCCGTTTCCTTTACAACACAGCAATTGACAAAAAAACCTTTCCTTGCAATTTCTCTAATACGCTCTGCAAAGTTAGCTAAATACAAAAATTGCTTTTGACTTGTTGAGAAATTTTTTCTTTCGTTGTACCTCTTCATGTACATTGAAATTTTATCTTTATTACAATGTTCATGAACAACTGTGTCAACTTGATATGCGTCAAATTTCTTCTGAAGCTCTTTTGGAAATTGTTCATATGTTTTATTTCGCACATCAAACTCAGCGTCTTCCCATTTAATTTTCCCATTATCATCTTTTACCATTTTCTTATATTCGATAATTGGATTTTCCACTGATGATTTTATCTTATAATTTCCATATCTAATCATCTGAAAAGCAGCCGTTCTACTTCCACCATCAACAATTTTAATCTGTCCGCTATCTTCTTCTGCTAGAATAATAGAAGGAATGTAATCATCCGTAAGTATAGTTACTGACAAGCCGTCCACAATGGCTTTCCACGCTGGATTTCTTTGTGTGTCTGCGTCATTGCTAATATATCCTTCATTTACATCTTCTAAATATTGTTTCATTGTATACACTTGTTTTCGTGGTCTAGCCATTGTTTATCCTCCCCTGCAAACTACATTAAAATTGACGTATTTCTATATGAATGAATTGCTTCATAGCAATCTTGATATTCTTTACTACTAATATGTAATTCTTCTAATATTTCTCCTTTTATAAAACCAATGCTAAGTAAATGCAATACTTTCTTTTGCAAAGGAGACAACCTGTTTAGATAGCTTTCCATCTTATCACTATATTTTTCACTTCCTTCTGAAAACAATAGTGTTTCAATTGTTATATTGTCAGAAATCGTTTCAATAATATTCATTGAATCATCATTTACTGGTACATCAATTGAAATAGTGTTATTATGTATAATTCTCTTTTCCCTATTTCTGTCTCTAATTTCTGTTTTAAATTTTCTTTCTATGTTTCCAATTAAAAATGTTTTAAATTTGCTTTTTGCGGAATCATACTTTGTCGCACTATTTAGCAATACCTCTAACGCAATGGAATAAAAATCGTCATAGTCCTTATTTGATATTCCACCTATTTTAACCAACATTGGATAACATATTTTTTTCAATTCTTTCATATTGTTGTCACAATATGTTTTCATTTCCTCTGCAATTGTCACTTTTTATACACCTCAATCCTCTAATATCTCCAAAGCCATCTTCCAGTATTCGGTTCTACCCTTATATTCTCCCTCGTTGACCTTGCTTAATTCAAACTTTATCTTACTAATGCTATATTGATATGCGACAGCATCTTGCATAACTTTCACGCATCTAATACAATGTTTTATTCTCTTGTGTCGATCTCTAATATCATCTAACAAATATCCAATCTTAGCTGCCTTATGTGCTTGCGGCTTCTTTCCATTGTTATCCTCTTTATACTTTTCAAGAGCATGTTTTATGTCGCTCTCTGCACTATCACACATACTGAGTTGAGTATTTAATAGATTTTCATATGTATTAAGCTGTTGAAGATTCCATCCAGCTAATCCGATTATTGAATTTGACTCTTTTATAATCTTATCCAAAATAGAATCATCAAATTTTATGTTTTCCTGAACATATACATCCGCATTTCCCTTATAATTGAGGGATTTGCTTGATTTCTCACCACTATCCACATCCACAAGCTGAAATTTTTTAATCCAAGAATACTTTTTCCTACTCTTCTGAACTAAATTCCTAGCTTGTTTATATGTAAACTGCTTCGCTTGTACAGGTGATGTGGTTTTTATGTAATCACCAATTTTCATTGGATTTTCCATCACATAATACTTACCGTCTGTTAAAATAAACATTTTTGATCACTCCTTATTTAATTTTTTGTACAGAAAACAAAACTATTTTCCAAAACAAATAGTTTGATATAGTATTATTCTCTGTTTTATTTTTATACTTATGAATTTTGCGTGAAACACACTTGACTTTTTATTGAACTATATGTATTATAAAGACAAGGTGCGTCTCATTGTGTTTCGCATCGAATTTATGTATAGAGTCTAGCTTGATTTGGTACTGCCAATACCATATTATCGAAAAAGCTAGGCTCTTTTTATTATGCTTATTATACATCGAACAAGCGTTCGTGTCAAATGAAAATTTTTCTATGTCAAAAAACAACCGCCTTTAGGTAGTTCACTATGTTTTTGTCATTTTATTTTATCACAGGATAATATCATGCATGATTCCTTTCTTTATAATATTTTTTATATCTTGTTCCATATTATAGAGCTGCATATGAGGAATGTATGCATCTTCATTCATGATGATTGTTTTAGATTTTCTTACAAGCAGACACCCATCATCAGGAGTAGCAATCTTTTTTGTTGATGTATTATTGTCAAAATCTACAGTGAAAATAAGAACATTTTTAGGATTTTTCCCTTCCGCTTTTAATTTTTGCAACCTTTTAATAGCTTCGTCTATACTCGTGTAATCATAAGTTTCTGTCTTCATAAATTGTTTTCTCCTTTAAACCATTGCCAAACTGATCTTCATTGCTTCCATAACTTTTACATTATCTTCGCTAGATAATTCACCAATTTTAAACCTAATTCTGTCTTTATCAATTGTTTTAATTTGTTCTAATTCTACAACAGAATCGTATTTCAGACCATTACGTTTATCCTTATGTATTTCTACATGAGTTGGTAATTCTCTTTTAGATTTCGTTGTTATGATAGCGATAATTGTGGTAGGGCTAAACTTATTACCAATATCGTTCTGTAATACTAGCACTGGTCTTCTACCACTCTGTTCTGAGCCTTTAGAATTATACTCTGTTACATCAGCAAAATATATTTCACCACGTTTTATTTCCATTGAGTTAGCCCTCCTTTCTTTTCTACATTTCCTTTGAACATCTTTATTATACAATTTATTAGTGTATAAATCAATACATGAGTTTATAAAAATTTAAACAAAAATAAACTTATATGTTGATTATTATTTATATAAGTTGTATAATAAACATATTAGGAGGTGCTATATATGCAAACACCAAAAGAAATTCTCGCTGACATAAAGCGAGAGATGATAGTGCAGGATATTCCTCAAAAGCAAATGGCTAATGAGCTAAATATGACACAGCAAGCTCTTAGCAATGTTTTTAGTCGAGAAAACCCACAATTATCAACACTTTTAAAAATTTGCAATTATTTAAAATTGAAAATTTCTATTAAAAAAGACGATACCAAATAAGTATCGTCTTTTTAATATAAAAACGCCATCTTCTGCTTTGTTTTCTTGATGTTTTCATTCTCCAGACAGGCATATCTTTCTGTTATTCTTAGATCACTATGTCCAAACATTGTTGACACTTCCAACAATGCCTGTGTTTTATCATCTGAGTTTTTAATGTATTGGTTTGCCATCGTCTTCCTTAGACCATGTGTACCAATTTTCTGTTCAATACCCGCTTCTTTACGTGTATTTTCTACTATTTTATACCACGCCTTCTCTGTTATTTTCCCACCTTTTTGACTCACAAAAATATAACTGTTAATGTCTTCTGGTTTAACTATATTTCTCCATTTTTCCAAAACTTTTTCAAAATCACTGCTCCACGTCAAATCTATGTGCTTGTGACATTTTTTTGTCTTTTCTGGAATATATTCTGCATGAACTTTGAATTTCCAGTTGCTATCATAAATGTCTGACCATTTTAGATTGCAAAAATCTCCACCACGCAATCCGATATTGATTGCACACACATACATAGTAAGATTTCTCATTGCTGTTTTGTGTTTTGAAACTGTATGTGCCTCCGTAACCTTCTGCTTAAAAGTTTCGCACACTCGCATTATTTCTTCACGATCTTTTAAACACCACATTTTTGTCGAGTTTTTTGTTTTTACTTCTTCCTTTTCTTTTTTGGTAAAATTTCCTGGAAACGTTACCACATTATCCCCAATTTTCTCATTCACACATACAGCTAACATATAAATCACTCCAATCTAACAAATTATTTTTGCAACAAAAAGAAGCAGTGTTTCTGCTTCTAATATTTATTTCTATATTTAATTTGCTTTCAATAGAAAACAATTTTTCTTTGGGCTACACAACTAGATATTTTTCTCTCAAATTCTCTTTCATATTTTCAAAGTATTCTTCTTTGCAAGTTTCACAATCATGAATGCATTTATTACGTTCATCAGAATGACAGCAATAACCTCTATTGTTTGATTCTTTTGTGTCTACAAGTTCATCTATCAGTCAATTCATTGACAATGAATTTAAGTCAAACCAATAACAACCATATCTACTGTTTGAGTTAAATTTATTATCAATTAATACTCCTATTTTACCACCTGAAATTCTAACAATTTTCCCTTCTAAACCTATCAAACTTGAATATTCGCTCATGGGTGAAAGCTCCCTGTTTGGTGTCCCTATAATTTTTACTTTTCCTTTATATAACAAATCTTCCATATTTATCATCTATATCACCTCTTCCAATCTTCCAAGTAAATCATTCTTTACTTCGATTATTACATTTAATCTACCTTTAATCTGTAAATCATTTGGACTGTCAGTATTTTCTAATAAATCATTAAGTCTATCAATTTCTGCATCAATCTCACCAATATATTCTCTTACTTTTTCTCTCATATCCAGCTTCAAATTTAAAAAATTACCATCATAGCAACCAAATCTACCATTACAAATATTCTTATACACTTCATCTTTACCGGCTTCCCATATCTGATTACTACCTTTAAATATCAACATTGGATAAATTACTTCCTTGTTATATCCATTAATACCAAACAACCAAATTTCTTCTGGTTTATTTGCCTTATAGATTATAGACGGTTCAAGACTTAATGTGATTTTCTGTCCATTAATGTCAATTAGACACTGTAATCCAAAATGTAATTCTATTTCAGCCTTACCAACGTCTTCACTTTCACACCAATAATCGTTATATTCTGCTTTTCCATTTACTGTATTAATAATTTCTTTTGCCAAAGAATTCATTAGCTGGCAGTTATTACACAAGATAATTGTATTTTCTGTAAAGTCAATAACATTAAAGTCTTCTTCTTTTTTAAATCTATCTTCTTTAAATTCTATATATTCTAACATTTTATATCACCTCCAAAAACAAGACAAAAGTTAAATTTCTTTGCCTTCATCTTTTTGCTTTATATAAACTGGATATTCTTTCTGTAATCTCTGATTATGTTCCATAATTTCACATCTTCTTCTGTGTTCATCTAAAGAAGATTTTTCTTTTCCATTTTCTGTGTAGACAAATTTTATATTCTCCATACAATATTTCCTCCTGAGTTTTAATCGAACATTTTCAATTCAGGCATATATTTCTGTATAGAATAAAATGCCTGTGTCCAATCAATAACATTATTTTTATCTGCAAATAATATACTCCTTAATACTTGCGCAGCTCCCTGGTCGGGCATTTTATCAAACACTTCTTTAGCCAGAATCTCTTTTACTTGCAACTCTTTTGAACACGAATCCGTATTATTCATTAACTCTCTCAAATGTTCTATTAAGTTTTTATATTCTTCTGTTTCAACAACATTATTACATCTTACCATCATATTCTCCTTTCTGTATCGAAGTAAAGTTAGATTTCATTACCTATACTGTTCTTAGGTTATATTCCATGCACCATCTTTTATATTCTTCTTCTGTAATCTTATCCGTAATATAATCATTTCTAATCCGCATTGCTTCCATTGTTTCTTTTGAAAATGTATATCCACCGTAATCTGATAATGTTTTCTTTCCAAAACGAATATTGTTTTTCTGTGTCTTAGTTAGTTTTTTCACGCCAGCCTTATAATCTCTTAAACACAATTCAGTTATAATTTTTTCTATTGCATTGATATTTTTATCCATATAAATCACTCCTTTCCAAAAGAAAACTTGGTTTACTTGGCTTTTAATTTAATGCATCTAAGTTTCTCTTGTAACTATTCTCCACTCTGTTCCAAAATTCTTTCAAGAAATTTTCGGCATCAACTTTCGCTTCATCAATATTAGACGATTTCATTTTCACTTTTAATCCTGTAGCTGCATCTGTTAATTGAAAATCTTTATATCTTAAAATTGCTACATTTTCACCAATTCCATCAATGAATAGTGCAGTATTCTCTTCATAATCTTTCCATTTAAACATATCAATCAGCCTCCAATCTATGCACTCGCTTTCTTTATTATTATACACTACTTCTTTTGGCTTGAGAAGTATAGAACAAGTTCCATCACATATACAGCGTGGAAGTTATGTAATTTAATTCTCTTCGTAAATCCAATTCTGAATAAATGTCATCGCATCGTCAAAGTAAATCGGATTCAGATCCTTGTATGAACTTCCGCATCCGAATTTACTTTTAAGTCCATTCCAAAGATTTATAAAATAGCTTTTTGAATTTGCCTTGTATTCTTTAGAATGTGCTCCGCCAAGCAGACTGTTAATTCTGTCCTTTGCTGCTTTGTAAATTCTCTGCTGCTGCCTTGTAGTTAATGTCATATTATCTACTACTTGATTTAGCTTTTCTGTCTGCTCGCCTAATATATTTTCCATATTGTTAATCTGAGCATACACAACTTTCATATTACAGCCCATATCTTCAAGTATTGTTTCTACCTTATTAGATGAATTTGTAACATAATTACCAGTCTTTCTGATAGATGGGAGAACTTCTGATGTAACCCAAATTCTAAATGGTTTTGCAATCGGCTTACGGCTTCTTAATGCTAAAGTATAAAATCCGCTTTCACTAATAATGTTGGTATCTCCACCTTGTAACCCTAAGTTCAACTTAGCCTTTTCAAAATCCTCTAAACTATTCATCGCAACCGTTGGATTACTGTGTTCCAAGATTTTACACACATCGGCAGCAACAAACCAAGGTTCTCCGTTAATCACAATAGTTCTAATCTGTCCGAAATTCTCATTACTAAAAATTTCAATCTCATTTTTTGTTTCTAATACTTCTTTCATATCGTATCTTCCTTTCTTAAATAAATTTGTTGATAGCCTTCTAATGCTTTATTCTCCATTTTGCTCGCAGACTATCGAGAGTATTTCAACTCCATCACGACAGCTTTTACAGATAGCCAATCTACTATTCAGTTTTCAAGGTACGCAATTTTTGTTTGGAAAAATGTGACTTGAATAAGTCCAGAAAATACGATATAATATGTAATGACTAGGACTTAGGTTCAAGTTGTGTTAAGAGTAGGTTTCGGTTTGGTCGCTGTGAACCTACTCTTTCTATTTTCCATTATGAAAATACTTCATTTCCAGTTTAAAGTCTTCGTCAATATAACCTTGCATAAATCTTTCCAATACAACATTGATTGGGATTTTTTGCTCTTTACATTTTTCTCTAAACTGTTCAAGTATTTCTTCATCAATGGAAGTATTAAATGCCTTCTTCATATCTGATACCTCCTTTGATATTGTTATCTTAACATATAATATTGTTAAAGTCAATATATAAATTGTGTTTTCCAACAAAAATAACCGCCAGTATTTTATTACTAGCGGTTTATGTTTACGTTACGCTATATATTGTGT